GTTCAACTGGAGCAACTGGTTTTACTGGTGCTACAGGAGCAACTGGAGAGACAGGTTCAACCGGAGCAACTGGTTTTACTGGTGCTACAGGAGCAACTGGAGAGACAGGTTCAACCGGAGCAACTGGTTTTACTGGTGCTACAGGAGCAACTGGAGAGACAGGTTCAACCGGAGCAACTGGGTTTACTGGTGCTACAGGAGCAACTGGAGAGACAGGTTCAACAGGTTTTACTGGTGCTACTGGAGAGACAGGTTCAACAGGAGTAACAGGTTCAACTGGAGCAACTGGTTTTACCGGAGCAACTGGTTTTACTGGTTTTACTGGAGTTACTGGTTCTACTGGTGCAACTGGAGAGACTGGTCCTACGGGAGCAACTGGAGATACTGGTTTCACTGGTGTTACTGGTTCTACTGGTTCTACTGGTGCGACTGGTCCTACTGGAGCAACTGGAGATACTGGTTTCACGGGGGTTACTGGTTTTACTGGCCATACTGGTTTTACTGGACCTACTGGCCCAGTTAATTTTCAAGCATGGTTACTTGAAGGTAATACTGGAACTGTATCCGGTATTAATTATGTCGGAACACGTGATGATCAACCATTTTTAATCGCTACAAATGGTAATACCGGAGCGGGAACAAGATTTACGGTTATGGGTCAAATTGAACCATTAGGGACAGGTCAAAGTGTGTTTATCGGAGAAGGAGCTGGACAGGGATCTACTGGATCTACTGGAAATAATACATATATTGGTTATTACGCAGGAGCATCAGGAATAACTGGAACTGATAATGTTGCAGTTGGTTATAATGCTCTTACAACTAATACTACCGGTTCACAGATGGTTGCAATTGGTTCTGGGGCATTGGAAAACTTTAGTGGAAGTAATGAGTGTAATATTGCAGTTGGGTATCATTCTTTAAAAACAAATGTTACGGGAAGTAATAATACTGCGATTGGTTGGGGTACCTTAGAATTTACGACAGCAAGTAATAATAATACGGCCGTTGGCGCTGGAGTTTTGCAAGGAAATACTGGATTCAATAATACTGCAATTGGTAGTTTTGCATTGACTTCTAATACGATAGGTAGTTCAAATATTGCTGTAGGTAGTGACTCATTAGGTAGTAATACAATTGGTAGTTCAAACATCGCTATAGGTCGCGACTCATTAGGTAGTAATACGAGTGGTGATACAAATGTTGCTGTGGGAAATTCGGCACTTTATTATAATACAACTGGTGATGATAACGTTGCAGTTGGTGATCAAGCATTATTATTTAACACTACCGGTTCTGAATTGACTGCAGTTGGTAAATTTGCATTATCAAACCATACAACCGGTAATCAGATAGTAGCTATCGGCTATAGTGCATTAAGTGTTGCTTCTGGAGGTTCTCAAAATACAGCAGTTGGACACGAATGTTTACTATTTACAAGTGGAAATAATAATACAGGAGTCGGACGTGCAGCATTACAATCTAATATTGTTGGAAATGATAATACTGCAGTCGGCTGGAATGCACTTATTTCATCAGAAGTATCAGAACTTACAGCAGTAGGATCAAATGCATTGCAAGCAAATGATGTGGGTATTGAAAATGTAGCAGTAGGTTATAATTCATTATTTGCAAATGATTCTGGAAATAGTAATACGGCAATAGGATGGAAATCTTTATCATCTAATAAAGGATCTGATAACACTGCATTAGGAGCTGGAACATTACAATCAAAAACAACAGGAGCATTTAATGTTGCAATTGGTTCAAAAACATTATATAATTTAAAAACAGGTTCATCTAATATTGTTATTGGTTCTCAAGCAGCTTCAATTTATTCATTGAACGAGTCCAACAATATTATAGTAGGTCATAGTGGAGCGACTGGTGATTCTGGAATTATTAGAATCGGAACATCAGGGACACAAGTAAAGAATTTTCAATCTGGTATTAGAGGTATTACAACCGATATTGATGACGCATTAACGGTAGTCATTGATTCAGCTGGACAATTGGGGACCTCGTCTGGAATAATTCCACATGCAGTTTATTCTGATTCAACAACACAAAAAGTATCTGCAACTACGACATCACAAGTAATTACATTTGATACTAATGTTGTTCAAAACGATATTTCTCATACTGTTGGAACTTCTGCAATTACAATAAACGTGGCAGGAACATACCAAATCACATTTGTAGCACAATTAAATGGTGCCGCAGCAAATGTAGATTTATGGGCAAGAAAAAATGGTTCAGATATTCCTGATACTAACAGACGAACAACTTTACAAAATTCAAATCACTGGAAAGCATTAACTATATCATTTGTGGTTGTTGCAGATGTCAATGACTATTATGAATTAGTTCAAGCGTCTTCAGATATAAATGCAGGTTTAGTTCCGATAGGATCACAAACATCACCGGTACGTCCAACTACTCCTTCTATTGTATTAACTGTGAACAAAATTAGTAATTAAATTATAACTTAATAATAATATAAATAAAATAAATATTCTATTTGAATATTTATTTACATAATAAATTCAAGAAACTAAATACATACTAATTTCACTTATTTCTGAGTATACAGAATTAATATAAAATCTGTCATATATAATTTTAGCGATTATCAATTTAGTTTCTGTTGGTGTTATCACATCTGCATATAATACTTGCACGTTTTCATTATTCAATGCATCAGTATTAAATAACATTTTTGTCATATAATTCATTTTAGATACACCTAATATTGTAAAATAATAATACATTGATGCCTTATCTTCAACAGACATTGATTGGATTCGTGTAATTTCATCTAATATTGATTGATAATTTTGAACTTTAGTGGTATATTGCGCAATATTTGATAACATTATGTTGATTTCAGGATCCAATAATGTGGAATATTGGGATGCTTGTAATTGTGTAACTACAGTAGTATCTGCATTAATTTGTGTTTGCATATTGTTCATTCTTAATGTTATACCATCTACAACAGGAGTAAAATCTAATATAGTATCAAAGCTCATAATATATACATTACACTATATAAAAAAAATGCAATATTATATTATTATAAAATTAATTAATATATTTCTACAAGTAAACTATTTCGATTAGTTATTTACATTATCGAGAATACTGATTGATAAATTAATTATTCATATTATTGAGATATAGCTCATTAAACGATCGTTCGAAGTAGAATATTATATAAATATAATTATATATATATAATGTTAAATTCAACTTTAACAGTAAATTCAAGTTGGCAACAAATATTTACACTTCCTATATCAGGAGCGTACTCATTATCAATACAAGAGGAAGCAGGAAATTATAATACTGGTTGTGTAAGTATCCAAGAACATGGGAATACAACCGATGGTATTTTTGTTGAAGTTATAGATTTGAGAGGTTTTATATTTTTTGATAAATTATTGCCGACTTCTTTTTATTTCGATCAAACCAGAACTTATGAAATTAAAAAAGTTGGAGATTATATTGAAATTCGTACAACATCAGGATCAAATATATCGGTTACTTTTATAGCATATTACATATCTAGTGACTCAAGTGGACAGACTGGTTCAACTGGAACAACTGGTGCAACCGGTTCAACTGGAAGAACTGGTGCAACTGGATCAATTGGAGCAACGGGATCTACAGGCTCTCCGGGTTCTGCGAATGCATGGGCTTTAGTAGGCAATACTGGTACAACATCGGGAACAAATTTTTTGGGTACAATAGATAATCAACCTCTGTTAATTAAAACAAATAATACCAATAATATAAGGATTACAACAAAAGGGCAAATCGAGACATTAGGGTCAAATGACAATGTTTTCATAGGTGAATCTTCTGGAGCAAATTCTACAGCTCTGACAACTTCATCTGTTTGTGTAGGAACACGATCAGGAACATCATTAACAAGTGGTAGTCAACGTTGTATAGCAATCGGATATGAAGCACTAATGTCACAAGGCGCGAATGCAAATGAAAATACCGCAATTGGTTTTTCATCTCAACGTGATGCTACTAATTCAGAAGCATTTTACGCTACATCGGTAGGTGCATGGAGTTTATATAGCAATTCAGGTAGATATAATAGTGCTTTTGGTAATTCAAGTATGTACGCTTCTACTGGCGAAAACAATTGTGCATTTGGATATAGCACATTAGGGGGAAACAATACAACTGGATCAAATAGTTGTTGTGCATTTGGTTCTTTAGCATTATCTGATAATACGGCTAATAACATCTGTGGATATGGTTTTGGATCATTGCAGGTGAATACTGGTGACGGTAATAATGGATTCGGGTACAAAACTCTTAATTCTAATGTAGGCGGTGTATCAAATACTGCAATAGGATATCAAGCATTATTTACAAATATATCTGGTAGCTATAATACTGGAGTAGGTTATAACACTCTTTTATATTCAACAGGTTCATATAATACAACGGTTGGTTTCCAAGCAATGCTTAATAATACAACTGGTTACAACAATATTGGTGTTGGTTATAATGCTCTTGCAAATAATCAAACTGGTATTAATAATACAGCACTAGGTTCATATGCATTATCATCTACAACAGCAAATTATAATACTGGCGTAGGTGGAAATGCATTAGAATATAATACAACTGGAACTGAAAATACTGCAATTGGTCAGGGCGCATCACGTTTTGGGGTCACAGGACTTTATAATACATCTGTTGGTTGTAATTCATTACACTATAATACGTCATACAGTAACGTAGCGGTTGGACGACAAGCATTATTTAATAACACATCAGCATATGAAAATACCGCTATAGGTACACATGCAATGCTTACCAATACTACCGGGTTGCAGAATACTGCAGTTGGGTCACAAGCATTAAATTCTCAAACCACTGCAAATTTTAATACAGCCGTTGGTAAAAATGCAGGATATTCTTTAACTACAGGCAGTAGTAATACAGCCATCGGAACAAATGCTGCAGCAGCTGGTTCAACTGGAAGTAATATTACTGCAATTGGATATAACGCCTTGGCAAATAATAATTCGGATGCAAATACAGCAGTCGGATCTGGTGCATTAGCATCAAATACTACTGGAATAAGTGTTACTGCAATGGGATACTTAGCTCTTAATGCAAATACAACGGGACCTTATAATACTGCATTTGGATATAATGCCTTACCGTTAAATACCACTGCTAATAGTAATACCGCTTTTGGATACAATACATTAGCGGCGTTAACAAGTGGTAATCTTAATATTGCAATTGGTAGCAATTCATTATCTTCGATGACTGGAGGATTTGTTAATTGTGCTATTGGTGGTATGGGAGGGGCTACCGGTGGCAATGCTAATGTTGCAGTTGGTAACGCATCACTCAATAGTAATTCTGGTAGTGCTAATGTAGCAGTAGGATATCAAACACTATTAGGTAATACAACTGGTAGTAATAATGTTGTCTTAGGATTTCAAGCAAATATTTCAAATACGACTGGTTCTAATAATGTTATAATTGGTACGAATACATTAGGTAATTATAACAATGCGACTAATGTGGTCGCGATAGGTACAAATGCGATGAACGCTTGTAGTGGTGCGAATACAGTTGCAGTAGGTTATGATTCTGTAAAAAGTTCAGGTGCAACTGGCACTGTTGGTATCGGGTATCAAGCTTTAACTGCATCTTCATCTGGAACACAAAATACAGCAGTCGGATTTAGTTCTCTCAAAACTATTACAACAGGATCATCATGTACGGCAGTAGGTTATAATACGTTAGCACTAAATACAGGTAGTAATAATACAGCGGTGGGCTCAACTACATTAGATTCAAATACAACTGGCGCACAAAACACTGCTATGGGTGCAAATGCTTTGAGTGCGAATGTTACAGCAGGAGATTGTTGTGCAGTTGGTTATAATGCATTGGCATTAAATACCAATAGTGCAAATACAGCTTGCGGATCATCAGCACTCGCAGGCAATACATCAGGAACTTCAAACACGGCGGTCGGTTACCTTGCATTGGCTACAAATACAATTGGATCTTATAATACTGGAGTTGGTAGTGGTTGTTTATCGGGAACTACTGGTAATTATAATACTGGTCTCGGACAGGCTGCCGGTTATTCTTTAACAACTGGGTCAAGTAATGTAACTGTAGGTTTTCAAAGTATGTTCATATCTACAACTGCAACAAATTGTGTCGCTGTCGGTAACCAATCATTATATAATTGTACTGGTAACAATAATGTTGCTATAGGCTCTGTGGCACTGCAATTTAATACTTCTGGTACACAAAATGTAGCTATCGGATATGCATCGTTATATCAAAATACAACATCAAGTAACAATACATCTGTAGGTTATTCGTCATTATCTGGAAATACTGGATATCACAATACCGCTATTGGTGCATTTGCATTACAAAATAATACAAGTGCTTTTGAAAATGTAGCGGTAGGTTATTACGCAATGGTTAACAATACTACAGGACTCCAAAACATCGCAGTTGGTGGAAATGCTTTAAATAATCAAACTACTGCAAATTTTAATACGGCAGTGGGAAAAAATGCAGGATATGCTTTGACAACTGGTGGTTCAAATACCATGTTGGGATGGGATTGTATGTCATCTAATATTAATGGTAGTGGTAATGTGGCTATTGGTGTAGGAGCATTACATAATAGTACAACTGATAATAATACTGCGGTTGGAACAAATGCAAGTTATCAAGTTACTTCTGGAACTCACAATGTGGTAATGGGTGTCGAAGCTATGAGAACCAATTTAACTGGTGCAAGTAATGTGATGATAGGTTATCAGTCTGGATATTATGCAACAGGAAGTAATAATACATTTTTGGGTTTCCAAGCAGGTATGAATGCTAATGCTGGAGCAGGTAATATTTGTATAGGATATCAAGCAGGTGGCTCGGCAACGGGTTTTAGTAATATTTATATTGCAAATCCAGGAGTAGCTGCAGAAACTGGCATAATTAGGATTGGTACTTCTGCAAATCAAGCAAAGAATTTTCAAGCTGGTATTAGAGGTGTGGCATCAGATGCGGCCGATGCTATCCCTGTTTATATTTCTTCGACTGGTCAACTAACAACAACTCCAAATAACAAAGCGGCAGGTGCCATTTATGGAGGCGGGGCGACCACCACAGCCATTTCTGCAACCACATGGACCCATCTTACAGGATTTACTTCTTCAGGAGTATTATCAAATTTTAATAACAACGGAAATAATTATTTGACTTACGCAGGTGCTGTAACAAATAATTTTCTATTTATAGGTTGTTGTACTATTAGCTCATCAGTAGCCACTAATTTATATATTGCAGTAGCAGGCACGGTCGGACCTCAAACTTTTGCCGGTAGCCAAGGTCCTATAGCAGTGGCTATAGGTCAAAATGCTAATTTCACGGTAAATAATGTGTTTTCACTTGCCAACGGAAATGTTATAGGTATGTGGGTTTATTCGTCAAACGCTGCAACTATTAGTTTGCAATATGGAACTGTATCTGCCATATCAATGTAAAATGAGTTAAAATCAAATTCATATCATCCCAGTGAGAAGTTATAAATATAAAAAAGTTATCAATCAATATAGAATCTAATATTGAAAATTTAAGAACAATAATTGAGCAAATATATTTCTTTTAATAAAATTGCACTAATGGTACCCTTGTGTCAATTAAAATTTGATTATATATTAATTTCGCAACTTTAAGTTTAATTTCTGGGGCGGTAACCACATCACTATACAATGTCAATACATTCTCATTACTTAACATATTTGTATTAAATAACATTTTTAACATATAGTCGTATTTACTTACCCCTAAGACAGAGTAATAATAAAATATTAAGTTTTTTTCTTCCTCAGACAAAGCTTGAATTCTAGTGATTTCATCCAAAATAACTTGATAATTAACAATTGCGGTGTTGCTCAATGTAATTTCATCTTGTAACCGGGCAATTTCAGAAGCTGTTAATATTGCATAAGGTGATAGTTCAAGTTGTGCTACGATGTCTGTATTAGTAGTAACAATATTATTTAAGTTTGATATTTTTGCTGTTAAATTAGTTACTATAGTTCCATAATCTAAATCATTATCAAAACTCATTTTATTATACCTTAGATAATAATTTTATTAAAATTATTATAGTAGTTTATTATAAAATATTTAATACTATTATAATATATGTTACTTACCACTAAATCTATTCATAAATTAAAACAAAACTATAACATATCATATAATAAATATCCGAATTGTCCGATCATTATACTCGCATCTGGATATTCCGGTCAGTCAGAACCAAAATCGACAAACCAAAAATATGATAAACATTATTTTTTAAATACAAATAATAGTTCATTATATCAGTTGGTCAACGACAAATGGGAATATATTCAAATAGATAACAATTACTATTTTTTAGATAAAAATGACAAAATTTGGCTTGTTACTAAACCTAAAAACTATGCGAAAGAAATAACACAAGTAGAAGGAATGACAATGGTTAATTCTGATACAGATATAATTTATAAATTATGTAATTCAAAATGGATATGTAAAAATGAAATTTTAAAACATATAGATTGTGAAGTTACTGAATTTAAATATTTATTTAATAAATCTACAGATATATGCAATCCATTCTATTGTAAATGTTATGATTGTAAATATAAATGTAATTATCATAACTATCATGGCTACCTTAGTTTTAATTATAAAAATCTAACTGAAGTTACCCAAATATCTATAAATCGTAAAGATTTAAATAATAATAGTATTTCATTATTTATTAAAAATATTAGTTGCAATAATACTTATATTAAAATTTCTAGTCAATGTGAATCAGAATATGTTACTTATCATATTGATAATGTTATTAAAGATGATGATTGTTATTATCTTTTGGTCACATATACTGAACATACTTTATGTAAAAATTTTAAACAATGTCAAGAATTAAATGTAAATTTTACAAATGTCAATTGTCAAGAACAAGGAATCACTGGACCAACAGGACCAAAAGGTTGTAAAGGGCAAAAGGGACGCAAAGGAAAAACTGGTTCTACTGGCCAAATTGGGCCAACAGGTCCTGCCGGATCAGGGACAGGTGGCGGTGAGACAGGACCTACTGGTCAAATTGGTCCAACCGGTCCAGCTGGTTCTGGAACTGGTGATGGAGACACTGGTCCTACCGGAGCGAATGGATTGATAGGGGAAACTGGTCCAGCAGGTTCTACTGGATCAGTCGGTATCGCTGGTTCTACTGGTGCAACAGGCTTTACTGGTATAACCGGACAAACTGGACAAACCGGTAGAACAGGACCTACAGGAGCAACTGGTATTTTAGGACCTACTGGTCAAATTGGTGCTACTGGTTTTACAGGAGCAACTGGTCCTATTGGTCCAAATGGTTTGCTTGGAGCAACTGGTGTTGCAGGTTCTACGGGCCAAATTGGTAATACAGGTGCTACTGGACCTGCCGGAACTGCAAGTGGAACCGGTGCGACTGGACAAACAGGTTCGGTCGGAGCAACTGGAACTACTGGGTTTACAGGCGTAACTGGACAAACTGGTTTTACAGGAGCAACTGGAATTGCAGGTTTTACTGGAGCAACTGGTTTTACAGGCGTAACTGGACAAACTGGTTTTACAGGAGCAACTGGAATTGCAGGTTTTACTGGAGCAACTGGTCCTGCCGGGACTGCAAGTGGAACTGGTGCAACTGGACAAACAGGTTCGATCGGAGCAACTGGAGCTACTGGGTTTACAGGAGTAACTGGACAAACAGGTTTTACAGGAGCAACCGGAATTGCAGGTTTTACCGGTTCAACTGGAACTACAGGCGCAACTGGATCTACTGGTGCAGCTGGATTTACTGGTGCAACTGGATCTACTGGAGCAACTGGAAGTATAGGTTCTACTGGTGCAACTGGATCTACTGGAGCAACTGGAAGTATAGGTTCTACTGGTGCAACTGGAAGTATAGGTTCTACTGGTGCAACTGGAAGTATTGGATCTACTGGTGCAACTGGAAGTATAGGTGCAACTGGAAGTGTAGGTTCTACTGGTGCAACTGGAAGTATAGGTTCTACTGGTGCAACTGGAAGTATAGGTTCTACTGGTGCAACTGGAAGTATTGGATCTACTGGCGAAACTGGAAGTATAGGTTCTACTGGTGCAACTGGAAGTATTGGATCTACTGGTGAAACTGGATTTACTGGTGCAACTGGAAGCGCGGGTTCTACTGGAGCAACTGGAAGTATAGGTTCTACTGGCGCAACTGGATTGCCAGGGTCTTTGAATGCGTGGGCTTTAATTGGTAATACTGGGACAACAAGTGGTACGAATTTCATTGGAACACGAGATGCACAACCATTATTAATTGCAACAAATAATAATACTGCGGCTGGAACACGTTTTACATTAAAAGGGCAAATTGAAACATTAGGAACCGGTAGAAGCGTTTTTGTAGGTGAAGGTGCTGGTGCCGGAACTACTGGATCATTATCCAATAATACTTATATTGGATATTATGCAGGAGCTATAGGAACAACTGGATCAAATAATGTAGCAGTAGGAACAGGATCATTACAAGCAAATACAGCTGCAAATAATACAGCTGTAGGTAGTGCATCAATGATTCTCAACACAACAGGTATACAAAATACAGCACTCGGATATAATACTCTTGCGTCAAATTTAACAGGTGGTAATAATACTGCATTGGGATATAATGCACTTGCATTAGCGACTGGTTCAAATAATACAGCAGTTGGAGCCACAACATTAGATTCAAATACTACAGGAACGCAAAATACAGCCATGGGTTCAAATGCATTAACTGCAAATATTACTGGTGTTGCTAATACCGCTATTGGTTATAATACACTTACAACAGGAACAACTGGTAGTTATAATTCAGCAGTTGGTGATAATGCATTAGCAACAACAACTGGTAGCAATAATACTGCTATGGGACAGGCTGCTGGATACCAGTTAACAAATGGTACAAATAATGTAATCTTAGGTTTTCAAAGTATGTTTGCATCAACAACCTCAACTAATTGTGTTGCAGTGGGTGCCCAATCATTATATAATTCTACTGGTAATAATAATGTTGCAGTTGGTTCAAATACGTTGCAAAATAATACAACTGGTACACAAAACGTAGCGTTGGGACATGGAACATTATTTTTAAATACTTCCGGTAATAATATAACTGCTGTTGGGTATAATGCATTGGCAAATAATACAGCGAGTGATAATGTAGCAGTCGGTGCAAGTGCATTATCAGCAAATACATCGGGAACTGCTAATGTGGCACTTGGTTATTTAGCATTAAGTTCCATTACTACTGGATCAGGCTGTACAGCACTTGGTAATGCTACCCTTGTACCGACAACCGGATCTAATAATACTGCAATTGGTAATAATGCAGGGAGATTTATGACAACTGGTACTTCAAATGTTGCAGTTGGAGTAAGTGCATTATACAATTGCACTACAAGTTCAAACAGTACAGCTATAGGTACTGGGGCTCTCGCGTCTATTACGACTACAACAGGGAGCACAGCAGTTGGTCATAATGCTTTGAATGCATTAACAAGCGGAACACAATCAGTTGCACTTGGAGTAAATGCAGGCTTATCTATTACCACAGGAAATAATAATACGATATTAGGTCATCAAGCAATGCAACTTGGAACAACATGTACTGGTAGTGTTGCAATTGGAACATTTGCGTTGTATGCGTGTACTGCAAATTTTAATACAGCAGTTGGCGCAAGTGCGGCAGGTTCAGTAACAACTGGAATTTCAAACGTAGCAGTTGGATCGTCGGCAATGCAATCCACTACTACTGGATATAATAACGTAGCAATCGGTACAAGTGCTTTATATGGTAATACAGGTGGATATAATAACACTGCAATTGGTACAAGTGCTTTATTTAATAACACAACTGCTTATGAAAATACTGCAATAGGTAATTCTGCAATGATTACTAACACTACAGGTCTACAATGTACTGCAGTTGGTGGAAATGCTTTAAATAATCAAACTACTGCAAATTTTAATACTGCTGTTGGGAAAAATGCAGGATATGCTTTGACAACTGGTGGTGCAAATACCATATTGGGATGGGATTGTATGTCATCTAATATTAATGGTGCTGCTAATGTGGCTATTGGTGTAGGAGCATTACATAATAGTACAACTGATAATAATACTGTAGTTGGAACAAATGCAAGTTATCAAGTTACTACGGGATCTTCAAATGTGGTAATGGGTACTGAAGCTATGAGAACTAATTTAACTGGTGCAAGTAATGTGATGATAGGTTATCAGTCTGGATATTATGCAACAGGAAGTAATAATACATTTTTGGGTTTCCAAGCAGGTATGAATGCTAATTCTGGAGCAGGTAATATTTGTATAGGATATCAATCAGGTGGCTCGGCAACGGGTTTTAGTAATGTTTATATTGCAAATCCAGGAGTAGCGGCAGAAACTGGCATAATTAGAATTGGTACTGCCGGAACTCAAGCAAAGAATTTTCAAGCTGGTATTAGAGATGTGGCGTCAGATGTGGCAGATGCAATACCAGTGTATATATCAAGTACTGGACAATTGACAACAACAGGAACTGGGACAGCTGGAGCAACGGGAGCTACTGGGACAGCTGGAGCAACTGGACCTACTGGTGGTGTTGGCATTACTGGAGGAACACTTTTTTCTGGTAGTACCACGATAACATCACCAGTTGGAACTAAATTATTAACCTATACATTTTGTGGAGGTGGTGGCGGTGGTGGTAATTCAGTAAATGTTGCAGGCGGTGGAGGTGGTTCATCCGGAGAAATAATAACAGGATCTTTCGCAATAAATACTGGAGTAATTAGTTTATTTATTAGTTTAGGTGCAGGAGGATCAGCTGGATCTAATGGTGGAGCATCAGTTCTAAGGGTAAGTAAAAGTGGAACAACTGCTATGACAGTCACCGCGAAAGGTGGTATTGCTGGTGTTGCAGGAGGAAGTTCAAATGGCGGTGCAGGTGGATCACTAGCAAATGCTATTTCCGCTGGGGGAGGTGGTGGCGGAGGTGCTACAACCGCTGGTGCAGCAGGTGCAAATGGCAGTAATGCATTATTTTATACAATATTTGGTAACGCATCCAATGGTAGTTCTGGGTCTGGTTCAGCACCTCCCGGAGGAATTGGGGGTGGAACACTTGGTGGATCTGGTGGTAATGGTTTAAGTAATGTAGGTGGAGGCGGAGGAGGTGGAAGTTGTGGTTTATTTTCAGGAGGTAATGGAGGTAGTGGTACAAGTCTCACAGTAGGTGGTAATGGTACTGCCGGTGGAGGAGGAAGTGGTGGTGGTGGAGGAGGAGGAAGTGCTTCTACCACTGGTGGCAGCGGAGGTGCTGGCGGATCAGGATATATCGAATATGTATTCTATTAATTCCAATCTTTTTTTAATAACACTCTAAATAAGTAATTTATATATTATCATAATATATAAATGAAAAAAGTTGTTTATACTTGTCTATTTTCAAATGGTTCTACAAAACCAGATACTCCATTTGTTAAAGATAAATTACCAGAATTCGACTACATAATTTTTACAAATATACCAGATAATTGCAAAAATTCTGGATGGTCTCCAATTCAAAGGGAATTACTAAATAACCACCCAATTTATACCGCAAAGTACTACAAATGGACGGCGCATAATTATTTATTAGACTATGATGTCGCACTATACGTTGATGCATACATGTCACCTAATCCAAAAATATTGTGGGGAAATTATATATCAAGATTAAACATAAATTCTATTACTGAAAGTTTGATATTAATGAAACATTCACAAAGAGATTGTATTTATGAGGAATGTAATGCAATTGTCCACTGTAGAAAAGACACCAGAATCAATATGGATAAGGTTATAAATTTTCTAAAAACAAATAATATGCCTCATCATTATGGGTTGTCAGAAGGTGGTCTAATATTAAGACATCTGAAAAATAATGATCTAAATAATTTTTTAGAAGAATTTTTCAATTTAATGTTACAGTTCTCATATAGAGATCAAGCATTACTTTCATATATGTTCTGGAAAAACAATATCAAAATACCATCAGAATTCACACACGACTTTTATTGTAAAACCGGAACTATGGGTCATCATAATTATACTTAAAAATATAACATACATAAATACTTAATGAATTACGATCCAAATTTTCCAATATGTATATGCGACACTTTTAAAAACCCTCACTCGACGTATGTTACTATATCTGATGATTACAATATGATCAACTATAATTATATACAACACAGAACAGATATCTATTTAATAAAAGCAATAAAAATTCATAAAAAATATGATTTAAATAATTTTAAAATCTTTGAGATTTTAATTTATAGTAATTCAGTATGGAGTATCCCATTTGAATTTTTATTAAAATTATCAACAATTACAACTACTACTACACATAACATTATAAATATTCCCAAACAAATATATTCAAATTTAACTACATTTAGCGGATTTCCGTTATATTTATTACCATCTGGAGGCAGGGTTAATATTTCAAGTATTTCAAATAAATATCGATGCCAATATTCATTAATAGAAACAAATACACTAATTAATTCAAATATTAAAAGAGAATATATTAATAAAAATAATGGTGTAATAATTAAGGAACCATTGAATCAATATGAAAGTATTACATTTACCGATAGTAAAGATATTCATATGTATTGTCATGATAGATTTGATAATTCTGCCGGTATATTTATAACCATTAATAAAGCACTAAAATATATACAATTTACAGTTAATAAAGTGAAAATATTTGAATATAATAGTGATTTAATTAATGAAGTCGGACAAGTTATTAAAAAATGTATATGGACACGTAAAAAGGAAAAAGCTTTACATAGGTCTCTAATTAAATATTTACCTACCGATGTTATAAATGAAATAAGTAAACATGCAAGTAAATACAGAGAATATACATACTGGATTCCATTTGTTCCATATAATAAATGGAATGGTGAAAGTATTGATGGTATAAATTTATGTCATTTTGGTAGTAGAATGGTAATTGATTTTGATAGTAAATATACGGGTAGTATATGTTTTAAAAATCATTCCAATTTAAATATATGTGACGATAGAATTGTTTATTAAAAAATTTATTAATTTAAAATTTTTAATTTAAAATGATGTTACTTTTGGTAAATTTAAATAATTATATTTATAGTCAAGTTTAATAATTGTATCTTTTAAATTTGGATGTAATTTATTAACAATCAAATATGCCTTAATATATGCATCTTGTTTTTTCTTTAAAATACTTTCAATTGTAGTAAATGAATTTTGCATCACTTTAATATTTTCAGGAGTTGCCAAATTATCCCATTGTACATCTGATAATGTCCTAAAATCATTATGACCTGAACATGATTCAATCAAATTTATCACTTTTTGAATTTCCTGTTTAATATTGGTTGATATATTTGTCATTTCATTTACATCTTGTCCTAAATATAAAATTCTAAAAATTTCTTGTGGAATTGTTTCCATTAACAATAACAAATCCCTAAAAATAAATGAATAACTCAAATTTAAATCATCTTTTTTATCAAGTGCTATATTTATTAATTCAATATCCCCTAAAATTTGGGAAATTCTGTTTATATCTGTAGAAAAAACTGGATATAATTTTTTGATAATATGCACTTGCGTAGGATCCAAACAGTCATAATCAATTCTTCCATTTTGTAAACATTTTGATAAATGACTGATTGCTCTCGCCCAAATACGTTTTCCTAATTTTGTATTCTTTTCATGAGCAGGACTTGAATAAAACATAATGTCATATTTAATAGCATTATCAATACTAACATCAAATTGAAAACCTAAATTTTGATTATTCGCATATTTAAATATGAAAAAATTTGTTAATTCTGTCCATCTTGGTCCTACTTTAGCCCATAAATCCATTTTGGTTGCTGTATTATGCGTTAACGCTTCTTCTAAATTAATAATATATGGGCTTGAATTATTAAATGACGGTTTTACTTTAAACCCATTTAACAAATCACTAATTAACCATCTAAGTAATCTATGTTTCCTTATAATAGCATAAATTTCAAAGTAACTGTTACCTGTCATACTTCCATATGGTAACAAACTAATTAATTTATTTTTTGTTTCATCATTTATTGCTCCCATAATTTGTAAATTATTTATTTCATTGACACAAATATCCCTATTATATCCCCTAATTTCTTTTTCAAAAAATGCAATCATATCTGGCGCAACATAATTTCTTTGCAATTGTCCTAAACTTTCTACAAATTTATTAAATCTTGTATCAAATCCACATTTACAATCTGCAAGTCTAACATGTGGATTTTTGTTAATATCCACCGCGACATTATATAATGCAGTTTTTATTAATTTTGCAGCATCCGATTTATTATTAGTATTTACGGTGTAAACCTCCATCATGTCAATATCGCCAGGATATTTGTGCGCTTTCCATTTGTAACTACCAACGATATGGGTGTTACTTTCTTTTTTATTCATATCACTAATTGAAATTAAATTAAGTGTATCCAGTAAATCTTGGCTTAAATCACTTGCCTGTATCGGAATTAAAATTTTTGGATCAATTTGTAATCCCATTGACTTGTTCACTATATCCATTGTACCAAATTTTAAAACACTTTCAATATTATCTTGATTTTCTGATAATTGTTCATTTTTAAGTGCAAATTCTTTAATAATTTGGGTCATTTTAATATTTTCATCCTTTAGTTTCCTATATTTATCAATAAGTATTTGGGTTGCTCTTTCAATTTCTCTATCCATAAATAATATATATACAAGTTAGAAAATATATTATTATATATAAATAACATTAATTATACTATCAAAAAAATTGAAATTTGAAGTCCTTATTAGGCCCTTTATAGTTAATTTTAGGAATTGGCCTCAATAATCTAACATGAACATTGAACAATCGCGACTCGAACAACTCTATAATATTTTACCTAACACAAAAACCCTAAATGAATTACGATCCCTAGATAAACGGTTCACACAAGAAAATCCAAAGCAATGTGTAAAATGTACAAGGAGAGATGCATTCCAGAACAAAGCAACATGTTGCACTGGATGTTCTGCTAGTGAACCGGGAAAATTCATGAACCACACATGGGCATGTGACCATTTCTATGACTTGACTAAATTAGGAAATCCAGTGTAATAAAATACTGTGTAATAAAATTTTGTTTATAAATATATGTATATGTTTCATGTTAATAATTATAAATTATTAATATTAATAATATATATTATCAAATGAATAATGATTGCTTTTATTATATTCTGACATTCTTAAATATTGGTGATATCTTAGGTTGTTCATTAATCAATAAACAATATTTTTCTATATCAAGATATGAATTGTTATGGGAAAGATTATTTGAAATCAGATTTTATAATGTAAAATGCAATAATGATTATTATAAGAATTATAAAATATATTATAAGTTAAGTGATTTTTTATTAGAAAAAACAAAGCATGGTGTAAATATAAGTAGTGGTAAGAGATATATTAAATTTACAAAAAATATTGATTATTTGCCAACAGAAATAGGTGTATTAATTAATCTTAGATCATTAAAATTACAATGGAATAAATTAAAAATTGTACCTACTGAAATTGGAAAATTAATAAATTTAAAATCAATAGAATTAACTCTAAATAAATTAGAAAATATACCAACCGAAATTGGCCAATTAGTAAAATTAAATCATTTGAATATTGCTAATAATTCAATTACGAAATTCCCAACAGAATTAGGTAATTTAATTAATTTAAAATCTATATGTTTATGTCATAATGAAGTAGAATTTATACCTTATGAAATTGGAAATTTGATTAATTTAAAATCATGGTGTATGGGTGATAATTTAATAAAATTCATTCCAATTTCTGTGTTTAACTCAAACAAATTAACATTTATTAATTTTAGCAATAATAAATTACAATATATACCAACAGAAATTGGCAAATTAATCAATTTAAAACAATTACATTTAGGAGGAAATAATATAAAATTAATACCAACAGAAATAGGAATGTTAACAAAATTAATATCATTAAGTTTTGAAAATAATGATATTGAAATTATGCCAGATACGATTTGTAAATTAAAGCGATTGCAATATTTTGTCATTGATAATAATAAATTACATAATATACCTGACAAGATTTATAGATTAAAAAACCTTAAAAAGTTTACATTAAGCAATAATAATTTAATAACATTACCAGAAAATATTGTAAGATTAACTAAGTTAGAAATATTTACAATAGATAAAAATCAATTAGTTAGACTTCCTATGGAATTTGAAAAATTGGTTAATTTAAAAACATTTTATGTAAATTGTAATAAATTTGATTTTATACCACACGAGATTTTAAATATTGAATACTTACAAGTAGATAGCAATCAATATAATTTATTTCCGGAAGATACAGAATGTGTTGTTAATGATGGTGATAATATATTTTATGAGAAACCTTGATATTTTTATATAGGAATAAAAATTGAAATATAAACACGTTACTTTACCCAGATCATAATAATATTAAGTATCTTGCCAAAATGCAGAAATATGGCCATAAATATTTATCTGATGAAGAAAAAAATGATTTTGTGGAATTATTCAAGGATAACGTTAAAAATAATCCACTGGTAACATTAACTTTCAAATATCCAATTGTCGCAATAATATTTCCATTAATTATCATTGCACTTTTATATTTTACAATCATTAATTGCACTAATATATTTATAACATTAATATTTAGTGCTTTGGGAATATTATCAATACAGTTAACATTTATCATGTCACATATGTGGGCACATGCTTTGATGTTAGAATATGATTTATGGAATGTGGATGGAATACCAAAATTATTTGGACAAATACCATCTGTTATATTTTATGCATTTTATCATCATCACCATAAACCTGGGGATTTTTGGATGAGAGCACCATTAGGTCATAGTGTTAAGATGGATTCATTCGCAACAGCATTTACACATTGGGAATCTTTTTCATTGTTTACACAAAATTATCCTTTTAATCATATATTTTTGAAGTTATATTTGATATATAATTTGATGTATAATCCAATTAGCATACCATTTATTTTAGGGTATGAAATAGGTGTTTTCCTTTTGCCAATATCACACGATTGGGTTCATGAAAGAAAATCGGGAGCATTTGGAACCAATTATTTTTTAAAACCTTTAGAAATGATTGGAATATTTGCTACAAAGGAAGAACACAAAAGGCATCATGAAGTTAACCATAGAACAGTTTACCAGGGATTTACTTCAAGTGGGTTGTATAGTAAAAGATTTGATGGTATTGTAGATAATGTGTGGAATTATGTGCATGATAAATATGGAAAGTTTGAATATGGTATGTGTGAGGTTTTCTACTGGCTATTTATGATAGTGTTTACATTTGTTTTGTTGGTGCCACTTGCGACCGGTTGCTTTATTTATTAATAAAAATTGATATTTGAAATATATGATATTATATTAATTATAATTATAATATAATGAATACAGACTGTTTGTATCATGTTTTTACATTTTTACCAATTGATGATATTTTGAATTGTTCATTAGTTAGTTGGTATTATTATCAGATATCCAGATATGAGGTCCTTTGGGAAGAAATATTTAAAATAAGATTTTATAATGTAAAATGTTTTGATAATTATTATGAGAATTATAAAATTTATTATGTATTGAGTGATTTTTTGTTGAATCATACAAAATATGGAGTAAATAGAAGCGTAAATAAGAAATATATTAAATTTACAAAAGTTTTAGATTTTTTACCGACTGAAATTGGGGTTTTGAATAAGTTAAAATCATTTGATGTATCATATACAAATATATGTAATATACCAACTGAAATTGGACAATTAAGTAATTTGATGAATATACGTTTATTATCAAACAATTTAAAATATATTCCAACAGAAATTGGACAATTAAATAATTTAAAGTCTATTTATTCAGGGAATAATTCTTTAGAATATATACCTACAGAATTTGGACAATTAAGTAAATTACTATTTATGCATTTTAACCAAAATTCAATTAAATTTATACCTACAGAATTTGGAAATTTGACAAAGTTAAATGAAATATGTTTTTGTTATAACAAGATAGAAATACTTCCGGACGAAATATGTAATATGACTAAATTGACATGTTTATGTATTAACAACAATTCGATTAAATTTATACCTGTTCCTATAAGTAATATGAAAAATTTAACGACTATTGCTTTATCGAATAATAAATTGGAATGTATACCAACCGAAATTGGCAATTTGGTTAATTTGAAATATTTGTATTTGCATAATAATTTTATAAAGGTAATACCTAAAGAGATTGGCATGTTGAAGAAATTGGTTGAAATAAATTTTAGTGGTAATTTAATTGAGGTTATACCAAAGGCGGTTTATAAATTGAGAAGATTACAATGTTTTGATATGGGTTATAATCTATTGGTAGAATTACCAGATAAACTTTATAGAATGAAGAGTTTAAAGAGATTTGCATTGAATAATAATAAATTGGTTGTGTTACCTACGAGCATTACAAGGATGGTAAAGTTAGAATGGTTATGGTTAAAAAATAATCAGTTGATTGGATTACCTGATGGCATGAATCAATTGATAAATTTGAGGTCACTTTTTATCGGCGATAATAATTTTGAGGTGATATCTGAAGAGGTGAAGAATATGGGATTGAATTTTTTGGTTGTGGATGAAGTTCAACGCGCATTGTTGCCGGAGGGTTTTAATTGTAGAGTTGAAGTGGGAGGATGGATGTGAGAGTGTTTGTTTATTAAAAATTGAAATTTGGACTGTATACAGATAGTGGATAATTATTAAGAGTATTATAGATGAACAATGATTGTTTGTTAAGTGTATTTGAATTTTTATGGGAAGATGATATTAAAACGTGCTCATTAGTTAGTAAACAATTTTATGAAGTGTCCAGATATGAAGTATTATGGAAGGCATTATGTGAATACACATACTATAATATTGATTGCAATGATAATTTTTATAAAAATTATAAAAGTTATACTGCTTTAAATGCATTTTGTTGTCCAACATTCAATAAATTTGTAACTGATATTTATTGGGATCAAATGATTGATTTGGGATTTGATGATGGGTTTCCTGAAGAAGATAAAGCCTCATACGAAGGATTTAAAACTATACCATCGGAATTAGGATTATTAATTAATTTGAAAGTATTAATATTAGATGACAATAGTTTATCGGTGATCCCAACTGAAATTGGAAATTTATTTAGACTAGAAGAATTACGGTTTGAACGTAATATAGTGCAGCTAATTCCAACAGAAATAGGACGATTAAATAATTTGGAAATATTATGTGTTTCTAATAATAAATTAAAATTATTGCCAAAAGAATTAGAAAACTTAAATAATTTGCGTGAATTGCATGCAAATTATAATCAAATAGAATTATTTCCAACTGAATTTTGTAAATTAAACTGTTTAGCTTATTTAAATTTAAAATGTAACCATATACAATTTATTCCAAAAGAAATAGGTGACTTAACAAATTTACAAGGATTAAATTTTACACATAATATCTTAAAATCAGTACCGACGGAATTGGGAAAATTAATTAATTTGGAATACCTAAAATTAGCAGATAATTACCTCGAATCAATTCCGGAAGAAATATATAATTTGAAAAATTTATCTAAATTAGATTTAAAATATAATAATTTATTGATAAATTAAATTATTAAGAATATCAATTAAATATATTTATTTATATAAAAAATTGATATTTAAACAATATATAGACATATGATTATATTATAATTATTAAATGGCAACCAAAGAAAACACATGGTTTGATAAGTTTGAAAAAGTTGAAGCTCATATTAAAACAACAAATGAAGTGCCTACAAATCATCATCCTGTATTTGGAAATTTTATGAGGAAACAAAGAGTTTTATATAATCAAGAGCTCGCAACTGGAATAATACAAGACGACACGCGACATAATTTATGGAAACAATTTATTGAAGATAATAAATCAAGATCATATGCTAACTGGTTGAAGCAACTTGATGATATTAAAACATATACACAACAAAATAATGTGGATAATTTAAAAACTGTAAGCAATTGGAGAAATAATAAAATAAATAAAATAATAAAGGAATATGGTGAATGGGTCGAAAAATATAATGATTTGTATGATATTACCATAAAAATTATGAAAGATAATAATTATACAAAATTAGAAGAAATAGAGAAAAATGATGTCCACTTAACACAAGTTGGAATTATGATATCACAACAGGTTTTTGATGCTTGGAAAAACTTTAAAGAAGGACCAATTTACCATAAACATTTTATGAATACTGTAGATGAATGGTATGAAAGTGCAAATAAATTAAAACATTATATAAATAAAAATGGAAGATATCCTTTGGCTCCAAGTACAGAAAAGAAAAATGGAGCCGATGAAAGTGTCGTTAAGATAGCCACATTTGTTGCATCTCAAAAAAGAAGGAAAAATGAAGGTTCGGTCGAAAACAAGTTTTTATATGCAGAATGGCAAAAATTTTTGGCAGAGAACAAGTGTTAATTTATTTATAAAAAAATTGATTTTTGAATTATATACACGTAATGTGATTACTAATTAATTAGATGATAAAACAAGTGCAAGAAGACAATAAACAAGGATTTTTTTCGATTATTAACAATCATCTTAATGAAAAAAATAATCCAGATAAAATAAAATTTGAAGATAATAATAATAAATATAAAATTTTTGTTGATAGTTTTATAAAAAATATATCACTAAAAAATGGAATTATAAAAAATATATCAATAAAAAATAAAATTATAAAAAGGGTTTATAATAATGAACATAAAATATTCATAAAAAAATTAATAGAACAAGACTTACTTGTAAGTATTAAATATAAAATTTTAATTGAGCGTCTATCATTTAATGAAGAAATACCAAAAAAGCACGAAAAAAGTATCCCACTATATTTGAGTGGTGAAAAGAAGGGAGTCGCTTGGTATGATATAGAAGATTATGAAGAAATCTCAAAATATAAATTCCATAAAAATACTGGAGATTACGCTGCAACTGGTGACGATAAAATATTGATGCATAAAATTATAAAAAAATTACCTAAAGGTTCTGATCTTGTTATTGATCATAAGGATCATGATAAATTGAACAATACGAGAGATAATTTAGAAATTAAAACAGTTGAAGAAAATTCACAAAATAGATTAAAAAAAGCTGGAAATTCAACAAGTAAATATAAATATATTACAATCGTTGAAGGAAAATGTATGGCAAGAATAGTAAAGGGTGGGGAAAATATTTTTGTCAAAGAGTATAATGAAAATGATGAAGAAAAAGCGGTATTTGACGTTGATATGTTTATTGTTCATAATAATCTGGGACAAAATCTAAACTTCCCTGAAAAGAGAGACGAATATTTGTCATTGCCATTTATTCCTCTCGAAAAAAGAATATTAACAAGTAATTATAATGGTGTATGTAAAGTTGATGAAACAGCACAAAATGTACCAATATATATGGGGAAAGTAACATTAAAATGTAAAATATATAAAACGAACCGTTATTTTAATCCTGAGGAATGTGCAATTGAATGGGATAAAATTGTTTCTGATAATAAAATTCCAAATAAAAAGTTAAATTTTCCAAATTTATTTCCAAATTATGATCCAGAGCGTTGTGTAATAAAAACATTTTGTGAAGAGTATGATGATTTTTCTGTAAAATTAGTAATAAAATGTAATGATCCACATGGAGCATTATTAGATAAAACAGATTATGAAGAACTTAAATATTATAAATTTACTGTTAATGATAATAAAAATGATAAAGAATATGGTTATGTAACATTTAGGAAAAATAAAATAAATTTTTTGGTACATAGATATTTAATGAATCCAGAAGGCAATTTAGTGGTAGATCATATAGATGGACATAAAGCTGATAACAGGAAATCACAATTAAAAATTGTAACTGTTCAACAAAATAATCAAAATATGCCAAAACAAAAAGGTTGTACGTCAGAATATTTAGGCGTTTCTTATGATAAGTCAATGAAAAAATGGGTTTCCAAGATTAGTCATAATGGCAGAAAAACATTTATATATGATAGTGAAGAATATGCAGCAAGAGCTCGTGATTTATATATAATCGAAAATGCAAATGACCAAAATTTCCGTTTATCTTTCGAATGGAAAAATGAAGATATTGTTATTTGGAAAGAAAAATTAAAAAAAACAAAAAAAAATAAAAAGTTATAAATTGTTCATACATTGGTATATTATATACGAACGCACAACATATATTTTATTTTATTTATTATTTATTATTAAAAAAGATCACTATTGACACTTTCCAATAAGAATTATCCCTTCCAATTTTAAATTTCTATTATAAAAAATTAATAATTATTATAAGAGATATAATTCGTAATTCTCAAAATAATATCTAAATACAGTGTATAATAAGAAAATGACTGGAGGTTTAATGCAGTTAGTGGCATACGGTGCTCAAGATGTATATTTAACAGGTAACCCACAAATTACCTTCTTCAAGGTTGTCTACCGAAGACACACCAACTTTTCCATTGAAGCCATCGAACAAACCTTAAACGGTAACGCTCGATTTGGTTCAATGCCAAATGTAACCATCACCAGAAATGGAGATTTGATTACTAACATGTATGCTATGATCAGACTCGGAGCTGTCATTCCATCAGCTGAACTCGGATCCAAATTCGCCTGGGTCACTCAAGTCGGAACTGCCTTGATTGATTACATTGAAGTTGAAATTGGAGGTTCAAGAATCGACAAACAATACGGAATCTGGTTGAACATCTGGTATGAACTCGCCAGAGCTCCAGGAAAACAAGAACGTGGTTATGCCAAACTTGTCGGAGATATCCCAGAACTTACTGAATACAATGCTTTACCAAAACCATCTTATTTATTGTATGTTCCTCTCAAATTCTGGTTTAACAGACACGTCGGTCTTGCTTTACCATTAATTGCTCTCCAATACCATGAAGTCAGACTTAACTTCAGATTTAACGTTGCCCAACAACTCATCATCTCCAATGATGCCTTTAAAGCTAACGATATGTCTCAAGTCCAAATGTTAGAAGCTTCCGTTTTAGTTGACTACATCTACTTAGATTCTGAAGAAAGACGTAGATTCGCTCAAGTCGGACACGAATATTTGATTGAACAATTACAATTCACCGGATCTGAATCTGTCAATCAAATCAGAGGAAAATACAAATTAGACTTCAATCACCCAACCAAAGAATTAATCTGGGCCATGCGTGATGGTAACTTTATCACTGGACAAAAATTCGTCTACTACACTCCATACAACTGGGAATGTCACTTGAAAGATGCCGCTGAAAAGATCTTAAGAGAATCAATTGCTTTATTGACTGTTGATGAATCATCTACCTCTTCTGATGGTGATCAATGTAACGTCGTCTGTGGTGAATCCAAACCAGAATGTGGTGAATGGGAAGAATTTTGCCCTGGAACCTGGGGATGTACCACCAACGGTAAAATCCATGTTAAGAATGAAAGTGAATGCAAAGCCTTATGGGTCAGCACCTCCACTTTACAAATCGGAGCTTACAATTTGACCGATAAAATCCATGCCAACATCTTAGTTTGTGAAGACGCCAAAACTGTTGATGACGTCACCATCACTATCTTAAGCACTGATTTGACTGTCAGAGATTTATCTTTCCCAGTCTCAATGATGACTGATACCAGAGCCAGATCTGATGACCCAACTGTTTACCAATACGATAACTTTGGAGTTTTAATTGACGGTAACGGAAATCCAGTTCAAACCGCTTTGATCCAACTTAACGGACATGACCGTTTTGATGTCAGAGAAGGACCATACTTTAACTACGTCCAACCATACCAACACCACACCAACACCCCTGTTGATGGTATCAATGTTTACTCATTCGCCTTACACCCAGAACAACACCAACCTTCTGGATCTTGCAATTTGTCAAGAATTGATAACACCCAATTGAACATTACTTTCTACGATCCTACCTTCAGAAGTGGATTACCAGTATTGAACTTTATCAATGCTGACAATAGATTGTATATCTTCGCATTCTCATATAACGTCCTTAGAGTGATGAGTGGGATGGGAGGTCTCGCATACTCCAATTAATTTTGAGAGTGGGATGGAGAGTTCCGCATATTATAATAAAATTATTAATAAAACAATTATATATCAAATATAATTGTTTATAAAAAATTGAATTTCAAATACCTTGTATATTTAACGATATATAATATCTAAATACAAAATTATGTATGCACAACAAAATTTTACCATTTGCGAACTACATAACTATTTTCCATTTTCATTATTAAAACCTAATAATAAAGACGAAAATGGTACTTTTGTATGCAATTGTTTTGTTTGTAATCGTATTATTGATGATTTAATAGACAAGAATAAATGTATGGCCCTCACAAGAAAATACAACCTATGTATACATAATAAAGAAAATAATACTGATTATTGCGATATTCATAATTATTTAACTAAATATACAGAAGAAGAAAAAGAGTGGATAGAATTTTGTTATGGATGTAGAATGTTCAGAGTAATAGACAAAGAATATGACCGATGTTTAAATTGTCTTAATAATAGTAGGAAGAATAATAAAAAGCAACAAGAAATACGTGCAAATTTACAAAAATGTACCATATTAACTAATAAAAATATAAAATGTGGGAGTTGTGCTTTGCCTGACCTACCATGTTGTAAAGTACATTTAAAAAAATATAAACTTTTACAAAAGGCAATCGAAACAAATTCTAATTTGTGTTCGAAATTAAATAGTTATGAGGGATGTTTACAATTGATTCCAAAAGATAATCCATATAAAACGTGTAGTAATTGTAGGTTAAAATCAGCACAAAAAGAACAACTATGTATTGAAAATATAATAAAATACAATCAAGATATTATTAATAATGATGATTTAATTGATAAAGAAATAAAATGTACAGGTTGTGGAAAAAAATTTACACATGGTGAAACAATAACATCCCGTGGAGAATTTAGCCAAAAATGTAAAAATTGTTTTAATACCCAAGCTATTGTTGAATCAAATAGAATAAGACCAAATAGATCATATGAAACATATGAATCAAAACCAGAAGTCAGAGCAATGAGGAAGAAATATAAAGAGGAACATTATTCTCAAGTTGTATTGTCATGGATAAAATATAGAAAAAAATTAATTGATACACTTGGTGTTGATGGTTATAGGAAAAAAATGAATGAATACCAGAGACAAAGACTTAATAATAATCCAGAATTAAGATTGGAATTATATTATAAACAAAGCATTAATTCAAAATATAAATTTGGATATTATAGAAGGGAAGCATTATATAAGGGAAGATGTTTTGAATTAACAGAAGAACAATGTTACAAATTTTTTAAAAGTTCGTGTTATTATTGTAATACTGACGCAATTGACGGGCAAAAATTAAATGGTATTGATAGAAAAGATAATGACATCGGATATACTATTGAAAATTCTGTATCATGTTGTGGCATGTGTAATATGATAAAAGGTCCAAGGTTGGGCGAAGAAGAATATATTTATATAGCATATCATATAGTGGCGAATTTGGGAATTATTACAAATAATCAAAGATACTATGAATTATTTGACGATTCAAGAAGTTTGGATCATACTGAGACTAAATTATCAGCAATAAAAAGAAATTATGGTTTCACATTATCATACAATGAATTCATATCTATAAAACTACAGCCATGCTATTTATGTGGTAAACAACCAAGTAATCAACATATAAATGGTATTGACAGAATTAATAACAAATTAGGTTATCAAATTGAAAATTGTAAATCTTGTTGTAAAACTTGCAATTTTATGAAAAGAGATTATGATCTATGTAAATTCTTAAAATTGTTGCTACAAGTAACTACATATCAATTCGATAATATTTCATATGGTAAAACTGTCGATGAGGTATGCGACGAGATTTATAATGAAGAATATGAAATACTAAATAACACTAAATACATTTTCAAAAATAATAGAGAATGTAATGACTTTTTATATAGTCAATTGTCATTTGATAAAATCCATAATAATGACACAATTATAAATGATATATACAATAATATTGACATTAAATTAGACAATATCCAATTAAATGGTATTATTAAGAATGATATTATATATCATGATATTTATGATGATATACCTTTTCAAATTGATATTATTAAAGAAATAAATAATATCAACAAAGAAAAGAATAATAATAAAAGGAATAGAAATAGAAAAAAAAGAAATGACAATACAAATCAAAATAATAATACAAATCAAAATAATAATAATAATTCAACCAATAAAGTTAATACAAATCAAAATAACAATAATAATGTCAATAAAAGTATTTCAGATAAAAAAAAATTTGCAATTCAACAAAAAAAAATAGAAAACACAAATAATCAACATTTAAAAGATCAAAAATTATATAACAAATATAATGATTCCCAAATTATTGGTCAAACTGTTAATAATTCGTTATCTAAAAGAAATGACAATAAAATATAATTTTTTTATAACTAAAAAATTGAAATCAAAACAATATAAATATTATGTTATATATTAATAATATAACACAATATGGACGTGTATTCAAAAACAACAGATGGCAAATTAATTATATGTAATGGTATCACATCTAATAACACGAATTGTACAACCTATGCACGCAATAACACAAACTATTGCAAACCTCATAATTATTTTGTTAATCTAACTGAAGACCAAATAAATAAAATAAAAGCTGGAGATTGTAAAAAATGTAGAAATTGTAATAAATTCAATTTTGATTCTACTAGCAATTGTACAATATGTTTGGAAAAAAAGGGTAAATCAAATATTAAAATAGAAAAGAAAGCAGAAATTAAAATAGAAGTCAATAAAGAACAAATTATAAAAGATAATACAGAAAATTTAATAAATTCAGAACAACAAAATATAAAAATATGCAAGGGTAACCTTCAAAAAAATAAACCTTGTGAATTTAAAGCACTAGAAAATGATGATCATTGTGGCTTTCATAGCGAGTATGCAAAACTTGTAAAAACAGCACAAGAAACAAATACAAAATTATGTACTAATCCAAAACATAATAAAGATTGTATACATTTTATTTCAAAAGATTCTAAATTTGCTACATGTCAGAATTGTAAAGAAAAAAATAATCAAAGTGATAAAAATAAAAGAACAGCCAAATTAGAAAATAATAATAAAATTATTAATGATGTTAATATTACTGAAAAAATTATCAACTGTTTGGATTGTACTAAGACATTCAAATATGGAGACACAATTACTGCAAATAAAAGTTTTAGTATGAAATGCCCCACATGTTTTAACAAACAACAAAAAACTGAGCTTAATAGAAAACCTAAGAAATAATTATTTTATTTATTATATTAAAAATACAATAAATAAAAATTTAAATTTTAAATGTGTTATTAATTTACAAAAATAACATTCACATTTAGAAAAATTATCATTTCCGAATATGCAAGGTAATGAATTTTTTTCTGCCTATTGAACAAATTTATTGGCAGTGACGACACAAATTACATATTATTACATCATCACTTTTATTTCCAATTAATATTTATATAATAAAACAAAAATAACATAATACGACCGAATGTTACACTCAAATTATAGTGACATTTTCTAATCGCTGCAATTTCAACAAAACATCCGAATCATTTGGTATATCGTTATTCTCCATAATTGCAATGTTATACAATGAACAATATTTAGCTAAATAATATATTTCATTTGGTATTTCTACAATTTGATTATCACAAAAATTTATCATTTCTAAAACTTCCAAATTTATAATTGTGTCTGGGATTATTGAAATTTGATTTTGTGATATTTGCAATGTTTGTAAATTAGTTAATTGTCCTATCTCTTGGGGACATTCGGTAAGTTTATTATCAATCAAACAAAAATCAATTAAATTATACAATTTACATAACTCAACTGGGATTATTTTAATTTGATTTGAAAATAAATGTAATTCTTCAAGATTAATTAATTTCCCTAATTCTGTTGGTATTATTTCAATTAAACATTCATTACAACTTAACATATCCAAATTATACAAGTTTCCAAATTCCGTAGGTATTGATGTTAATTTATTACCACCTACTTGTAAAGTTGATAAGTTAGATAATTTTCCAATCTCTGTTGGAATTGTTTTAAGTTCATTATAAAGTACAACCATAGACTTCAGATTATATAATTGTCCTAATTCTGTCGGCAATGAATGAAGTTGATTTCTATCTGCAATCAATCTTTCTAAATTAATTAATTCTCCTATCTCTATTGGAAATTTATTCATCTGATTATTATCTATATTCAGTTTTTTTAAATTAATTAAATTTCCGATTTCTGTAGGGAGCATGGTTAGTTTATTAGAATCTAAACCTAATATTTCCAAACTATACAACATACCTATTTCAGTTGGTATTATAACAAGATTATTGTTACCTAGCTGAACTTCCAATAAATTTTTCAAACTAAAAATCTCAATAGGTAGTTCACTAAATCTATTACCATATAAATCCAAAATTGTTAAGTTTTGTAACAAATTTAGTTGGGGCGATATATAATTGATATAGTTTCCTACAAATCCCAAAAAATTTATGTTGTCTAATGAACATATAGCTTCCGGAATCATTTCAAAATTATTATCATTTAAACCGATATTTTGCAAATTACATAATCGAGATAAACTATTTGGTAATGTACTTAGTTCGTTATTATCCAAAAATAATACAATTAAATTGTTTAAATTGCCTAACTCTGTGGGAATTTCACAAATTTTATTTCCTTCTAGATCTAAGTCCTTTAAATTGTTTAAATTACCTAACTCTGTAGGAATATTACAAATTTTATTTTCTCCTAATTTTAAATCCTCTAATTTATTTAAGCTGCCTAATTCTGTAGGAAGCAAACTAATATTATTATTAGATAAATCAAGTAGTACTAAATTTCGTAACAATCCTAAAGTTGTAGGAACAACAGATAAACCTATCTCCGATAAATCAAGTTGATCTTCTTCAAGTAATGAATTTAAATTGCCATCATAATCTATAAATCTTCGCAAATTACTCAATTCATAATATAATTTATACATGTAGTAATAATCACCCACCAAATATTCAACATCATTTATATCATCGATTTTATTAAAATCATTATTTATAAGACGGGTCCAAACTTTTTCCTTAATACATGCTGATTTAAAAAATTTATTAACACCCATGCACACTAATACACTATCAACCGGCATGAACTCAAATATAACTGACCACACATCATCCATTTGTTATACTATAATTTAATACCATATCGTCAATATATACTTAATAATTCAATTTTTTAATAAACAAAATTAACTCCAACCCTAACAAACCTCCCACAATCATACCACCAGATGAAAATTTCCCTTTCTCTTCTCCAAATTCCGCAATTCTACAGGAATATTTTTAATTAAATTATTTGCAAAAAGAACTTTACTCAAATCATGAGAACAGCATAATTCACATATTGAATCTGGAATTTCAGTTAATTTATTATCACTTAAATCTAATTCAGCCAAAAATATTAAATTTTTAAGCTCCATCGGTAATATCTCTAATTTGTTACGTTCAGCTTTTAATGTTACTAAATTTTCCAATAATCCTATTTCTGTTGGAATATTAACTAAATTGTTGCGACTTATATATAATTCAGATAATTCTTTTAGTAATCCAATTTCTGTAGGTATAATCACAAGATTATTTTTCGACATAATTAATATATTTAATTCCTGTAATTTACTTATAACAGTCGGTATGTTAATAATATTATTATTTTCGAGTGTTAAACAGTATAAGTTAGGCAAACAACATAATACATCAGGAAATACATTAAATTTATTTTTATCCAAGCCAATAGTATTCAACTTATTTAATTTTGTAAATCCATCAGGTAATTCATAAAGTTTATTATTATCAAAATTTAAATCCCATAAATTCCTCAAATTTCCAAACTCATCAGGAATTTTACATATTTTATTATTTGACATATCTAACTCCCCTAATGCATGTAACATACCAAATTCTGTCGGCAATTCAAAAATATTATTATCTGATATATCTAAACGTTGCAATTTTTTTAAACATCCTATTTCGGTTGGAATTCTATTTATTTTATTTTTTCTAAAACTAATATAAAGTAATTCACTTAACATTCCTAATTCTGTTGGTAACTCCAAAATATTATTATTACATATATTAAGAGAATATAATTTTTTAAACATTCCTATTTCTCTAGGAATTACAGTTAAATTATTTATCGACATATTAATGCACATCAAATTTTTAAATAATTTTAAAACTGTTGGAATAACAGTTAATTCCATTTTACTCAAATGAATGTCATTTTTCTGAACAAATAAATTTAAATCACCATTATAATTTTTTAACTTCCTAAAATTACTTAATTCGTAATATAACTTATACACATTATAATGATTATCCTCCAAATATTCAATATCATTAATTTTATCAACTTTTTCAAAATCAAATTTTACAAATTTAGTCCAAATATTTTTTACTGAACAACAACCATTAAAAAATTTATTCACACTCATGCACACCAATACAGTATCAACTGGCATGAATTCAAATATAACGGACCATACATCATCCATTTGTATATCATTATTATTAACTATATAAAAAATATACTTAATAATTCAATTTTTTAATATTCAAAATCATTCTGACTTACCACGACACTCTCCAATTTTTTCAATCTCAACAACACATCAGAATCATTTGGAATCTTATTATCACCCATAACAATTTTCCACAATGCGCAAGAATCAGCCAAATAATATATTTCTTCTGGTAATTCCGCAATTTGGTTATCTTTAAAATTTATTTCTTCTAAAACATTTAAACTTATAATTATAGATGGAATTACTGAAATTTGATTTTTTGAAAATTGTAATTTTAGTAAATTAATTAATTGTCCTATCTCAAGTGGAAATTCTTTAAGTTTATTATCATTCAAACACAGTTCTTCTAAATTATACAATTTACATAATTCAACTGGAAATGTTTTGATCTGATTTGATGATAACTCCAATATTTCTAAATTAACCAGATTACCCAGTTCAGTTGGTACTTCTTCAATAAAACATTTATTACAATATAGTTCTGCCAAATTATTCAAATTTCCTAATTCTGTAGGGATTGTTTTTAATTTATTATCACTTATTTGTAAATCAGTTAAATTATATAATTTTCCAATCTCAGTGGGTATTGAACTTAGTTCATTATTAAACATATTTACAGATTTCAAATTATATAACTGTCCTAGTTCTGTTGGAATATATATTAAACGATTCATATTAGCCTCTAGGTCTTCTAAATTAATTAATTGTCCGAGTTCTGTTGGTAATATATTAAGCTTATTTTTAGCTAAATATAAATTTTTTAAATTAATTAAATTTCCAATTTCAGTAGGCAATGCAATAAGTTTATTACACTCCACACTTAAAATTTTTAAATTATCTAACAACCCCAATTCAGTTGGAATTATGACTAGCTCATTCTCATCCAAATATAATTCTGATAAATTTTTTAAACTAAACATCTCAGTAGAAAGTTCAGTAAGTTTATTACCATATAAATCCAAGTTTGTTAAATTTTGTAATTGGTTTAATTTCGGGGTTACATTAATAATGCGATTGTTGAGTGCTCCTAAAAAAGTTACTCCCTTTAATGAACATATAACATCTGGAATTGTTACAAATTTATTATTATTAAAACTAATATTTTGTAAATTATATAATTGGGATAAATTAGTTGGTAGTGCTCTTAATTCATTCGCATCTAAACATAATGAGGTTAAATTGATCAAATTACCTAATTCCGTTGGAATCTCACATAATTTATTATTTTCTAAATCAAATTTCATTAAATTTGTTAGTGTCCCAATTTCAGTTGGAATAACAGAAATTTTATTTTCTGCTAAATATAATTTCTCCAATTGACTTAAACGACCCAATTCTGTAGGGAGCGACCAAATATCATTCTTGTATAAATCAAGTACCACCAAATTTTGTAATAATCCTACAGTCGTTGGAATAACAGATAAATATGTGTCTGATAAATCAAGCTTTTCTTTCTTAAATAATTTATTTAAATTACCATCGTAATTTATCCCTTTTCTTAAATTATTCAAACCATAATATAATTTATACATATTGTAATAATCATCGGCAAAACATTCAACATTATTAATAACATCACTTTTATCCAAATTATAATTCAAAAGGTTAAACCAAATTTTTTCAGATGAACAACATTTATTAAAAAATTTATTAACACTTTTGCATACTAACACATTCTCAGTTTGCATAAACTCTAATATGACCGTCCATATGTCGTCCATGTTTGTATAATAAATGTTATATCATATGTTAACATATAGTTATTATTTCATTTTTTTATGTATATAAAAAAGAATATGTTAACATAGTTTTAATAATAATAACTTTTTTTATAATATTTTAATTCTGGTACCACATAATTTTTAAATTTTATTGGTATTATATTTTCGTTACCACTAAAATCCAATATATTTAAATTATTTAATTTATTCAGCTCTTCTGGTATATTAATTATTTTATTATTTGTGAGTTCTAAATCTTTTAAATTATACAAATTACCAACCTCTTTTGGAACATCAATTATTTTATTACCGCTAAGTGCTAATACATCTAAATTGATTAATTCTCCAATTTCTGTTGGTATATTGGTTATTAAATTATAATTTAAATCCAATTTAACTAATTTCGTTAATTTTCCAATTTCAGTTGGTATATCAATTATTTTGTTAGCATTTAAATCTAATTTCTTTAGCTTTACTAAATTACCAATTTCTGTTGGTATATCAATTATTGAATTACCACTTAAATTTAATTTTATTAATTTTGTTAATTTTCCAATTTCGGTTGGTATAGTAACTATTTTGTTAAAACTTAAATTTAATTTATTTAACTTTTCTAAATTACCAATTTCAGTTGGTATATTAATTATTGAATTATCACTTAAATTTAATTCTACTAAATTTGTTAATTTTCCGATCTCAGTTGGTATATTTTCAATTATATTATCATCCAACCTTAACTTATTTAAAACCTCAAAATTACATAGTTCAATTGGAATTATACTAATCACATTATTTGACAAATATAATTTTTCTACACCATGTAAACATTCTAATTTCACGGGAATATCTAAGAGTTTTTGGTTAAATATAATTATATCTAAATAATAACATGGTATATTCATTTCATCATTTAATACATTTGCTCCAAGTTCAAATAATAAATTATGTTCATAATTAAATCTGTATATTTCAGAATAATAATATTCTGATGATTCATTTACCATCGGATAATCATTTTTCATTAATCCACACCAAATATCATTATTAGTAGTACAAACCTTATAAAATTGTCTACTAACTTGTTTACATATCATAACGTCATCAATTTCTAAAAACTTTATAATTTCAACAACAACATCATCATTCAGAAGTTGAATGTTATTTGTTGTATAATCCATTATTATATAGTAATAATACTGATATAGTAATAATACACATACATTATGTTAGATTTTCAATTTTATATTTATACATTCAGCAAAAAAATTGATATATTAAATTCTTGCGTATTTCTCATATATTACATATTATCAATCATAATCAATATGAATATTACTTGTTTACTCATTATTGCTATCCTACAATATACTATTCTTACATGTGATTTATCATTTGAAGAATTCATGGAAAAATACCACGACAGAACATTCACAAAAACCGATGTTATGAATCCTAAAGTTTTTAATATTAAAGATTTTAAACCATACCTTGTGGGATTATTAATACCAAGAATAAAAGAACATCCATCACTCGCTATGGTTAAAAATGGTTTGACTATTTTAACAGAAAATGATAATCTAAATATGAAACTATTTATAAACGAATTTAATGGTAATACATCATTAGAATTTTACGATACTGTATTAAATTCTAATTATAAAGTTACTGACGAATCTTCACACTATACTCAAAAATTTTGTGTTGCTGTTGACAATAAACAAAAATACTGTTTTCATGACTTTGATGTTATTAGGATGTATTTTGATAATAAAAAATTTGTTGGCAGTTTACAATGGATGAAAAAAGGGTTATTATATAGATAATTTTTATTTATTAAATATTAATAATAAATAAATTATGCAGGAGCTGGAGAATAATGACTTTCACTATCACTGTCTGCTCCATTACAAAGAGCATATCTTTCAAGATCGTAATTCCATCTTAAATCCAATTTCATTTCAAAAATATGTAATCCATATTCATCATATAATTCCCTTATGTCAAACATTAATGGTCGTATGATATCACCTTTTAATCTTAATTTTTTATGCAAATCCATCAATAAACTATTCTTGACATCCCTCAAATATTCATTGGTGCTCTTAAAATTTCTATAACATCTACAATCAATACTAACATCATACATAACATATCTACCACAATCCTCGCATGGACATATTCTTGGTTTAAAACCATCTTCTAATATCCCAATTTTATCTTTGGTAAATACTTGAATTAAATGTTCAATTATAACACATAAAATGTATTCCTCACTCTCATCCTCAAAATCAATCAACTCATTTAATAATTCAAGTATCAGTGGAGGGTACTTATCTTTTTTGTCAATGACAATAGGTATTGGTTTTTCAATAACTATTTCCTTTTTCTCCTCAACTTCCTTTTTCTTTTTCTTTTTCTTTGGTTGATTTTTAGGTTTTGTATTTTTTGGAACCATAGCCTGTAATTGTTCTAGAAGTTTTTTCTTCTTGTTTTTGTTCTTCTTTTTGGTAGGTTCCTTCCCTGATACATTGTCTATAGTGACAATTTTATTCTCATCTATATTGACTTGAACTTTTTTTACCCATTCAAGTTGTTCTACTTTCTCTTTTGGAACTGGAACTAATTTATGGGATTTTTTATTGAATCTAATTAACCTTGAATTATCTTTCAATATATTATTTATAAAGTTATCAGATTTTAACAATATTTTAGCTAACATATTTTGTTTAAAAACATTATTTGTTAAACCAACTACCATTAACTTCTTTGACATTAAATTTTCTTTGGTCAATGGTGTTTCTATAATGTGTTTTGATACATTTTTTGATATAGCAATAGTTCTAGTATCATTCTTTAATGAATCAATTAATGCCTCACATTCTGTAAGTTTCTTTTGTAACATAACAAATTGATAGTTATGTCCATCATCATAACATTCAGGTGCAATTGAATAATATCTATGTTTATATCTCGCAAAAAATGTTTCAATTAATAATGCATGGTATTGAGATACATATTCTAATTGCTCATCAACACTATCAAATTGTTTATAAATGTCGATAGTTTTAATATATTCACTTAATAATTTATATTTTGAATATAATTTTTTGGCGTTTAGTGAATGTTCTGCACAGTGCATTGATGTCCCAATACAATCATTAGGACACCTCGACCTTTCTTTTGTCAGAGAACAACATTGATTTACTTTTTTAGATTCACCGGAGCAGTTAGCTACTTGTGATAATCTTGATGGTTCCTGTTGTTGTAGGGTGTCAAGCATCTATATAATAACTGGTATGGTATCAGTATTATAAGCAACATGTGAGAAATTCAATTTTATTCCAACCATATATATAATTAAATACTACCAATATATAAAAGATGGGTAATACCTCCTCAATACAAGATAAAAAGATTAACAAAATAGAAATGAAAATATTATCAATAAATTCACATGGTAAAAATTTTATAGTTAATGGCGATAAGCATCCATCTTTTAGATATGATAATTTAATACTAAAGAGGGACAATCTGAATTTCCTTACATTGTTTAATAAAATAAAATCTGGAGTTACATGTGTATTTTTATTTACATTTCCAAATTTTTCATTAAATATGGAATATCCAGAAATTATTGATATTATTGAATGTTGTATAAATTCTAATAGTGTAATAAATAAAACTAACAATAAAGTATATGGTTGTGTTATTGAATTTTTAAGTGTTGATCCTGAATATAAATTATTGAGTAAATATACTGAAATCGTTATTGGAAACAATAATAGAATAAAATTGTTAATGTCGGATAACGATAATTATAATATTGTAATAGGTGAAAAATATATATTTGATTATAATTATTTGTTTTGTAAAAATTTTTATAAAATAATAGGATTTTCAAAATTATAAGTATTATGCTGAACATCTTTCAATAAAATCATTTTTTGCATCATTATACCCTTTACCACCAACACTGTAAGTAAAGTGTAAATCCATAATAGTTAATTGTTCATTTAGTAAATTTATAACTAATTGTAAACCAGAACATATATCATCGTCTTCTAAAAATTCAAAGTTATTTATTATTTCCAAAAATTTTGACTTATCTTCTGATGATAGTTTATCACTTATTATCAAATTAAATGTTTTAATAACTTCTTTCCTTTCGATTGTTTTATCATAATTTATGTACAAATCTAATAATTTTAAATTTAGGCTATTTTTAATATAATAAGTTTTTAATTGAGATATTGAAAATACATTACCATTTTCGGCTCCCAATTTAAAATATTTTTCCATTTGGTTATAATCTTTAATAATATTGCGAAAGTAAAGTCCTAAATTAGCAAATGAATTAATACAACCTTTTTCTGCACCCATCAAAAAATATTTGTATGCATTATCATAATCTTTGGTAATATTATAATAATAACAGCCAATATTAACGAATGCCTCATTATGGCCGTTTTCTAGCGACATAAAATAGTACTTTAGCGCATTGTCATAATCTTTCGCGTCAAATTGATAATAATGGCCTATATTATACATTGCTACACAACTGCCTTTTTCAACGGCCATCATATAATATTTTACAGTATTGTCATGATCTTTCATAATATTACTATAATAATGACCCAAATTTTGCATTGCAGTAATATTACCTTTTTCAGCAGCCATCAGATAATATTTTAATGCATTATCGTAATCTTTCATGACATTATAATAATAACCCAAATTTTGTATTGCACTAATATTACCTTTTTCAACAGCCATCAGATAATATTTTAATGCATTATCGTAATCTTTCATGACATTAAGATAATGATAACCCAAATTTTGCATTGCGATATCATTACCTTTTTCAATTGCCATTAAAAAATATTTAATCATATTATCATAGTCTTGAATAATATCACGATAATAATACGCTAATACTAACATTGCGATATCATTACCTTTATTAATAGCCATTAAATAATATTTAATCATATTATCATTATCTTTTATGATATCTCGATAATAATACGCCAAATTTAACATTGCGATATCATTACCTCTTTCAACACCTAACAAATAATATTTCACAGCACTATCATAATCTTTTAAAGTATAGTAATAATAATTACCAAGGTTTGACGTAGCAGATGAACTACCTTTTTCAATTGCAATTATATAATATTTCACTGCATTATCATAATCCTTTGTAATATTATAATAATTACCTAATAAATTTATTGCTCTAACATTTTCATTATCCATTGCCATATTAAGATATTTTAATGATTGTTCATAATTTTTATGGATATCATAATAAATACCTAAATACAGCATTTCTAAAGGTAAAACTGGTTCAACTATAATATCATGTATGAATAAATTATAAAGGGTCTCAAACAACTCTTTATTATCAGAACATTCAATATCGCATATTGTATAATTATGTTTTATCAAAAAATTGGTTATCTCAACTTTATGATCGACTTCCATTTTGTTATTAATTATAGATATATGATAAATTGCACTAAGAATATATATTTCAATTTTATTTTGGTAAAAAAAAATTGAAATCAGAAAACTATGTAATATACAAATATTGAAACATAAACTATCTACCCATAAATGGCACAAACTTTAAACATACAAGATTGGGGAAATTTATCTTATGATTATTCACTTACAATTGAAGACATTTTAAATTTAAAAGCTGGAGAGCAAATCAAAGTTTTATCTATGGATAGGAATGTGTGGGATATTGCACTCAAGGATGAAATAAGAGGTAAAGCATGTACTCCAAAAGAATTTTTTAAACATAATTGGGCAATTTATATTCATGAAAAAGATTTACATGGTAAATGTGTATTTGAATTTGAACATTCTAATAATGATACAGAACAAATTGATGTTAACACGTTTGATCTTAATGCAATATGCCAACCAAATTTTGAATTTCATATTGAATATAAACATCATTGTTGGTATCCGTTAGAAAATGGATATTTACCTGCATTTGATTCACAAGGCTTATCACATTTTCCATGGGAAGTGAAACCACCAGCAGGAACCGAACCACAGAAACAACATTGGTCCATGTTTCCTAAAACTACACGTGTAGGATGGCGAGGATGTTTTATTCCATGGTCAAAATTAGATGAAATGCCAAATATCATTTGGGAATTTCCAAAAGAAGTGCTTAATGCTTTTGATGATGAAAATAATAGAACAATTTACAGAACTTTTAATATGGTCACAGATAATGAATTAATCAATTTATTATTTAAACGAAATAATATTAGGCCTGATGAAAATGTATTTACAAATAATAAAATTGAACTTAATACAATTACTCCTGTTGAAAGTGTTCCCGATAAAAGTATTTTTAGTTTAGATTATTGGAAAGATATTTTTAATTTTGATAAACCTACAGATGATGACACCGATAGCGACAGTGACAGTGATAGTAACAGTGATAGTGGTGATAAATTATTATGTCCTGTTATTAAACATGAAACATCAAAGAGAGCTGTCGGTAGATTTTCATATATGGTTAAAGAAAAATTCAAAAAGAATAATGTAAAGTTTCCAGTGACTTTTGACATTGACGTTGTTGAAACTACCGAAAATAGTAATTATCAAACATATAAATATAATGTAACACTTGAAAAAGATGATGATGATTACGTTGATGGTATGCGAAGGTTAGGAAGAATTATAACTACTAAAATAAAGTAATTTATATACGTTTAATTTATACAAAATATAAAAACTATATATAATATAATCAATGTTCTGTATCAGTCAAACAGATATTAATTTAAACGAAAAAATTATTAAATTATTGGATTTAGAGAAAGATTTTTTGGAAATAGTAAAAGGATTAATACAAATTGATATTCAGGTGAGTATGATTGAATCATTGACACCATTTGATATATATTCTAATAATTGTTTCAAACCAGGATATTATTTATTAATTAATGACAAACAAATTAAATTGATACATAAGTATGAAACAATCAAAAAGGGGTATTTTTATAGTAGTAAATCAGTAGATATCACTACTTTGAATACTTGGAAATTATTACCATTTGATTGCGCACAACAAAATGCACACATGTATGATTATAGTTCGGAATTTGAACTATCAGAAACTGAACATGAAGTTTACAACAACAATTCATTAAAATATAATAATTTAGAATTCCAAGAATTTACATTGAGTAAAGAATATTCATCAATTTGTATTATTGGAAAAAGAGGTTCTGGTAAAACATTAGTTGTTCAAAATATTATTGACAATTTAAATGTTTCTGACAAATTTATTGAAAATACATTAATTATTGATCCAACAGAACAATATTCAAAATCATATGGACCAAAATATCAAAAAGCACAGATACATTTTAATTACAATTCAACTATTTTAGAAGAATATTTGGCGAAAATTAAAAGTTTAAGTAGTGATGACTTTGCAAAGTTTTCCGGTTGTGTAGTCCTTGATAGTTGTTTAGCTTCAAAAAGTACGTGGACAAAAGATAGGTCAATATTTGAATTATTATTTAATTGTAAACATTACCACCTTACACTTATTATGACAATGCAATTTCCAATGGCAATTACACCAGAAATTAGAAGTAATTTTAATAGTGTATTTTTGTTAAATGATGATTTTGTACTTAACCAAAAAAAAATATACGAACATTATGGAAGTATTTTTACTTCATTTGAAATGTTCAAAAATAGTTTTGCACAACTTACAAAGGATTATGGTTGTATGGTTATTACTCGTAAACCACATACACTACATGTAACTGATAATGTTTTTTATTTTAAAGCAAAAGCATTATAATAAATAAAATTTTTTTATTGAGATCCCTTTTTTAATTGTAAATATTTATATTTATATTTTTCATATTTATATTTATTGTTATCTCCTCCAATTAAATTAAATTCATTTTTAGTAAATTTACTTTCAATATTATTTAAATCAAATCTCAAAATACCAAAACTGTCAAATGTTAATGGACGACCAATATCAGTATTAGTTGACAAAGTTATTACTGGGAAAAATACATATTTTTTGATACCTGTTTTTATTATTCTCATTTCATTTGTTAATTTAATTCTCGCAATAGGTCCTTCAACACTTTTCCTAACACCGCTATTAAAATAATTTTTATTTATGTATATATCATCATTCTTAACTATTTCGTTTGATGATATATGTCCAATTACATATCTATTATTAAATGTAGTATCAGTATTTCCAGAATTTGATAATAGGTATGAATTGAATGGATAATCTTGATGTCCCCTAATAATAAAATTGAGATTTGCTCCTTTACAAAAAAAATGTGCGAGAGATCCAGATATTTGATACACTCCATCCCCTCTTGTATTATCAAGATAAGTAATATTAAGATCACGATCATTATAGAAATCATTCCACCTTATTTGTAACGGTATACCAGTATCTGATTTATAATGTAATATCTTGTTACCATTTAAATTTTTAATGACATCAGAAAACGTTGTAATTGAAGGTCTTTTAACATTATTTGTTTCTTTAATTTCAATAGGGAAACCACCATGTGATAACCATACTCTGTTATTGTTCGAATCTTCAATTACAATTGCACTAGGTAATATACTAAAAAATTTATCTAAATATGATTTCATCTGATCATAATTCATACCTTTACTTGTTATTTCTTGATCGAAACATGGACAATTTGGAGATACTTTACTGTCAAAGGTACCGTTTTCTTCGTGATTACCCCTATTATAAATAACATTTAATTTTTGGGCCGTATTATTTTGCATCATCAAACGTAATATATACGAGAATATTTCATATGCATGCTGACCTCTATCTAAAATGTCACCTAAAAAAATAATTTTGTAATTCTCTTTTAATTTGTATTCATTATCTAATATACCCATACGTTTTAACCTTTTAATATGTCTCCAAAATGTATGAAAACTGCCATGTAAATCACCAAATATAATTATCTTTTCTTTATCTGTAACTTGTATATGATAAATAAGTGCATCTTCATGTTTTATATCATCAATGTTAAATTCTATACTTTGGTTTAAAATATACAAATTCATTTTACATATAACTTTTTGTATTTTTATAATTTCTATTTTTGTATCCCATATGGCACTACCATCTTTTGATTTGGTTTTTTGTCTATCTGATTTCGCATTTGTTGAAAGATACACAAGTTCACCAATACCTAAATTATCTGGATATGATGAACTATTTCTTGGATGGTCTGCTGGCTCACTTTTAATTACATCACAACTTGATTTGAATTCATCGCTATACTTGCCATCATTATATACTCTAATCCTCCCACATTCATTATTCGGTGAATCAGTTGCTTCTAAAAATCTGATACCATCCTTAGGCGCATCTTTTGGATATCCTACTAACTCAAATTCGTATAATTCAAGCATCGAAATTGACTTTAAGTGTTCCATTATAATATAATAACTTATTATATTATAACGAGTTCCAAATTTATTGACATATATACTTTAAAGAACCAAATAAACCATGCATACCAGAGATAGGGTTATTTACGTAAGAACTTAAAGGTGCTGATGTAAAATATATTTTTTTATTACACCCAACAATTAAACCTTTCAATTCATAAATAACAAGTTTACATGAACATTCATCCCTAACAGTGCCAATTTTATTACCCGCACTATTATAAATACTAATTGATCCATCAGCATTTGATAATAAATATCTGTGTCTTAATTTTTTAAAAGATTTTGGTAATTTTATTAAAGCCCAAGAATTAATATAGTGTTCATTAATAAATCTTTTAACGAATAACCCATCCTTATTGAAAATACTGACATAAGTAATTTGGTTAGTTAATGGAACTGTCCCAGTGGAATCCGGTTGTCTTGCATAAACTACAAATGCATAATCATCAATATTAATAATATTATATGGAGCAACATCTGCTGGTAATGGATTTAATACTTCCAAATCTTGAAATGGTAATGTAAAAATTTGGTTAAAATTTAAATCAAATACATCAATTCTATTATTGAAATAATCAGCAACACATAATGTATTATTTATAATTGTAATACCAGTATATACTGCATTATTTGATGAATTATCAATAACTGTAATGGCGTTCACTGGGTCAATTAAATCATTATAACCATAAATTTGACCACCTTTACTTGCAACTAATATTATTGATGCCGCTGTATTTGATCCGCTTGTAATAACAAATCCTGATGTATTATTATACACAACTCCAGTTCCAAATGGTACAATATCATCTATTATAGGAAGAACAACATGATGTATTAATTTACCATTTTTATCGTATTTTGATACTAATCCATAATTCGGAATCCAATTGTATTCATCTATAGATGTAATTCCCCATGGGGCGATTAAATTAGAATCTTGATATGTTGCGATATTTGGTCTGTCAGAAGTTAGATAACAATCTTTAAATTTTCCATACTTATTGTCCAAATTATGCATAATTTATATATAATATAATAATAATATTATTTTATGAAGGTAAAAAGAAAACATATATAAATTATATATATACATGTCGCATCATCACCAATCACAAAAACACCATAAATTTTACTGTAATGGTGATTATCAAGAATGTTTTAAAGTTAATAATTTAATATCAAATGAGGCATTAGAGGCTAAAAATGAAGATCCAAATTTAGTTGATGCTTGGAATATTGTAATTTTAGGTAAAAATGATATGTGGATTTCTAATAAAGCAACCGCATTATTAACGAATTATGATTTATCAGGAAATATTATTTCAACACCAGTTCAAGTTCCAGCTGTCGGTTCTAATCCTGCTTTACCAACTGGTTTAATTATTAATGAATCAACTGGATTTGTTATTACAAATGGATCAAATGTTGCATCAAGTTATTTATTAGTATGCACTGAAAATGGTACCATTTGTGGTTATAATCCATTAGTAGACTCTGTAAATGCCATTGTAGCTGTTGATAATTCTGGCTCTGATACATGTTATACAGGTTTGGCTATGATTAATAATTATTTATGTGCAACTGACTTTCATAATAATAAAATTGATGTATTTGATTTTAATTTTGTATTAACATTATCATTACCATTCCAAGATTTAGAAGTTTTAAATCCAATTCCAACTACCTATGCACCATATAATATTGTAAATATTGATGATTTATTATACGTAACATATGCAGAACAAACTGCACCAAATAATACACAAGCACAAGCGGGTTCAGGACATGGATATGTGTCAGTATTTAATAAAGATGGTTTATTCGTTAAAAGATTTGCAAGTCAAGGAAAATTAAATGCACCATATGGTGTCGTTAAATTACCTAATACGTTTGGAAATTTAACTCACAAAATTGCAATTGGTAATTATGGTAATGGTAAAATTAATGTTTATGATTGTGAAGGTCATGTTACATACACTTTACATGATAAATACAAAAATAAGATTTGTATTGAAGGATTACATGGACTTACAAAATACGATGATTGTTCACACTATATTTATTGGGCATCTGGATCTACTGAAGACCTACATGGATTAGTTGGTAATATTAGAAAAAGTAATAACTAATAAAAATTGAAATCTAAATGTATTATATCATTAACAATAATATAATAATATTAAAACATGCATTGTTATGTAAAGTATTGCCAAAGACAACCACAATACTCTAATGTACATCAAACTTTTTATTCTGAATGTCCATATCACAAATTTACACCACCAAAATGTTCAATTGGTGATTGTCAAAAATTTACAGAATACAGTATTATGAAAAAGAAATTTTATCCAACATGCACAAAACATGGAGATGTCAAATCACCAAATTGTGTTGTCAAAAATTGTAATAACCTAACAGAGTTCAGTCCAACAATGGGTATATTTCATTCAAAATGTCCAGAACATGGATTAAAAAAATTATGTCCTGTATTAGGATGTGATAACTTAAGAACTTATGATTATGATAAAGAAAAATTGAACGATAATTGTCTTTCACATCAAGTTTCTTTCAACATGAATGATAAAATTATCAAAGTATGTGATATAATAAAAAACAATTTATTATTTCAATGGATAGTTAAACCATTCAATACATTACTAATTAAAGATGCAAATAATATTCAACCAATGTGGGAAAATATTATTATGGCTAAAAATCCATGGTTAAGCTTTTGGTTTGAATTAAATGATATTGCATTTGCTAATGGAATTGAAGTAAATGATATTGTTAAATATTTAAAAAAATCTAAAATTAACTTGATGCATGCAGAATTATCGAGAGAACCATATGCTATTAGATTTGCCAATAATAATTGTGATATGTTATATGATTCTAAAGTTGCAAGGTGGATTCATGTATATTTAAATACTTATAAAATTATTTATTAGGATTTGTACAGTTACGAACAAATTTCTCCCCTTTTATTTTTTGTTCTTTGTTGCCAATAAACATTAATCTATATCCTACTTTATAATCAAATTGTTTTTGATTGTCAAAATCATATGTATCTATAAATCTTTCAGCTACTAACGATTCCTCTTCCTTAGATAATTCCCATCTAAATATTAAATACAATCTAAATACTATTTGGGCTTTTTTAATTTGTCTCAAATTTCCAATTTCCAACAATCTCAATACTTTTTTATGGTCGACATTCTCCAAATCGAGCAACTTCATGTTGTCAAATTCTTTTTCTAATTTTTTAGCTTCATTACCATTTGGTTTTCTCATTTTTATACTATGTTACTAATACTTGCCTTTTATAATATTGTAATATCAATTTTTTATGCTACAAATTCCATATGATATTTGGTTTCGGTCATATACTTACTAAAATATTTTTCTATTAAAAAATCAACTGATGGTATTACTTTTTTCATATTTTTATTAAATTGTATAATATCAGTGTAATTATAATTGTAGTTTTCAGATAATTCTTTTAATAATTTCATTATTTTTGCTGGTGGCATTTTTACAACATTTGTTTCGCTTAAGTTATCTTTCTTTGCTTTATATAGTTCTTCAAATCTATTATTTTCAATTAAATAATATATTAATGCTATTTTACATTTTTCTTCATATCTTCCTGATTTTCTAAATCTGATTTCACATTCATTCTGTGCTTCTTTTACATATTTTAAATCTTCTAGTGTTACAAAAAATTTTCCTAATTCTTCAGCGGTATATTTATTTAAAAGTATTAACACCCTTATCCTATTATAAGTATCATGAAAAAAATGCAAATCAGTGCTATATGCTAATTTTTGTTTGGTAATTTTGTCATTACCATCATCAATTTTTGCACCACCATAATCCCAAATTACAAATGTATATCCGTTATTTGCCATGTAGTAACTTTTATTATTTATTGTATATTTGTTGGTTACATTGTTAGTTACATGATATAATACATTTCCAAATCTTAAATCATTATGAACAAGTTTCAAATGTTTTTGTAATGAATATAGTGATACCCATAGTTGGAATAAAAATGACAACCATTCGTCTTCTGTATGTTCCATTAAAATCCAATCTGTAAAACTACCATTCGCAAGTTCATTATAAATAATTATTTTATTTTCCACTTCACATACTTTTAAATCATATATTATTGGTAAATTACAACTAATCTTGTCAATTACTAATTTTGTACATTTTTTTAATATATCATATTCCCTCCATACATTAAGGTTTGTATCGTATTTATTTTTAATCACATATGGTTTAACACATTGTATTTTTAGGGCATAGCTAAATTTTACATTATTTATAGTTATTTGTTTTATCCAATTACTACTGAAACCACCCGTATTTAAAAGGGTACATTTTAAATCATCCAAACAATCTTTATCATCTTGGAGTTTGTTACGCAATGTATCATATAACATTATTCTATTTTCATAATCTAATTTATCATTCTTAATTTCCATATACATTATACTGCGAAAATTAAATATAGCTAATAAAAACTAAATAAATATTATAGTAATAATGGGCAACATTATCAATAGGTTAAAGAATACAGATTTTAATATAATAAATACTTACATGATTAATGCAACAATCATGTCATTTTTTTATGATGTAGATGATGATTGTTTTAAGATTGAATGTATCCCATCGTTTGATATTATGACATTACACCGAACAAATCCAAACTTTATTAAAATATACAATAAATTAAAAATTGGTAATACATATAATTTTACATGTAGCGATTGGATTTATCATTCAGATGAAATTGTTGGTATAAGAGAATGTGAGCTTGTATCTATTGATGATGTTGTTATAGAATTTTTAGATTTGCAAAATGAACTACCGATGTTAAAATATTATGATGAAATTGTGTTGGAAAATAATGTTGAAAAGAGATTACTTATAAATAAAAATACAATGACAAATATAATTGTCGGAACAAAATATAAAATACAATGTATAAAAAAATTTGGCGATAATTTTTATAGTGTTATTGATTTTCAATGCATTTGATAATGTAATTTTAATATATTATTACATTATAATAAAGTGGCAGGGGGACTACTTCAATTAGTTGCTTACAGTGCTCAAGATATATACTTGACTGCTGATCCACAAATAACATATTTTAAAGTTGTATACAGAAGGCATACAACATTCTCGATACAAGCATTTGAAAAAACATTTAATGAAAAACCAACATTTGGAAAAACGGCCAAGGTAAAATTATTTAGACTAGGAGACTTAGCAACAAAAATGTATTTGAGAGTTGTAGTCGCAACATTATCATCAAATACACCATTCGCGTGGATAAGAAGATTAGGACATGCATTAATATCTGAAGTGAGAATTGAGATTGGAGGGTGTGCTTTGGATAAACATGTAAATGTATGGTTAGATGTCTGGTATGAATTAACCAGGTGGGGTATGAGAGATGAAGGTTATAGAAAAATGATAGGAGATGTTGATGCAATGACAGAATACAATAATAATACTAAACCAGAGTATACTATGTATATACCTTTGCAATTTTGGTTTAATAGACATTATGGATTAGCATTACCATTAATAGCCATTTATTACAGCGATATTTATATAAGAGTAACATTAGAAGATAAAGAAAATTTATTAGTCAGAAGTCCACTTTTTACAAATTTTGAAGAAATGAAAATTTTAGATTTTGGATTGGTAACTGATTATATATATTTGGACATAAATGAAAGAAAAAGATTCGCAGTAAGTTGTCATGAATTTTTAATTGACCAGGTGCAATTTACATATGCTGACGAAATAACTAATATATCTAGCAGAACATTTATAGATTATACTGGACCTACAAAAGAACTTATATGGTTGACAAGAAATACAAAGTTTAATAAAGGAATTGAATTTTTATGTTATTCAAATAAGGATGACTGGACACCTGCAATAGTTCAATGTTCTAAAAAAATACTACAAAATAGTATGTTATTACTTGAAGGAAATAAATATATTATTGATTCCTCAGGTAATAAAATATTGGTAGAACAAGGCGAAGATGTCATGTTGCCCGGCTCTTGGATTATGTTTGATCCCGACACAGTCTCATATTCACCAAATCATGGTCTTAAAATTGTAAACAATAGTTTGGTGAATGCATTATGGTTAAATATTGATTCATTATCAGTTGGATTATATAGTTTGACAGCAACAATTACAGGAACAATTATCGTTGATATGGATGATAAAATAACTATTTTAGTAACACAAGGATTGAGTGATAAAGATATTAGTATACCTTTAGCGGATATGACAGATACACGTTTAAATGGACCACATCCAGGTATTTATGTATATCAATTTTCAAATTATGGGTTGTATATAACTGGTAAAAAGAATCCTGTAGAAAGTGCATTATTACAATATAATGGTGATGATAGATTTACAAAAAGAGATGGTAATTTTTTTGGAATATTACAACCATACTTACATCATAATTCAACACCCGCAGATGGAATTAATATTTATTCATTTGCAATCGAACCAGAAAAACATCAACCAACTGGCGTTTCAAATTTGTCTGCAATAGACACTGTGGTGTTATCATTATGGTATAATCCTGAACTGTTATATAATGGAAGAACTGATCTATATGTATTTGCATTTTCATATAATATATTTAAAGTTAGCAATGGGATGGCAGGTTTAATATATTAATAAAATTCATAATACTAATGATCTATATAGAGCAATAATAAGTAATATTACATCGTTTGGTAAATGAGAAGTCAAAACAATATTAATCCACGTTATTATCAATTCAAAATTATAATAGTCGTTATTTAAATAATAATTTTCCAATTGACGATCATACTTTTTTGAATTTTTACTTACCGAATATAATTGTTCAAGAAAAGTATCACATGTTAAATTTACTCTAAATATATCAGGATTATAATGTTTAATTGTCACAAACATCATATCAGATATACCATAATAATAATAATTATAAGACATTGTTGTTTTGATTAAATTTTCAAATATATATGAAGCAAATTCTTTGTCTATATTAATAATTGATAACAATGTTTTGATTCTTACTCGATTATTAATATAAAAATTAATAATATCCGGAATATATTTTTTAATAACATCTCTCAAATTATTTCCCCCAATTGTTACTAACAATGATAAAGTATCACTAAAAAATTTAAATGATTCATCTGAATTCCATTTTTCATGATTTTTCTGGCAACTATTATAATTTACATGTTTTTTTCGAACAAAAAAATTATCGTCATCACAACCCAAATCATAACAATCATTCCATCTAATTAAATCATCGTCAGAAGAATCCTCGCAATCAAGGCACATTATGTTGTCATTTAAGAAAAAACATTTATTTTTAATAGTTAATAAATATGCCGTTAAATCTTTTGTAAATTTGACAGATGGATTTAACTGTCTTAATAACTCTTTAATTTTATCAAAATCTTTTTCTGATAGTAAACAATCGAATAACTTCAACATATCTTTTTCAAGCGTCATATTAAACTTATTTGAATCAATTAATGTTAGTAAATATAAAATATTATTATGTATTTCATTCAACTCAAAATTTTCATCTTCATAATATTTAGCTTCATCGTAATATTTACTCAAGTAATATCCGTTGCTTTGTCCATAATATCTATGATGTTCTAATTGTTCAATTACATAAATATATGTATAAATATTATGTTTGATTAATAATTCTAATAAGTTTAATTCAACTGTTGAAAAGAATGTAATCAATATATCCATGATTTCTCTTGTTATTTTGCAATCTTTGAGAGAATTAAGAATAAAATCCAATTTTTGATCTGGAAATTCAGTTAATAGAATTTTCAAACTAACAGTATTTGAAAATATTATTGAATATGCAATAATAATTTTTTGGTGTTCATTACAATATTCCTTATAATCATTTAATAATAATTCAAATACAGGACTTTTAACAACAATCGTTTTTCTGATAATTTCCAATAATTTTTCATTATCCCAAGATTTTTTTACAGGAATATGTTTTTTTAAAGTATTATATATTAATACTTCATGAATGCTACCAATAGTTGAATTTATAGCAGATTCACACTTCCAATACCACTTATCTTCTTGTGTTTCAATTACAGTTAACGCTGATTGAACAACGGTTAAATGACGTGATTTAAGAAATATTTCTTTACTTAATTGAATATGTGTATTAAGTATTTTTAGTATATTTAAATGGTCAAAATCTATAGCATAATATGCAATATTATGTAATAAGTTAATATCTTTTACAGAATTTTTTTGGAGATTTGCAACATAATCATTCAATATTTTAAGAATACTTTGACTGTTAACTTTTGAGAATTCTCTGCTTTGCGAAAATCTATCATTAAAAGTTAAATCAACAAGATGCTTTATAAAGTGATCTTTATTATTAATTTTGGCATTTTTCCATTGTTTTTTTAAACCCGTATCTTGTAGGTTCATTTTACAGGTTATTAAAATCGGGCAATTATTAAATTTTTATTAAAAGTTGAACAATACATATATATTTCAATTTTTTTACAATTATCATTATATTATTAAGGTATGAAATGGCGTGGTACAATAAAAGTGTATTATCAGGAAGTATTTTAATTAAGTGAATTGTTTACATAATTAATATAAATCCTGATTATATATTTTTATTGTAATTCGCCAAATCATATATCGTTTTAATAAACTATAAACAAACTATAAACAAATTAATAAATTAAACATCTTATGCACCTTAATGATTCATAAGCTTAAAAATTGTTGTTATTACATCTTGTGGAAGCTTTGCCACTAGACCAATCTTAATCCATGAAATTTTCAGAAAATTATGTCTATCTGACCATAAATACAAACCTTGCAATTGGTTGTTTGTCTTTTTCAACATTTCTTCCATAAAATATATTTGGTCAAAAAATACATTACATGTAAGCTTCACATTAAATACATGTGGGTTATAATATTTTATTGTAGCTAAAATCATATCATTAACACCAACACCATAATGTGTCCTTGTTTTCACCAATTTACGAAATGTATTTGATGCAATCTTTGGATCAACTCTAATGATTGAGAGTAAAGTTGAAATTCTCTCTTGGTCATCAATGTAAAAATTAATAACAATTGGAAGGTGTTCTTGGATAATACATTGAATATCATCTTTTCCAATAGTTATTAATAATGACAATGTATCCCAAAGAAACTCAAATGATTCATCTGAATTCCACTTGTAATGATTATTATTACAACTATCCGGATACACACGACTGTACCATCCCTCATGATCTTCATCATCACAATCAAAACATCCCATATTACTATCCAAGTAGATGCATTTAGTTTTTACAGTCAACAAATATATAGTTAACTCTTTAATTAAATCAACAGACGGATTTGTAAGGGTCAACAATTGTTGGAACTTTTGAAAATCCCTCTCTGATATAATACAAGTAAATAATCTACATAATGTATTCTCATGCAAAATTACATCATTTGACAATGTCAATAGATATAATATATTCTCATATATATCACTAATTTCAACATCTGAGTCTCCATAATATATTTTCTCATTTAAATATGAACTTTTATAATACTTATTCCCGTCAGAATAATACCCGCGAAACTGACTTTTAGTGGATTGATCAATAACATCGACATATGTGTCTATATTGTGGTCGATCAAGTGTTCTACAATTCCAATGTCGTTATTATTTTGACAGAACGTTATTAACACGTCCATAACCTCTTTTGTTAGTTTACAACCGTTAATACCATCGTTAATATTTCCTAAATATTTATGCGAAAAGTTATCAAATATTATTTTCAAACTAACCGCATTTGAATAGAAAATTGAATAATTCATAAGTTCGGTATGAAAATAATATTCGGTAAGTATAATGTCCTTGTAATTATTAATCAATAATTCAAATATAGAACTCTTAACAATAATTGCCTTCCTAATAATTTCAAATAATTTTGGACGATCATCCCTATGTTTAAGATTGATATTTGCTTTCAGAGTTTCATATACTAATCTTTCATGCGGAGCACCAATTGCAGATTTTATTATTGATTCATACATATGCAATGGTTTCTTTTCTTTTGATTCGGCAGAAGTTAGTGCATTTTTAACAATTAACTCATGCTTAGACCTTACGAGTTTTTTTTCATCTAATGGAACATAGAGACTAATAATTCTCAATATATTAAAATGATCAAATTGAATTGCATAGCTACCAATCAAGGATAATAATTCAGCTTCGGTATACCAATCTGGTAATACCAATGATTGACCTTTAGGACTGTTTTTAAGGAAGTCTAAAAGTTTTTCACTGTAACTTTTGTCTGATGATTTTGGTTTTTTATAATTTGCAACGTAATCATTCAATATTTTTAAAATACCTTGACTACCCTTGTCAGTAAACTTTTGTTTCACCGAATAAACGTTTCTCACACTACCAAGGAGTTTTTTAATAAAATCTTCCCTTTTTCCCTGTTTTTTCGCAGTTTCCCATTGTTTTTTCAAATTTGACATTCTTGTAAGAAGTAAGGCAGGCACATATAGATCCCAATTAAGAGCTTAATAATGAGTTAAAAAATCAATTTTTTTATAATATTAATACAATACCATTTGGGACGATTTTAAATTAGCTTTACTTATGGATTCCACCAATAATCCATTTGCATAAATACCATAATTCATATAGTCATTATGATGTTCTAGTGCCAGATGATAAATATCAAATATCCCTTCATTTTCATATGGTACTGCTTTATTATCAAAACAAGCAATTAATCTATATTTTTTTTCAGTAACGTATATTTGGCCTAAAAATTTTATAGTATCTTTCTTTTCTTTTGCAGTAAGTGTATTCTTTAAGATTGAATGACAACCGGTCAAATATAAATCTTCAAATAATTGTGGATAATTTTCTTTTGAACATTTATAGAGTCTGTTTGTAATTCTTTCAGTATTTGCATGGTTCATTATTGTAGACCTACCAATAGCACTTACTTTTTGGTATCCACTTGCCAATGTTTTAACACGATCACCAACTTTTAAATCTTGGATAGCAATGTATATTTCTTTGTGATCTTTTACACATAAAATTTTTGTATTTGCAAGAAAACATGATGAATCTATTGTGTTACCAGAAAATGTAATACTATTACTATATTGACTAAAAGCAGTTTCCCAATCGGATGTGAGTGCATAATTTTGTAAATATCCAATTACTAATGGTGAATATGATGAATTAAATACACTATTTGAACTAACTGTTGGAGGAATTTCTCCATCAAATGATATATATGTTAGAGATGGACATTGATTAAATGCATACTCTAGTATTGATGTCACAGTTGCAGGAATATTATTAATATTTTCTAATAAAGAACAATTATTAAACATTCCGTTTGGGATATATTGTAAATTGGATCCAGATGCAAATGTTATTGTTTGTAATTGTGATCCTGTAAAAGTGAATTGACCAATTGTCGTGACTGATGATGGAATTGTTATAGATATAAGTGCTGATGAGACAAATGCTAATTGATCAATTAATACTAAATTATTCCCACTAAAAGATACATTTTGTAGTCCTGCAGTGCTGGAAAATGCATATTGATTAATATTAATGATGTTAACACCAAATATTATACTATTAATTCCATTTAAATTCATAACCATTGTATTACCACCAACGTATTTAATTGGATATGGAGTTCCACTTATAATTGCATTATCTTTTATTGTTAATACATTACCACTTATTGAAGATGTTGTGCTATCAGTTGCATTTATAAATACAACACATGGCTGAACTGAATCATCTAAAAATACACATGGTAAATTTGTACAATTCTTAAATACATCTACATCAAATAATACATTGATCACAATGTTACCGTTTGTAACTACTCTGAATGTTGTTACACTTATGCAATCTTCAAATGAATGTGGACCAAAATATGTCAAACTTGGGGGAAATATTAAATTATTTAAACTTGTACAGTTATAAAATGCACTGTTGCCAATTGATGAAATACTCGATGTCGCAGTAAAAGTTAAAGTTTGCAAACTTGTACAGTTTTTAAAAGCATTCGCGTTAATAGATGTAACAATAGTTGGAAATACAATTTGGGTAATCCCTGTTAAATTCGCAACTATTGAACCGGCACCAATTCTTATTGGATAATTTACAGAATTAATTGTTACATTATTTTTGATTGTTAAGATATTTGAAGCTAAAGTTGCAGTATTACTGTCAGTTGCATTAACAAAATATACACATGAATTAACGTGACTGCTATCATCTGAAAGAATGTATGGTAAATTATTACATGAATTGAATGCATATTGAGTAATATAAACGGAAGGTGGAACTGTAATTCCTACAAGATAGGTGGCATTATCAAATGCATTTTGGTTTATACTTATTACATTAGTGGGTTCCTGAAAAACAATTGAGAAATTTGTTGTAACACCTGCTGAGATATTATTGGTATTATCACCGATTGCAGTTACAGTATACGTTGTAAGTCCATTTACCACAGTTTGGGGAACAGTAAAAATATTAGAAATTAGATCTGTATTTGTAATTGAAATAAGTGTACAAGTATTGTTCGAGTTATAAGTATATGTGGGCATTATATATTATACTGTCATTAAAATTTATAGGTTGTATAATTATTATGCATAAAAATGTTAATAATTATTTTTTATTGTCTTTAATAGTTAATTTTTGGTTTAAAGTAAAATGAGGGGCTATATATTTCGTAACTTCTTTTGTTAAATTATTATTTCTAATTGAAAGAACAATATCATTTAATATTGAACATTTTTCAATTTCTGATGTTTTATTACTCAAGAGAGTTTTTATGTTATAACTATCAATACAAGTTGCAATATAATTTAACAATGGTTTGATAACTTTAGTCTTTACCATTTCACCTTGTCCATCAGATATCCATCTATTACATTGGGAACCATCTGGCAATATTCTAACTAAAAATGTCATCCTTGATAAATCTGAGCACCATAATGATTGTTTTGATATATTATCACTTTTATAAAATGATACTATAATATTACCAATATATTCTACTAATTTAGAACATGTATATTGTGAATAAATAGTATTTATAAACATAACATTTTCATCAGCATTTATTGGTTCTGTTATCATATTACCAACTCTAACTTCATCATAATCATCAAGTGGTTTTAAAATAGGATCCATTGTAAAGTGTTCTTTTATGTATTCTTTTGTAAGAATATTTAATGTGTTATTTTGATTATTATTATTAATATTGTTTAATGTACCAATATTGTTAGTTGTGTTATTCTCTATTTTAGCCTTCTCAAGTTCCTGTAATTTTTCATCTATTAATTGTTTTTCCTTGATGAGATATTGTTCTAAAATATTATCTTTCTCTTTCTTTTTGTCTTTGTAAAATTGTTCATTTTCTTTAGAACAGGTGTTTTCTTTAAGGTGCCTGGCTAAACTATATTGCCTTGAAAATGTACGATCACAATATTGACACGATATATCAGTATTTTTTTTACATGGTATTTTTTTATTTTTATGTACCTTTAAGTGGGAAGGACGAGAAAATACTTTTTCGCATATGTCGCATATTTTGGAGTCACTCGTAATATATATTATATGTATATATTTTTAAGCCATATTAATGCGAGTGTAGTAATTAGCAATATATATTATAACAATATTAATTATAAAAAGGTCATATATTTATTAATTTTATTACAACATTAAATCCAACGTTATTTATGTTATATTTAGTATGTATATTACAATAAACCGGTCCCAATTGCCAAATTAATTGTGGTTTATTTGGGAAGTTTTACACAATCCAGACGGTACTGTGTAATATTTGCGGCATTTCCCACAGTTTTACGGGCATATTTTATGGAAAAATATAGATTTTTTGCCAATAAAATTTATATACATAAAATAAAAGTACCTATGCGAATCCATTTTTCTGAATATTTCACCCATAAAAAAAATTTTTATAAGGTCCTAGAAGAATTTTGATTTTTCAACACAAATTTTGTGTAAGGAAATTTGAAATTTTTATTACTATAAAAAATATTTTTTTAATGACCAAAATTAATAATATTTATTTAGTGATAAAATTAATGATATTTTGTAAATAATATTTATTTTGGAATTACCATCAAAATTACCCAATTGTGGTCACAATAATAACAAAATTCACAATTTTAACACAATAAATCGTGAAATATTACAATTTTATACGATATAAATTTAAAAATAATATATTAATAATGTTGAATTTATTTGTAGTATTTACTTATCAATTTTAATATACAATTAAAAAATTGATAAATACAATTATTGCTCTCTATTACTAATATATCCCTTCTCAAAAAAATGGTAAGGATATTATTTGTCGGAACTTCCACATTATCCCTCGAACAAAAAACATGTATCTATTCTGATAAATTGACAGATTTAAAGAAACAATGTTCAAAGAAAATGTTTAATTATGCATTATTAAATAATTTAATTGATATAAGTAATGATGATTTCACTGTTTGGAGGGAAGACATGCCAGAAAAATATGATAAATATTTTATTGGTGATGTTATATCACATGATTTAGATGAATATAGAGATATAATATGTCAAAAAGTTATAGAGTTTTACAAAGGTTCAGATAAAATTATGTATGATACATGTGATCAATTTGTATTACCACCGGGTAATTTGAAAAGTAAAGTGAAAAGTAATGATAAAAAATTTTCAAAAAAATATGGTATTAAATTTTCATTCCAAAAACATTATAATTGTATGTTCCAAGAATATATTGAAATGTGTAATGTTAAATACGATATTATATGGTTTCTCGGCTGTTGTAATCCTGATTTTGTTATTGACATGAATAAAAGTTACATTAAAAATTTTAAAAGGATATTAACAAAAAATGGATTAATAATTCATATGGATCCAGTTGTAGACCATAAATTAAAATTTATCGCATTTGATGACAGAATTAAAATTTTAAATAAGAAAGGCTGTTATGATTGCGATTGTGGTGAATGTGAAAGTTTCGAAGATAAATTACAAATTGTTGAATATTTAATAGAAAATTTGGTTAAAGTTGGGGTTGGGATTTATAGGTTTGATTTATAGATGCGTATTAAAAAGAACAATATTTATATTAACATACATTATATGATATCTGGAAAAAAGATATTAATTTTTGGAGGTAGTGGTTCTTTAGGAAATGAATTAATTACGAGATATTTGAAAGATAATATAATAGTAAATTATTCAAGAGATGAGGCAAAACATTGGGCGATGGATTTAAAATATAAAAGTAAGAATTTAAGTAATATAATTGGTGATATTAGGGATTTAAATAAGGTTGAAAACGCCATCACTCGGACTAATCCGCACATTATTATTATCGCATCGGCATTGAAACATATTGAGAGATGTGAATATGAAGTTATGGAATGTATAAAAACAAATTTATTGGGGCCTAATAATATATTGGAATCTATTGAGAAAAATAGAGACAGATTAACTAATTTAGAGACAGTACTTTTTACCAATACTGACAAAAGTTGTTCGTCAATTTCTTCGTATGGCATGGCTAAAGCATTAGCATGCAAGTTAATGGTTGAAAAATCATTGTATATCAAGGATATTAAGTTTGTTACTGTAATATATGGAAATGTTTGCGCGTCAAACGGAAGTATAATGAGAACACTTCATCAAATTGGTGCTGATCCAAATGCCCCACATTTCACCCTCACCCATCCCGACATGACCCGTTTCATCATGACACTTGAACAGTCCGTAGACCTCATTGAACATGCAATCCTCCACGCAGAATCTGGTGATATTGTTGTTCCTCAAATTGTATCTATGAAAGTACAAGATTTAATTGAAATATTTTCAGAAAAATACAACAAACCAATTGTGATTGGGACCTTGAGAGCAGGTGAAAAAATGTTAGAGTCATTAATTAATGAAACACAATCAATGAGTATGGTTATTGGTGAAGAATATTATTACATTAAACCCCCATACAAAAACATCTGTATACCAGAACAAAAAAGAGATTATAACAGCTCCATGAATCCTATGACAAAACAACAATTAAACGATTATTTGGTAAAGTTAGGATTGTTGTAAATTTTTTTATTTATTATTTTGAATAAAAAATTGATATTTAAACATTATATTTAACATTATGTCTACATAATTTATCATAAATCATGTTGGCAACTCTAACATGTCTTTCTGGTGCATATGCCATTACAAATAAATTATTAACCATACAAAACAAATATTTGTTAAAACAAAACAAATTGAGAACTCTAAATGGTGTTTACAATATAAGAAAGGTAAATGTTACAAAAACTGGTATTATGTATAAATTTGCCACAGAAAATTCAACATACGTTCCAACATATATTAAAGTAAATGGAACAACAAAACAATGTGGTGGTTATTTTCCAAAATCTAATGAATATTTAGCACATGGTTATAATTTTTTGATGGAAAATACCCCTATTTTTAGTGTAACACAAGATACAAATTTTATTTTCAATAATGAAATACATCAATATATAAATAATAATTATGAATTCTATTGTATTGCTCATGAAATTGGACATATTCAATATGCAACACAACTTGGTGGTGGTGTTCATTATAAAAGATTTAATGGGGTAAATTTACATGTAGTATCTACAAGGATCAGAACCAAAGATGATATTTGGGTTTTATGTGATGGCAATGATTGTAAAATAATGGCAAATGTAAATGAGGATGTATTTAAACAGTTACTACTTAAGAGATCCCAATTACCATTTAACAAAACAAATTTATTTTTACTTTACGCATTATTAATTATTTGTTATGGATATTATTTTTATAGTCATAACCCAGATGAACCGAAACTTTAAAAAAATTGATATTTGAACATTATATTTACTTTATAACTTACTAATATATTATACAACTATGTTAGCTACATTAACCGCATTATCTGGATCGTATTGCCTTGCTAATGCCGCATTTGTCCTAAAAAATAAACAATTATTACAAAATAATATGTTAAAAACCTGGAATGGTAATTACCATTACTTTAAAAAGGCAAATATTACAAATAATGGTGTGATGTATAAAGTTTATAGAAGAGACACTCAATACACTCCTCCAGTATATGTTGGTGACAAGGTGAAAATCCCGATTGGTGGATCTATTGAAAAAGTATACACTTGTATTAGTTATGGTAATACTTTTACAATGTTAAATCAACCAAAATTAGCAACTGAACAAGATAATTTTATGTTAGACTATGACAAAGAAGAATATTTTAAAGATACAAAAGGTTATAATGAATTTTGTAATTTACATAATATTGTGGTTGGTCAAAAAAATTTACAACATAACAAAGTGTTAATCAAATATAGTGAAATTACAAAAAATTCAAATGTTTACATGTTAGTTACTGAAAATAATGAATGTATTGCAATGACAAATTTTAATGAACAAATTTTAAAAGATGAAATGCAATATAACGCCATATTCAGATTACCATTAAGTATGACAAATTGTGTATTGTTTTGTGTATTGGTTGTGATGTGTTTCGGGGTATATTGCTAAAAAAATTGAAATTTGAACTCTTAGTTATGCCCATAATATAATTTTTTATAGCGTCTCACATTAAGGTTAATACATAATGCAAGCTTTATTTGAAAAAAATCCATATACTACTGAAGAAATATCTAAAATTGTAAGCGATCCTTCTATAAGAACTAACAATTCAATGATCGTTACATTAGATTCAGGTATCCAAGTATTTGTATTCAGAACTGGACATCCTTTAGACAATTGCACTAAAGGGAAACCTATTACAATGGTCATCGGAAATACAACATATACCGCCGATCAACCAGAAACTTTATTTCAATTGGGGAAATTCATTTGTGGCTCAGACAAAAGTGTTATCGATCTGAAGACATTCATTTGTAAGAAAGCCAAAGAGAAAACTCTTTTTGAATTACAATTAAAAGAAGCCCAAAAAATTCTAAGTAAGAATGTTGTAGATGATGAAGAATGGAAAGAATTACCTAGTTTTGTTAGAAATACAAAATGCTGTGATGAAATTTTGAACCTCATTTACATTTGCAAAGACAAAGTTAAAGATAGTGATAGTATTGCATCATTATTTTTACAATCAAACTGGTCTGAAAAGGTGGGCACTGGAACTACAGCATGGGCTGGAAGATTTTATGGTTTAGGTATTGATACGAAGATTTGGGATGTTAAAAGATTTGAGTGGATGATAAATGTTAGATGCAACTGGGCAGAACAGTGCTCTTCATTTGAAGAACTTAAAGAGTTATCAAGAAACTTTACCTTAAAGTTTGCAGAATTACAAGTTGGTAAGTCATTCAAAAACCAATGGATGGTTTCTTCAACAGAGATAGTTAAAAAGGAAGTTGACGGTGAAGAAAAAGAAATTGAGGTTGAATGTGGAATGAACTGGCTTGGGACTGTATATGATATATTCTTTGAAAAGATGAAAGAGTTAGGAAGGATTCCAAAGATTGAAGATTTTATATTTGTTTAATAAAAAAATTGATATTTTAATGATATATTAATTATTAAATTATGATATTATTATTATCTAATATGTTGACTACTTTAACATGTCTAACTGGTTTATATTGCGGGACAGGAGCTACTCTCATTGCCATGAATAATTTTTATATAAAATTTAACATGTTACAAACATTAAAAGGAAAGAAATTTTTTGTTAAACCTGTAATCACCAATGAAGGTTATATGTATACATTATCTAAAGAAAAAACTATATTTAATGATGTTGGAGTCCGTAATACTGTTTATTGTGATACGAAAAATGGTTATACATTTACAATGGAAGATGAACCAACATACAAAATTAATGAATATTCAGATTTTTCATTCTCGCAGATAGGTACAACAATTTTTGATAATCAAAAAACTATTGGAAAATTGGATAACAATATGCAAGAATTATATAAAACATATAAAACAGATAGTAAAATGGTCAAAGTTAAATATTCAAAACTATTGAAAACTGGTGATGTGTGGTATTTAGCAGATAAAAATAATGTATGTTCATTGATGGCAGAAATGGATGAAAAATCATTTAAAGAATTTGTAATAAATAAATATAAATTTCCATTTTTAGTGACAAGTTATTGTGTGTTTTTACTTTTATGTTTGGCATGTTTTGTTAGATGGTTGGATGAAAATTATTAATAATTTTAATTTATCGTGTTAATTTTTCATATAATAAATTAAAAAGGTTATATATAATGATCATTGACTGTTTCAACTTTTACAATGAAATTGAGATTTTACATATGAGATTGGATTATTTATATTCTACAGTGAATTATTTCGTAATTGTTGAATCATTAGATTCTCACAGTAAGAAGGTTAGAAAGGATAAATATGTATTTGAAGAAAATATTAAAATTTATGAACCTTATATGGATAAAATTATTTATTTAAAAATTGATAATTTACCATTTGGTAGTTCAGAACCATGGAAAAATGAAAATTACCAAAAAAATTATTGTGAGAATGGATTTAAGTTAATACCAAATTTAAATGATAATGATTGGATATTATTTTCAGATGTCGATGAAATTCCTAATAAAGATTTAGTAAAAAATTTGTTATATTACACAGGTGTCAGAGGTGTTAGATTTGATCATAAATTATTTTATTACAATGTTAATGTATTACAAAACCAAATATGGGGTGGAACTGTTGGAGTACAAAAGAAATGTTTTATATCAATGATGAATATGAGAAGTAATAGATGTAATAATGAATTAATATCATTTCATAATGGAGGATGGCATTATTCATATATGGGAGGTGCCGAAAAAGTATTTACTAAAATGCAATCATATGCAGAATCAGATGATAATATTAATCATTCAAGTTTGGAAAATATAAGAAATGCTATTAATACAACTAAAGATATATTGGGAAGAACTGATAATATGTTCATTAAAAACATTGTTGACATTAATGTAGAAGGAATGGCGCCATCAAATATGAATAAAATGTTACAATTGTATCCATATTTATTAAAAGTCTCGCTCGCAGTTGAATCAACAGGTGTAAATGTATCATATGTTTGTTTAATTTACAAAAGTACCAAATGGTTACAATTTGTGTATGACCAAGTAATGAAATTCACTAATTTAGAGAATAATGAATTTTTTTTTGTTGCAAATGATGCACATCCAAATGTATTAAAATATTTGAAAGATAAGAATATGCCGCACTATATTTACAATGGTACTGAAGAACAACAAAAAGAATGGTATATTAATAATGTTTACAGAGCATACAATTACGGAGGTAAAATGGCCAAAGGTAAATATATTGTTTTCATTAATAGTGACATGGCCTTTACACCTAGTTGGGATAAGAAATTATTGGAGTCTATTACAGATAATACATGTGTAGTGTCGAGATTAGTTGAAAGGGGTATATTAAGATCAGGAACATATGGTATTGAAAAGAACTTTGGAGATAATTATGATAATTATAGGGAAAGTGAATTTATTAAATATGCTGTTGAAATTGGTAAAAACGAGTTAAAGGATCAGGGTTTGTTTATGCCATTATTAATTAAAAAAGAACATTTGGAAAAGGTTGGATATTATCCAGAGGGAAACATAATTGTAGGATCTGATTTGTTTAATCCTGTATATGCTAAATTGGGAGAACATAATTTAATTTCTGGTGATAATGTATTGATGATGAAATTGAAAAGTATTGGTGTTAATCATAAAACACATTTTGATAGTATTGTGTATCATTTTCAACAAGGGGAGATGTTGGAACCGGTTGATTCGATTATTGATAATAAAAGTGGATGGCTGATTAACGACTGCTTAACATGTATTCCTGGAACTAAAACATTCTGGCATTTTTTGTTGGATAATATTGATTCGTTGATGGACAAAACTGGTGGTTATACTAATTTTGAAACTTTGCCAGGTAAAATTGAGAATGAATTTAAGAAAAGTAAACCAAAATATATTATTAGGAATGCAACATATTTTAGAAAGTTAAATATTGATGGGGTATATACAATTTCCATTTTACAGGATAACCAAAGTAAACATGCTGGATTATTTGCTATGCAGAAGGATGTATTAAAACATTCTAATTTAGTTATATGTAATTCAAAATATATTTATGAGGATTATAAAGATTATATTGTTGGTGATTATAAAATTATACCTTTGGGTGTTGATTTTGACGTATTTAAACCATGTGGTTTGAGAGATGAGAGAGTGTTGCCAAATTCAATTGTTTATATTGGTTCAAGTATGGTATTTCCTAAAGGGTTTGACAGATTATTGAAAATTATGAAGGAAATGATTGAATGTAATTTTTGTTTGATAATGAAGGATGAATATAGTTATAAGGATTTGCCGGATGAGTTGAAAGGTAGGGTTGTGATTTTTAATTCTATCACTGAAAAAGAGATTGTACCAATTATTAATTCATGTGTAATGTCTGTATGTACATCCTATATGGAAACACAACACCTTTCCGGAATTGAATGTGCCGCATGTTCTAAACCAATGGTAGCGACTAATGTTGGTTGGTATAATGATTTGAGTCATGATATGCGCTGGGGTCGTTTGTCAAATGACTCAAATTTTGTTGATGATATTAGATATGTTATGAACCATTTGGATGAATATAACCCGAGGGAATGTTTGAAAGATAATGGATATGATTTGGAAAGTTGTAGGAGAAGTTGGGTCGAGATTGTTGGTAGTATTTGAATTGTTATGTGTGATATTTGTAAGGTGGATCAAGGCGATGTACAATAAAATGGTAATGTCAGATGGTAGAAAGATAATTGGTGTTATGTTATGATAATATTCTGATTGTAAAATTTTATTGTACATCGCCTTGGTTTGTTATGGTGTGTGTAAACTGTGGAATTTTATTTAATACTATAATGTATATTATGCATCACAGTGATTTTATAGCTATATTGGCCGGGTTAAAAAAAGGAGGTAATGCGTTGGAATTAGGAATTTTTGAAGGTGAAACGTTATCAAAAATATTACCGCATATGAATAAATGCTATGGAGTAGATATTAAAACGAATATTCATTTACAGAGATTGGAAGAACAATATAAAGAAAAACTTAAAATGCATTATTGTACTACGGATTCTTTTTTTGAAACCCTTGACACAAAAGTTAAATTCGACCTCGTATTTATTGATGCTGAACATAAAGCAGAAAGTGCATTGAAAGATCTTGATAATGCTTTAAAATTTGCAAAACAAGATTCTATTATAATTATGCATGATACTGATCCAAGCCATAATGATTATATGCAGCCGGGATACTGTAATGATTCTTATAAATTAGTTAGACTCCTAGAAACGCGTGATGACATAAATATAATTACATTGCCAATTGATATTGCAGGTTTGAGTATAATTATGAAAAAGGACTCGAACAGAACGTTTCTCAGGAATGGACTGGAATTTTACAAACAATAAAAATTGAAATCAAAACCCATTATTACACTTACAATACCACCAAAGTGCTTCTACAAACAAACAATGCCTGACTTTTCCAAACTCGCAACTGGTGATCCATGCTCAATAATGGCACTCTCTATGACAGGTCTCAAAGATGCACAATTGGGCTTTTACAAAGATGCATACTTCACAAAACAAGATAACAATATTCAAGTTGCAGTTTTGACAAGAAATGGTATCAGAGAAAATTGTTGGGGTTTTGACTGTCCAAATTCCAAAATTTGTTGTCCTCAATGTATTCCAAAATTTGCAGATAAATTATTTGTAAATTTTATTAGAAATGAAAAAGGTGGTAATGTGAGAAAGAATATCATTCCATATGATCCTGCAACAAGTTATTTTACATTTTATCCACCACCAGATAATAGCCAAAATGAAAATGATCCTGCCTTTATCACAATGTATTTTTCCATTTTACCAGAATTTGAAACTGATCTGGTAAAATGTATTGAAGACAACCCGGAATTTTTGGATAGAGAAGAAACTCAAAGTAGAAACAAAAAGGTTTATAAATTAATGGATAATGATTGGAAATTTTAATTTTTTTATAAATAAAATTGAAATAGTAACATGATAATATATTATTGTTAATATATGTTTAATAAATGGATGATGTATTCTATAACATTTTGACATTTTTAGGTGTTAAAAATATATTGTCATGTTCATTAGTAAGTAAACTTCTAAATAAAATATGTCATTCTCAAATGATATGGAAACACTTGGTAAAATATAATTATGGTGATGTACCAATTATAAAAAATAATTATTATGAGATTTATAAAATTAGTTACAAACTCAATGAATTTACGCAAAATAATTATTATGATCTTCCTATAGACAATACAGATACAATATATGATATAAAATATATTTATCTTACTTGTTATCCAGTTATAGCGATACCAACTGAAATTGGATATTTACATAATTTAATACAATTAGTTATTGAAAATAATCTTATAAAAATAATACCAACTGAAATTGGTAAGTTATTAAATTTAGAAAGACTTAAGCTTACAAATAACTATATTACAACAATTCCAACTGAATTTGGACTTTTACAAAAATTGAACCAACTTTATTTGGATAACAACAAAATAAAATCATTGCCAACAGAATTAGGTAAATTACATAATTTAAGAGTATTAAATGTATGTTTTAATAAAAATATTATAATACCTACAGAACTGAACATAATAACAAATTTGCGTATAATAAAAAGTTGAAATATAAATACAATAATGACTATTACTATATATACAAAATATATACATCATTATGCAAGATGTTTTATTTGATATATTTACATTTTTGCCAATTGAAAGTATATTGGTATGTTCCAATGTAAACAAATTATTTTGTAATGTTGCCATGTCAAATTATATATGGATAAGATTACTTCATTATAATTTTAAAGTTAAAAAAAATTATAGAATATCATCAATATACACTTATAAAATGTATTACGAAATAAATAAATTGGCGAAAAAATATGATATTGGTGTAAATGAAATAGCACATATAATTGAGATAAATAAAATTGATAATGAATCATAATAATAACATATTACATTTATTTATAACTATAAAATGGATGACATCTTTTACAACATATTTACATTTTTCTCTATACAAGATATTATAATATGTACAACTGTAAATAAACAATTTAATAAGGCATGTCGTGACCAAAGTATATGGAAAAATTTAATATTATATAGTTACAAAGATTGTAAATTGTTCAAAGAAAGTTATAAAAATACTTACAAACTTTGTTATGGATTGAATAAATTGGTAATTTCAATGCAATTTTATCCATATAATGTTCGTAAATGTTTTCCATTTTTCTTTGAAGAATTATACAATTCAAAAAAAGTAATATTATACAACAGATGGTTCTATTCAATACCAGATGAAATTGGTTTATTAGATAATGTGGAAGAAATATTATTGGGCGGTGGATGTGTCAAGACAATTTCAGAAGGTATTATCAAAGTACAAAACTTGAAGGTCTTATCATTGTTTAATAATCGTTTAACCGGAGTTCCAAAATATTTAGGACAGTTGCGAAACTTGCGAGTATTATATCTTGATGATAATTCTATTATGGAATTACCTACCGAAATAGGACAATTATATAATTTACAAAAATTACAGTTACAATCAAATTTTCTTAAACTATTACCCACTGAAATTGGTAATTTGTATAGTTTAAGGAAATTGTATTTAGATAGAAATATCTTAAATTATTTACCTACCGAGCTTGGCAATTTGGTATCTTTAACAAAATTGTCACTGTATAAAAATAAACTTACAATATTACCTACGGAAATTGGTAAATTACAAAGTTTAGAAACATTACATCTGGACGAAAATAAAATTGATATTATTCCAAAACAATTTAAAAATCTGACAAATTTAAAACATCTGTCTTTAACAGATAATAAAAATATTAAAATACCACCAAAAATATATAAAATACCAAATATAAATATTATAATGTAAATTAATATAAAGTGATACATATATTACAATTGTATTATGAAAACAATTGTAACACTCACAGGTATCAGGCCAGATTTTATTAGAATGTCAGAAATCTTTAAAAAGTTGGACCAAAATTTTAACCACATATTAGTTCACACCGGCCAACATTATGATAAATTGTTATCTGATGTATTCTTTGATGAATTAGAAATTAGACAACCAAATTACATATTGAATGCTGGTAAAGAATCAACAAATCATTTTGAACAATTAAGTTATTTATCTGTGGCGATACCAAAATTATTCAAAGATAATAATATAAATCCTGATCTTATTATATTTTTAGGTGATGCCAATACTGTTGCTGTATCATTTCCACTTAAGAAAGACGGATATAATATTTGCCATATTGAAGCTGGAATGCGAAGTTTTGACAGAAGAATGTTAGAAGAAATAAATAGAACTGTATGTGATCATTGTAGTGATATTTTATTTGTTTATACTGAAGAATACAAACAATATTTGAAAAATGAAAATGTTGTCAATAATGTATTTGTTGTGGGAAATACAATTGTTGAACCATGTAACAAATTTAAAGATATTATGGAGAAACCAAAATTGAAAAACTTGATATTGGTTGACATTCACAGACCAGAAAATTTCAAATACCCAAAAAGATTAGAAAGGATATTGAACTTTGCTAATGTATGTGGTGATAAGTTAAAATTACCAGTTAAAATCCTTTATTTTAAAAGATTGAAGGATGCATTGGAAGAAAACAATATTAGTTTGGGTAATATTGAGATGATCGATTTAATGCCGTACAGAAAGTATTTACAAATATCATATGATGCAAAAGTTGTAATTAGTGACAGTGGATCATCTGCAGAAGAATTACCATTGTTAAAAACCCCATTATTTTATCCAAGAGATTATACTGAAAGACCACAAAGTTATGAATATAATTGTTCAATTAAATATGATGTGGATAATGATAATAGTGAAGAATTATTTGGTTGGTTGGAGAAATATGAGAATGGTGAGATTGTACCAGATGTGAGATGGTTGGGTGATGGAAATACTTCTGAATTGATTATTGGACATTTAAAGGAATATTTAGGGTAAATTTAATGTATGTTATTTGTAAGTAATATATGATAGGTTTAGTATTTTGGGACCCCCTATACTTGAACATTTATTTTTTTATTCTACAAAATATTATCTAACACAAGATTCTTGTGTTGAAATTTTTTTTGATTTATTTTAACTAAAAATTTTACTATTTAGGGCAATTCGTTATAAATTATATCATATGCTTTTAATATTTATATTAAGTTTCATATAAAATTTTATTTATTGTCAAAATAATGAGAGATTCTGTTTCTGAAACTTTATCATTTTGTGTTTCGTGTAAAATTAAAACCACTCAAAATCACATAAAAATATCATTTAAATGTATAATCATGAATGATATTCGCTTACAAATTATACATTTAAAAGTTTTGAATTATATGTTGTAATTCAATAATTAAACATTATAAATGGTAATTTATAATTAAATCATGGGATTTAAAAACAAAAAATTATGGAGCAAAAATGAAAAATTTTATAGAAGGTCCTCCAATTCCAAAATTAGAGGATATATTTATACGGTAATAACTCTATAAAATGAATAAAATATGCTGTAATTTAGGATTTACAAACATTGAAATTTAGCAGAAATTTTGCAACATTTTCCATATATTTTAACATTTATTTGCCATAAATAATGGCTATTTTTCATATAATTTATAAAATTTTATATGAATTATTAAGATAATTTAAAGTTACATTCAAAAATTATTTTTTATTTAACTACCATAAAAATTATAATTTTACACAAAAATCTTGTGTTGGAAATTTTTTTTAATTATTGTAATGAAAATTTTTAAATTTTGGAGGAGATTTATTAATAATGTATCATATACTTTCATTTTAATGTTTATAAATATATGAATTGGGTGAACTAGACAGGAAAATTTATTAATAATGAATCTTTGTCCGGAATCTCATAAAAATTTAAACATCATATTAGGTCATAATATCAGCAATAAAATGGTTAAACTTTAACAATAATCATTTACAAATATCAAATTGTAAAATAACAAAATATACGTGGTAATTAATAAATGACATAATATAAATGATTCAGAACAGGTGTTTTGAGAGATTTTAAAACAAAAAATGTGGAGCAAAAACTGGAAATATTCGCTGGACCAGTTCTAATTTCTGAATTAAGAGGTATTTTTATAAAGGAATCATATTAAAACATGCCATAAATATGTCATAATTCCTGTTTTACAAATTTCAAAATTCCAATAAAATTTGACCATTTTTTATAAAAAATTATATAAAAATATCCAAAATTTGTACATAAATAATTGCCAATTTTGTATAAATCACATAAAAAAATAACATTAATATATATTATATGGATTCATATATATGTAACAAATGTAATAAAGAATTTAAATATGCTTCTCTTCTAAAATTGCATGAAAATAAGAAGAAATCATGTATACAAACAGAAAAAATTTATCAATGTCAATTTTGTAATACTATATTTTCAACTAATAGTAATTTACATAGGCATTTAACTAATACATGTCTTGAGAATAGAGGTCAAACTACGGTTGAAAAGGTTGAGAACCCCACCGATAAATTTGTTGTTTCTGATAATACCAATATTATTATTAATAGTTCAAATTTAAAAGAATTACTAAATGAATTATTAAAAAATATTAATAATAATACTAATAATACTATTAATACTAACAATAATAGTAATAATAATAGTAATAATAATAATAATAATAATAATAATAATAATAATAATAATATCAATCAAACAATAGTTGATAAATCTATCAATAATACTTATGTTAATGTTAATATATCCCCATTACAATATGTTAAAAGGAATTATCCATTTGGTCCTGTTATGGCTCCATTAGGAGATTATAATATAATTAAAGCTGATAATGTAATGGTAGATAAAAAAAATCCAATAAACAAAAAGAATACATTAGATATTATGTTTATAAAAACATTAGCGGATCAATATGATAAAAATAAATTAACGTCATATATCGGTAATATGATAGTATCATTGTATAAAAAAGATAGTCAAGAAGATCAAACATTTTTTACTTGTGATGTCAGTAGAAAGAATTTTTTGGCACGTGTATTGCCTATCGGTGCACAAAATCCTGAATGGATCTCTGATAAAACTGGAGAAAAAGTTCGCGCACTCGTTATAATACCTATGTTAAATTACATTCAAAAAATAATTGCTGAGTATCAAACTAAATTTAAATATAAGATAGCAAAAGAAATAGATCTTAATAGTTCTTTGGTAGAAATTTCAACTTCTATCTCAGATCAGACCCTTGAGAATAATATTACTAAATATATTGCTCCGAAATTTATACTAAATCAACAAGTACCTAAATTGTTAACTACAAAAAAATAAAATATAATTAAAATTTTTATATTAAAGAATTATTACACTGAAAAATCCACAAAAAATTTATGAATTATTCCAGCAACTTTTACACAAATATTAAGCAATAATTAGTGTATATGTATTTTTCTTTTTATATGATAATAAATTATATATATTTATTTATATTAACAGCAAAATCCTGCATAATATAGTTATTATTAATAAATGTTTATGGTATAATAATTAATTATTAAGCAATAATTGGTATATATATCTTTTATTTTAACTTATAATTAAATTACATACATCTTTATTTTTTAACAAAAACTCCATCAAAAATTAAATATATTGTTTATATCTAATTAAATAAAACAATAAAATTATGGTAATAATCATGATTTTATTATTAAAACATCAAGGTTTGCAAAATTATCCACAACCCACTCAAAACAACCCCTCAATAACCCCCACAATACCATCCATCGGATAAACTGTCAAATCCAAAAACATCTTATGTTTATTATAATAATTTTGTTTACAATCCCATAATACTATATTACTAATATTACCACTTTGGGATCCGGCACTTGATTGGGCATGCCATTGATGAACACCCAATAATAATGGTACATTTATCAATTTAATATTATTATTTTTAACCCGATGGACCAATGCATTATCATCATAATCAACACCAACAGCATAATCAATATCAAATCCAGAAAATTTATCAAATGATTTTTTTGTTAGTGCAACCAAAAAATGAAAATATGCATTTCTATGAATTGGATGTTGATACCACATACCTTTTAATTTAGTAACATCTTGGCCAGGATTATCATATAATGATTTATTTTGTTCGATACTATTCAATGCATAAATATTAACAGAATGGTATTCCTCATCATTTACATTATTTATAACATAATTTAAAATATCATCCATATGGCATACTTCCGCATTTTGAATAATTACTTTTGATCCTTTAATATGTTTAAACCCTATATTGTAATTAACACATGGATTTATCCAAAATTTATTCTTAATATTAATCAATTCAATATGCATATTAAATGTTTCCAATTTAGATATTAGTGCTGGATCTGTACTTGAATCATCTACCAATATAATTTGAACATCTTTATGGGAACTTTTATTAATTGTATCCAACGTGAAGTATGTTTGGATAGACCTATTACATGCTGTCATAACAATTGATATTGTATTAGGCGTGATTTCTTTTTCATTAATTTTTGTTGTGGTAAAGTAATTTGTATCCATCGTATTTAACAAATCCTTAACTTTGTACAATTTTTCATAATTTGCCAACAAATGTTGTTTATAGTGCATATTATAATATTACAATTTATCCAAATACTTTTGGACATATTTATAAATACTACCTGTTCTTGGAAATGTTTTATTATCTATCATATTTTCATATTTTACAGATATATTACTACCGTTAAACCAATGGATTCCAATAGTATCATTAGTTATTTTATCAGGTAAATTAATAACAAAAATATCATTTATTTTGTCCCATGCATATGGTAAATAGCACGTTTCTGGTGCGACCAAAATATTTAATTCTGGATATGTAATTTTAATATCAGACGGTGTATTAAATAGTTTTTTTAATAAATGACATCCAATTGATTGATATTCTTTAATATTTAAATATTTGGATGCATTTTCCATTAAATTTAAATAATATGGATTGTTGGGACTTGACATTAAAAATCCAATTGGGTAATGTTCTTTAAAATAACAAACGACAGTATTAATATTATTATCACCATATATTGTATAATTTGAATTGTAAATTGTATCAATTGGTTTAATGTAAATAACATCCATATCTGACCACAAGCCACCATAATTTCCCAATATCCAATATCTTAAATAGTCAGATTTAATTACCTCAGAAACATTATTTTTAAAACCTATCGTATCAAAATTTACTTTCTTTATTTCAATATTCAATTTAAATAATTCTGGTAAGTAATTTTTACCTGTGTATTGTGTTTTTTGCTCTGAAGATGACCATGTTTTATAAATATACTGATTAGTTGGCATATAAATAATGACTTTCCAATCAGGATTATGTTCTTGAAAAGTAACAACTGTTAAATATTGTAAATAAGATAATGGTGAACCATCCCAATATGAATAAAATATTTTTGGTATGACTACCTTACAATGCAATATATCTGAAAATTTTTTCAAATCTAAAATTTGTTCATTTAAATCCGGTATATTAAATATATTATTTTCATCATAAATAGTTACCAAACTTTTGTCCACAATATTGGTTGTTTCATGATTGTTAATTTTAATATTTAATTCAAAAATTTCATTGATCATGTTGCATAATTCATATTTTGATACAGTTCTTGGTGATAATAAATGTCTAACTCCCTTCCAAAATATATTTTGATTTATCATTTGTTCAACAATTTTAGCATATTGTAAACATGTAATTCCATTCCAATAATGGTTCCCATATCCATTAATATTCCCATTTTTATTTTGTTTTACCCAAGATAACAATGATTTGTGACTATTAACTTCTTCACCAATTATAGATACCCTTATCACAGTGCAATCTTTTGGTTCCCCCAATGATTTTGTAACACCATACATATTTAATTCATCATGAGCATCAGATTCAGAATACTTACCTTTTGTACCTAAATAAACACAATCAGTAGATGGATGTATCATTTTAGCATTATATTTATTACATAATGTGCATAAATTATTAGGGAATTCTTTATTTATTTTCATATATAGATCATCATTATTTTGTCCATTTATCAACGCCTGTGGAATAATACCAATAGCATTAAACACTAATGTATTGATATTTAAATGTTCTTTTAATATATTTTCCAATTTTGAGATATCGTCAGTGAATGCATCAAATATAGTTCTATCAATACAAATTACATTTAATGTGGTATACATTTGAAAATACCTTTTTATGTAATTCCCCAACATACCAGTTGGTCCTAAAATTATTATTTTATTAATTTTGTTATGTTCCATTTATTGTATATATATTTATTATTTTAGTAAAAATAAACATATATAATTATAATATATATGGACAGTTGTATACATTACACCCATAAAATATGGGAAATTGTTGTTCCATCGTATAAAATTTTCAATAAATTTTGTTCTTCATCAGAAAAAACATCACTATTTTTAATATCAATATTAAGATTGTTTATAATTTACAGATTGTATATGTTATTAAATATAAATACCTTAGAATTGTTATTTAAAAAACCAGAAGTGTCCGCTAAATATATATTTTTTGTAATATGTTTTTTCTATTTGTTTATAAATATTATATATGTGATTATAATCCCATTTAAAAATGCAGATTATGATCAGGTTGACATGGAGGAAGAAGCTGAGATTATTGCATTAGCATTAAAAGAACATGAAATAGATAGAAAACAATTTGAAAATGAAAAAGTTTTGGGTGAACAATCATAAATAACAAGTGATGGTATCCTATCCTAACAATTTATTAGTATTATGTTCTGGGACATATTTTTTGATGTGATCATAATCTGATCGTTTAACAATATTATAATATGATGTTAATAATTCTTTTCCTAAAGCATTATAATCACCATTCATAGAATATTCGTCTTTTAAATCTTTTCTTTCTTCAAATAATTTCCTTAAAAATGCTTTTGCCTCTTCTAATTTGTCACTTAATGAAATATCTTTAGAACTTGTTGTTGTGAATGTTATATCATCAATTTTTACAACAAATCGTGACCCATGTGTTGCGTCAGGTTTCATATACCAAATATAGGTTGGTATGCTATCGGCATCAATACCATCTGGTAAAGTTACAGTTCTTTTTTTCTTTTTGATATTTTTATTTATATTATCATCTTCATAAACTAAGTTTGATTTTCTATTATCCAGTCCAATTCTGTTAATATGTATTATTCTCTTTTTAACATTATTTTTATTGTGTAATAACATAACTAATTCGTGTAATAAGACATCTTTTGTAACATTATTAACAGTATGAGAACATACAATAAAACCATTGTCATTGACCCTCCAATTTTTGTCTGCTTTATAAACAACGTTAAAGTCATCATAATCAAGTAATCCAGGTAATTTTAATTTATTTTTGTAATAAACAGAAAAGATAACATATTTATGATTGTTGTATGATATGTATTTGATATCTTGCATAAAGTTATTATATATATTGTATTTAGATAATTTTTATGTTGGACGGGGGTGATTGTAATGATCATTAATCGCCATAATAATTACCAGGTCTATAACTTCCAGGCTTATGATATCCATCGGGGGTTGGTTTAACATTCATTATTAATTTATTTAAATTATCCAACCCATCAGGTAATGATATTCCAATATTTGATGTTAAATCAAATTGTTTTAAGTTTCGTAATTGTCCTAGTTCTATAGGAATATTTTTAATTAGGTTATTATTCAAATACAATTCTTTTAATTTTGATAAATTTCCTAATTGCTTAGGAATGTCAATTATAGCATTATTACCAGAATACAAAAATTCTAAATTTATTAATTGACCCAATTCTGTTGGTAGAATTTTTATTTTATTTTTGGATATATACAATTTTTGTAAATTGTGTAATTTTCCAATTTCTGTAGGTATTGAACTTAGATTATTATTAGATAAAGACAAATTTTGTAAATTATATAAATTCCCAATTTCGGTAGGTATTACAACTAAATTAGTATATGTTATAAAAAGTTTTTGTAAGTTATATAGTTTATTTATTATTGAAGGATATGTTCCAAGTTTAACTCGATAAACATCTAATTCAGTTGAATTATTCACAGTATCTATTGTTCTCACAACGCCTATTTTTGACCTTAATCTTATTAGTTGAAGGCAATGTTTGTAAGTTTCATAATAGTTTGTTATATAAATTTTTGAGTATTTCATAATATAATGTTTTTCTACTATATTTTTCCATATTATTTGTGAATGACACATATTATTCCATAATTTATTGATTTTTGAATATGATCTTATAATGTCACCCACAAATGAAAATGACAATATATTATAAATAATATCTTTGTTTTGCCATATACTATCCATTTACTATAATAATAATATACATATTCATTATTATTTTTATATATCAATTTTATTACTAATAGATAGTACACTTTTGCGTATAAAATTCAAATATTATAATAAATAACATTTATATATTATTATGGATAAATATGAATACAAAAAAGGAATTCCAACATACAAAGCATCAATTGTTGATTTAACGTTAGCAGCAATTGCATCATTAAACAATATAGATGAATCAACATTATTTGGTAAAGAATTTCATACATTGGCTGGAGAACAAATTAAATCATTTTTAAATTTGATATGTAAAATATATGATACTTGTAGTATTTCAGATCCACATTCAGTTGATTATAGAACATCATATAATTTTTGGTTTTTAGAAACTGCATTAAAAAGAAGGGTAAAGTATGCAGAATTACATTTAGATAATGCAGTCCACAAACTTAATTTATTATTAAATGTTTTAATTATTCAATTGAGAACCAAATTAGAATTATTGAAAAAAGTACATTTATCAAGTGAATATTCGGAAACATTAATTTTAGAATTAGAAAAATTATTGGCAACTTTACCTGCACAACAACAAAAAGACATTGTCATTACCGATAGAAATGAAGAGATTGGCGAGGATGAAACATTACCAATTAAAACAATAACTATTACATATGAACCATTCATTGAACATGTAAATGCATCTTTTAATGAGGCATCAAAATTAAAGAGACTTAATAATTTGAATAAAGTCAATGAAGTTCCCGAAAAGAAAGTTGTTAAAAGAGTAGAATTTAAAAATAAAAAATCAGAAGTAAAACCTAAAGTAAAAAAAACTGAAACTGATGCTGATGGATGGACAACTATTAAAGGCAAAAAATAAAAATCTATAGTAAATAAATTAAAATATTTAATAATATTAAATATTTTGTTTACAGTTATTACATATCCATATAGTTGTGTTACAATACTAAAAATAAAACTATAATTAAAATATATGTTGAATACTTTTATAAATGACACAAAAAGTTTCGCAGATTTGAATAAATTAATAAAAAATTTGCCAAATAAACAAAAAATAAGTATATTTAGAGAATTCGTAAAAATGGTATTTATTTATCATCCAATATATAATGATTTTACAGAAAAATATTATACGTATGATATGTTAACATCTAAACAGAAAAAAGAATTATCTTTAAATAGACCAACATCTTTATGTTTTATATTATTAAAGACACAAAAATGGTCAACTGTGCAAATTGTATTTGTTAATAATCCAAATGATGAAATAGTATTTGATAAATATGATGTATATGATAATGATATTTTTTACCAACATTTATGTGTAACAAATTCTAACAATCCGATAATTCCAAAAACTACATGTTTAACTGGAAATTTCTTCAATAATATAAAACCCGAATTTTTTACATTTTTAAAATATAAACTATCAAAACAATTATATATATTTCCTCAATTAGTTCCAACAACTGCACACACAGCATTAATAAATAAAATTGTAAATACAAATATAAAAACAATTGAACATGAATTCAATACAAATATTATATTAAATCATTTTTGGATAAATCAAGAATTGAATAGTAAAATAACTGTAGTTGTTGTAAATGATGTAATACAATTAATAAAAATTTTTAATGATAGTTCATACCAAAAAATGATTAATAACTATAAACAACATTTTATTTTAGTAAGTAGTGATGTAAATTCGTACGGATTTATATTGTTAAATGATAAAAATGATATTATAGAAAATATTAATCTTTTAGTAAATAAAGATATTAATTTGACAATTATTGTAACATTTAATGATATTAATATTTTGGTAGATAGTTTAAATATTTTAAATATTAAGCCAGATTTATGCATATCATATAATTCAAATAATGTTATGGCAAAGAGGGAATTAATAATAACATATAATCTTATCCCTGATTATTCATTATCAAGTTGCTCACTTATTAGTAGTGTAAATAGTAATGACCAACCAGCAAAATTTATAAAAACAAATATCATGGATTATTTAGAGATAACTGAAGAGGAAGGCAATATTGATAAAATAGTATGTAATCCAAATAAGGGAGCAACAAAAAATATTATACATATTGATACATTAGACAAATGGGAAATTGAATATCAAGAATTATTTAATATGTCACAAAATGATGAAATGTATAATACATTGATAAATAAACAATTGTATAAATTACAAAGTAATAAATTATCAAAAACACAAATTGATAAATTGGAATTATTAAAAGGATGGGATGATATTGGATCTGACAGAAAAATAAGCTTACAATGGATAAGTGTTTATAATAAACTATTCAAATGGGTTTCTAAAAATGGGTATCCACTACAATGTTCTGAAAATAGTGAGGAATCATTATTATATGTATTTTTATATGAACAAATTTTAAATGGTATTGATAGATGTAAATATAGATATGAAAAAATGACAGATTTATTACGTTGGGATGATTTTTTTAAATTATATAAACAAATGGATAATTGGGCATTACATTATAATGTGTTAATAAAATGGATAAATATAAACTGTAGGATGCCACGTTACAGTAACAATATTAATTTAGAAGAATACCAATTATTGCAGTTTATTGAGTTACAAAAAATAAATTATAAAAAACAAACATTATCTAATGATAAAATTGAAATTCTTTCCAATATATGTGATTTTACCTGGACAAATAGTAATAATGATTTAAATGATATGATAATATGGGATATGTTATATCAAGAGTTGAAAATATATATTATCAATAATAATGTTATTCCAAATGACGACACAAAATTAGGTGTTTACGTAAAAATACAAAAACAAAGTAAATACATATTAACAGATAAACAAATTAATAAACTTGAATTATTACCATTATGGATATGGGATGATTTTGTAAGTTTATGGGATCTTACATATGATAAGGTGGTGTTATATTCATTAATGAACAATGAATTTCCTAATATAGAATTTATTACAGAAGAAGATAAGAAAATTGAAATATTCATGAACATGCAAAAGAAGTTATATGATATTGATGCATTAAGTAAAGAACAGGTTGATAAATTAGAACTTTTAAGCTTTTGGGATGATAACACACATGAATTTATATTTAATAGAAATCATACTGGACAAAATAATAAAGTTATGAAAAAAATGTTAGATTGGGAAAATAAATATAATGATCTCTTAAAATGGCATGAAATTCATGATTATGCACCAAGGCGGAATAATAATGATGAACATGAAAAAATATTGAATTATTTTATTGACAAACAAAAAAAATTACAAAAGAATGGATTATTGAGTGAATATAAAACTAAGAAGTTAGAATTATTACCACATTGGAATTGGATTTCCCAAAAAATAACTAATAATGAAGAATGGGATAATTCTTTTAATGAGTTAACTATTTGGTTGAAAGATAACGCTAGAATCCCAATGTATAATATTGAAAATAATATTGAAAAGAAACTATTTTGGTTTTGTAATGACCAAAAAATATTAAAATTAGATGGTAAATTAGATAATAAAAAGGTGAAGAAGTTGGAAAGTTTGAAATATTGGAGTTGGGATAATAAAACCAATAGTGGAATCGCTAGCAAAAAATGGAATAATAAATATGATATTCTATCTGAATGGGTGAATACAAAAGGTAAGTATCCAACATATGGTTCAAAAGATGCATTAGAAGAAAATTTGGTTACATTTATTTATAATAATAGATATTTATATCATAAAAATAAATTAAATGGCGAACAGATCGATAAATTAGAGAAGTTGAAAAATTGGACATGGCATAAAGATAAGAAGTAATATTATTGTTGTAACATATAGAAATCAAGATGTGAGGTTAGATGTGAGCATGTTTGTTTGTATTTATATGTTTTAGATTTCCTTATTTTAAGTGCTTGTGATAGTTTAGATTTATTGGTAAGGATCGTCCCACATTTTCCACAATGATAATGCAATGTAGGAAAGTCTGGACATAGATAAAATATTGTATTTGTATAATGTGAACAATTTAACATATATTTACCTTTTTGAATTTTTATCATTTTTGAATTTTTAAGTGAGACTTTTTTATATTTATATATAATTGACATGACAACATCTATAGGAACATTATGAGTAAGGTATATTGGTAAGAATTTATCTATGAATATAGTTAATGTTGTCAATTTGATGAAGAGTGTGTATTTGATGTATTTATAGGATTCTGTGAAGGATTTTAAATGTTTTGAAATCAATTTTTTTAATGTAATTATAAAATATAATAATATTCGCATAATATTATTATTTTAATTGTAAATAAGTGAATTTAGTGACTTAAATTCACTAAATAATAGCAAAAATGAAAGTTTGTTATGATAAATATTTGAAATATTTTGTGAATAATATTTATTAAATATATGTATATGCTAAACTTCCAAAGCCACCAATCATCCGTAATATATTTATATTCCTTGTGAATACTGTTATTATTAATGGATCTCTCAATGATGGTGTAAATAGTGATGGTTGAAATTCCAAATATAATACAATTCTACTTATTAATGACATATTTAAAGAACCACTTGGTTGTTGTTCTTCTGGGTTTAAAGCAAATGAATATACATTTACTCCTAAAGTTGGAGTACTTTTGTGTCTTTCATATGGGACAACAAAATTAAAATAATTTGAATCCAATCGCATAATTCTATTATAACTATTTAAATCCATACTTGAAAATGCAACAGTAGATTGTACATTTACATCATTAATATTAGTTGCATTTGTTGTGTAATTACCCAGTTGCGTTTCGTGACTGCCATCAGTATTTAACGTGGTACTTGTTAAAGATGCAACCCATATTATTTCTTTTGTTGGATGGACAAAACTATTTAATAACACTTGACATGTAGGTGTAGTAATATTTGGAATTTCTAAATATTGGACTTGTTCAATTAAAAATTCTGCAGATGAAGATGCCATTCTACGTCGTTCATGAGCATCTAAATAATAAAAATCTGCCAATATGTTAGCATTTAAAACTACATTTTGCATTATATCTGGAACTTCTTCAAGACTAATACCTGAATCATCAAGACTATATTTAATTGCATTACCCCCAGTTTCTATATATGCTACTTCTTGAATTGGTCTAAATTTTACATTAAATGATACGTTATTATATTGTAAACAAATTAATGGTAATGCTAAACCTGAAAATCTACAAAACCAAAATTGTAATGGAATTTTCAAAATATATTTTGGTTTAATTTTTCTATTAAAATCTGTTAATTCTGGGACATTACCAATTAACTTCCAATAAGTTTCTTCAATACTTCTATTTGCCGTTAATTCATACCACACATTTAGCCATGTACTATAATGTTTATCAATAGTGTGCCCTCCTATTTTGACCTCTATATATTCTGCAATAAAATGTCCAATTCTTTTTATCCATGCAAATTTTATATTCTTATTTAATACATCTTTCAATAAAACTTCCGCATCATACATTTTATAATAAAAATAATTTTGAGTTTTCACTGATTTGTCGATACCAATCGACAACGCTTTAAATAATTCGTCCTTATCATTATTTTCATCAAAACTATTTGCAATTGCTTGCATGCTTATTTCATTATATGTAAATGGTGCATTCGGATTAATCATTAATAAATCTTGCATTCCCTTAATAATAACCTCTTGATTGGTAAACACTAATTTTATAGCATTTATCATGTCCGAAGTTGCATTTTGAATATTATTTTCTGCTATAAAAATATCATAAGCCTTGACATATGCGCATCTGTTAACTTTCATAAACTGCAATACAACATTATAGTTTTCTTTTGCCAAATTGTATGCCACTTGAAAATCAGTTGGATCTGGCATTGTATTCCTAAACAAATTAATTTCCGGTAAGAATACTTGCAAATATACATTATGTACCAAATCACCAGTTTGTGATATTTTCGCGGTGCTCACGCTATTAAATTCAACTGGATCTTCAAAATTTACAACTAAAGATTCTATGGCAAAATTTGTATGTCTCCTGTATACTGTTTTAAAAAATGTTATTTCTGGGGCACCATTCAAAAATAAACTTTCGGTAGATAACCCGCTTATTTGTAATAACCCTCCAGGCATTAATATATAATCTTATTATATTAAATTTATTATAATGTGATCACATATATTATAAAAAATTGAAATTTGATATCATTATTTAGTTATATTGGTTACATTTATTGTTTATTATGGGTAATGTCTTTAATCTTTCATTTGGTGAACAATTATGTCAAAACTTTAGTAAGGACAATAAGCAACTAACAGAACAAGATTTAAAACTATCACAAGAACGTACACTTAGAACGTACACTAAAAATTCATTAACTGTTCAATGTTTAGATAAATATTATATAAAATTTCTATCAATACAAGATACTAATAGTTTAAATTTTTGTAATTATTACTTATATACAGATTTTATTATATGTCTTAATGGTACAATACATGAAAATATTAAAAGTATACGTAAAACAGAATCAATATTATATATGCGTTGGAATAATAATGTTGGTAACAAAATAACTTTTAATTCATTTTTAAATATTAATTGGTACCCTTGTAAAAATTTTATAAGTTTAAAAGGCTTGGATGGAACATATTATAGGGAACATTATTTTACAAATGAAAGAGAATTGGTAGATGGTATTTTTCGGAAGTTTTTGTCTGATTTTATTGATAAAAAAATGATATTGGGACAATTTATTGACATACATTGTTTAAATTATGATATTATAGAGTTTATATTCTATTTATTAGTAAGGACTAAATATATATTTTAAATATCTTCATAAAAAATTGAAATGTAATACTATTACTCAGTCATATATTAATTTACATTTATTGTTGTCATATGGGTAACTTTTTAAATCCACTCTCCGATAAGCAATTATTGAATTCATTTCATAGAAGTATCTCACATAAAAATGTATTGGATAAATATTACATTAAATTTTTAGGCCATGATGATATTGAACTTTTACGAATACATGGTTATACAGAGTGTCCATCATTCATATTATGTACCGTAGCATCATCAAATACAAATTTTAGTGATATTTATGAGAATAATAATGATTCAATAACATGTGTGTCTCTCAGATATTTTCATGTATCATTCAATAATTTTATTAAATTAAAAAACAATTTAATGTTAATACAAATGAATTCTGGAACTTTATATAAACAACCAGAAAATGGTATGACTGTGAATCAAGTTTACAATAAATTTGTGGTAGAATTCTACCAAAAGAAAATATTATGTAAAAATATACAAATATTATTCGGTATTAATAATGATATTATGGGTGGCATTTATAAAATTTTTACAGATGTCCATTATATATTTTAATAATAACTAAATATATATTTTAACAGTATATTGTATATGGATGAAGAACAAGTTAAATTAGCCAATGATAATTATAATATATTATATAGATTTTCAGATGAATATTATAGAATGTATAAGGAGGACATTGACAAAACGAATGATTTTTATAAGTATTATGTGGATTTATATACTGATGTTGAAAGGGAAAAATCATTAAATGGAGAAGGTAATAGTAATGATTCTTTATTTAATATTCCGTACAAACCATTCGAAGAACTTAATAATATTGCACAGAATGATTGTGTTAAAGATAAAGATTTGGACAAGTTGAATTTATTTAATCAAGGGGATGCATCAACATATAAAAATTTAGATGGGTTATCATATAAAGAAAATTTCCATTTTTATAAAACTATGGATGGATTTTATACTGAAGAGGATGAACAAAAATATATTATTGCGAATAAAAATATCCCATTTTGGTTTTCAAGTCCATATTTGGCATATTTGGCAATTCCACGTAGAAATGGTGGTATGAACGCATACAAAGTGAAACAGGCAGTAAATGTATTAATTATAAATTGCGAAAATATTAAAAAAATAATTCAATTGGTAAAAGAAAATGAATCTGATAAAATGTTATTTAGAAATACAACACATTATAAGGAAAATATATTAGATTTATTACGTTTGTCTTCTTGTTCAGAAAAGGGATTTATTCATCAATTAAGCATTTACAATAAATTTAATAAATATAATGACGAGATTTGGCTAACAAAAAATGCACTAACCAAAGATAACACTAAACCATGTAATTTAAAAATTGATAATAATGATTATTTCGGAATTATAAAACAGAAAGGAAAAAACAATTATAATTTTGCATATTTATTGTCATATCTGAATGATAAATATTGGAATAAATATTATGATGCATATGTAATAACACAAAAATATACACCATATTTTTTTAGTGGTATTACATTGGAGGAATTTGTATTTTTTGATCCATACCGGAAATTAGAAAGGGACACAAATAATAAATATGATTGGTATCAATATAAAGATTATTTAGATTTTAAAATACATAATAATTTTAGAGTTCCCCGTTTATTTTCAGAATATAACACTAATTTTAATTTGTATAAGTTTTATGACCAATATTATATGTCAGATAAAAACAAACAATTAAAAACATTATCTGAAGGTAAAATTTCTGTAATTTATTTAGATGTTAATAACTTTAAAAGTATAAACACAAATGATAATTACAACGAAATAAAAACAACATTAGATAAATTTATTAAATTTATGAATGCAGATGTTTATTTATTATTAAATGCCCCCAACTACAAAATAAACAATTATGAATCTATAATTGAAGGTAAATTATCGTTTTTTTATAAAAATAGAAACATCAAAAATAATATAAAAGTTTTATTCTCTAATATATCACTGCCTTTTTCATATCCATATAAAAGGCCATTTTTTCAAGATTTTAAAACAATAGCAATAAAAAATTATGATAATGTTATTAAACAATTTGATGCTATTCTAAATAAATCGCCACATATAATTTTTATTAAAGGAAAATTAACTTATAATTCGCCGGAGTTTAAATATTTGCATGAAAAAGGTTTTAATACAACACAATTAAAAAATTCTATTTATCCTAATGATCATGATTATGTATTCACAAATAAAAAGTTTGTAAAAATAGATACTTTAAATTATAACATGAGTTACTATAGGCCAATTATAGTAATTATTTAATACAATATATTTATAAAAACATCATAATGTAATTATAAAATTTAAATATGTCTGACCAAGTATATGAAAATCAATAATATAATCAAATACACTGATAAAGTTAAAAAATTCGGAAATTTATTCATTACTTTGTCAGATTCTGCTGGTTGTTGTACTATTATATATTTGTCATTATCATTATTAGCATCATCATAATAAATATTATTGTAGTTTGGCCAAAAATAAGGGTAATGCCAATAATAAAGTGGATTATACCAACCATAATTACCATAATATTGATTATGAAAATTTCTACGTCCCCATCTATTTCTATAATTATATTGTGGTCCATGCGACATAGGTTTATGACGTGATCCTCCTCTTCCTGATCCAGGTGAACGTCCAAATGATCCAGTTTTACCTGAGCTTTTAGATCCACCATCTCTAAATGTTTCGATTTGTGTTCCATCTTTCAATGTAATCATTCTAACTGGTTCATTATTGGATTCATATTTATCAGATTCTTCATTCTTTACCATATATTTTGATTCAAAATAAGGTTTATCTTCAAAATAGTAATAATAAGGTTTATACACAAATGATCTATATGTATCAGTCATAATAATATATAGTTACAAAAAAATAATACAAATTGTATAAATAATTACTTTATTATAATCTCATAATAAAGTAATATGACAGGGGGAATCTTAGACCTTATTGCACGGGGTCATGAGGACATATATTTATCTTCAGACCCTAATATAACATTTTTCAAGATGGTATACAGAAGACACACAAATTTTTCAAAAGATGAATTAGATTTAAATTTTAATAATAAATTAACTTTCGGGAAAGAGGGTTATTGTAAAATATCACATTATGGGGATCTTGTTCATAGATTAATATTATCAATAAAACTTCCACAAATTGACATTTTTTTTAATCAACAGACAGTTCAAGATATAAAAACGTTGTTATCATCATGTGATATCATATGGAATCCTGTAGATGTAACACCTACAACAAAATTTACAACTGAACTAAATGAATCGGCGCAAAAATTAATAAACTTAAAAGTTGTTGCATTAAATACTGAATTACAAATAGTTGATCATATATTAAACACTTTAAGTACGGAAGGAATGTTTAATGCCCAAATCTGGAAAAACAATAATCCAGATTCAACTGTAATACAATACATAGATGATATATTATTAAACTATATGCAACATGACAGATATAATGTAATATATCAAATTGTAAATGCGATAACAAAAGATACGAAGGAAAAAGAATTACCACTCGCGAATTCCACACAAATACATCAAAGTATTTTCAATGAACTTTTGAATTATGTAACGTCAGAAGATTTCAATCCATTTACATATAATGATACTAATATTCAATTTCTCTATAATATTCTAACAACCAGTTACAACATATATAACCCTACATCAAGTTTATACCTATTTAATTTTAGTATTGATAAAACATATTCAGCGTTACCAATTTATTCAACGTATAAACAATTGGACTCATATAAAATATTCAATTATACTTTAACAAATTCAGAAACACCTATAAATTTAAATACCAATATTCAAACTATACAATTTGCATTATTTAGTAATGTATTTTATGGTATTCAAACAAATACAATTTTGCAAAAATATGTATACAATACACTTACAGAAAATACTAATTATGTATTCTATAGAAAATTTACAAAACAAGGGTTAAACATATATAATACAAGTTCATTATTTGTTAACCAATCACTCATTCCAACAAAAGATGTTCTTTTAGATATAATAATAGAAAATTCTAATTTATTGGCATCAGATATATCGTATCCAAAAATACTATATAATTATTATACCGATATTATATTATCAAGTTTTAAAAAGAACCAAACGTTGAATACTAATTCTTTCAGGAATAACAATTTTAATCAATATTTTAATGATTTTTCTTTATGGCAAAGAACGCTGACAAATAATAATACTTTTTTTTTAAATAATATATGGTTAGCGATGAATGAAGATATTCCAAAAGCACTAATTGATTATATTTATAATAAGGTTGATGAAAACAAAAGGGTCGAGTTATTTACTATCTTAAACGATACTCAGAATATTATTCATGATATAATACAACCAAAAATAAATAATAATTCATATTTTGAAATTATAAATGACTTACAAAAAATAAAAAATCCATCTGATTTCATAATGACGTCAATTTTTGGCCCAAATCAAAATAATTTAGTATTGAATATAACAATTCCAGAATATGTTATAAATTCTTATACTGATATAATTAACACATTTAAATTGACACTTGATAATGAAATGATATATGATAATTTAATAAATATAATAAATTCTTTTATGTCAAATACAATCCCAACATATTCTAAAAATTTGAACTATAAATATGTAAACATACAATCATCAATAATTAATAATATTTTTTTATCTATTGTTTCAAATTATAATAACTTATATAATGGAACGGTGTTAGGATATGACAATATAAATACAAATATTGGGTCGGAATTTCTGCAACAAATAACAACTATTTCGGAAATGTATTTTAATTTTGATATTACACGAACATCAACATATGATTACTTCAGGAATAATAGTCAGTATCAACAATATTTACCAAATATAAATGAATATATAATGAATAATTTGGAACTATTAAAATCACAATTGTTATATTTTATAGATAATAAAACATTGTTAAATATGAAAAATATTTTAGTGTCAAATCATCAATACTATTATCAAGAATACCATATTGTGTTAAATTATATTATCAACATAATTAATAATAATCCATCATTATATCCATACACTACAAGAGGTCAAAGTAATGATATTGTATCACTTACAAATTCCACGTTATCTGATACTACATTAGAATATACAACTCCAAGGAATAATGCATTAGATGTAACAAACAAAATGCATTTGATAGTAACAACATTTCTGAATCAAGTAGAAAATCCATTCCCAATGGGAAGTAATTTGGCAAATTTATGGGATATAATAATTTTTAATATTAATGTTGTTAATGAATCGTCAAATTTTAATAATTTGTTTAGATGGCTGTATAATCCCACAGCTCCAGAATCATTATATAATTTTCATCAACAAATAGATTTACTTTATAATAATTTTACATTAGAAAATGACGTTTATAAATTCATTAAAGATTACATTATCCAGAAATCATTTTTAAAGGATGTACCCCAATTAATTAACTCGGATATAAATGGAACATATTTAAATGTATTAAATTATTTTGTCAATTTGAGAAAAAATAACAGATTGAATTATGATAAAATACATGGTCTTAATGATGATTTATCATTATCAGAAACATTAAATTTAGCAGTTACAACAGAGACAGTTAGGGCCAATTTTGCATGGGTTAAAAAAATAGGACATTATATTATAAATAGTATTTCTATAAAGTTTGATGACCAACTAATTACAACATTATATGGTGAATGGATGGAAATATGGCATTCATTGACAAAAGAAATTAATAGAGAAATAGGTTATAATAAATTAATAGGAAATATTGTAGAATTATATTCATTTGATAACAGACAGAAAGAGACATATGAACTATTAATACCAATACCATTTTGGTTTTGTAATCATATTGGTGTTTCATTGCCATTGGTTGCTATGAATAATTCGGAAGTTAAAATATATGTTAAATTAAAAGAATTTAATGAAGTGTGTTATTATGATAAATTTACCAAATTTAGAAGGCCACCAAAATTGACATGTAAAATGATTGCAGAATATATTTATGTTGAAGCGAATGAAAGAGATAAAATATCGAAAAGTAAATTACAATATCAAGTGGATATATTACAATATAATGGTGATGTCACAGTTACAAAAGATAGTTTCTCTTCGGAACAAATTTTACAATCTGTTATAAGATTTTTTGGCCCATGTAAGGAATTATTTTGGGTATTACAAGATGTTTCATATATTGATGGATCGTTGCCAAATGGTAAAAGAAAGTGGGATAAATATGATTATAATGACACTAAAACACCAATAAATCCAATAAAACAAGCAAGTATTCAATTTAATGGTAGAAATAGGGAAGAATTTAAAGATTCCATAGTTTATAATTATATTTACCCAATGGAAAAACATATGTCAGATCCAGCACTCGGTGTTAATATTTATTCATTTTCATTGGACCCGGCATCAGTTCAAAGTAAAGGGACTGCAAATTTAGGGAAAATAGATGATGCAAGTATTAGTATAACATTAATGCCAAATGTCATGAATAATTTAAATAATAATAAAGTAATGTTCAGATTTGCAATTTATTGTTTGAGTATTAATATGTTAAGGGTTTGTAGTGGGTTGGCAGGATTAATGTATTATGGTTAAATTAAATAAATAAAATTGAAAAATATTACCCCCTTACAACTAATGATGTGTCCAAAGGTAATTTTTTATGAAAACCTTTGAATATTATACCTTTATATAAATCATGTGAATAACAAGTATTAATAATGTTTTGTTCTTCTTGAGTAACATTTTTATATGCTACAGAAAATTTTGTTACATCGTATACCGGATTATACATCCATACCAATGCAATTTGAATATCATCTGGATATTCTTTTCCTAATTGCATTGAAATATCCTTACATACTTGAATATTCTTATTGTTATCAGAATATTTATCTTGTAGTAAATATTTACATAATTTTGTTTTATTAGTTGATGATGATAAGAGTACAACATTATATGTTTTATTATTAATCGTTAAAGTATCATAATATATATTTTTTAACTCATAATACAATTTACCATTATCATGAATGATCCCGGGAAGTTTATTTGTAACATAATTTATTCTTACACCTGATGCAGCTTTATGACCACCACCTCCAAGTGAAAATGCTATACTACCAACATCTGCATGTTTTTCAGTGGATCTTAAACTAAATAATGTATCATCACTTGCTTCATTTATACTGTATACTGCCGAAAAATCAATGAGAGGAAATTTATTAAAAATTCTATTTCCGATATCTGATTTACAGATTGTTCCATTTACGTATGCAACGAAATAGTATTTACCTTTTATATTGCAAAATTTGGGGATTGTATATGAGATGGCTTGATCAATATAGTAATTATTTAATTCTTCATAAGGAATACCTTTAGTTTTTATCATTTCTAGTAATAAATTTTCGTCAAAATATTTATCATATTCTTCAAATGTAAGGGGTAATGTATTGAACCATGCTGAAAATGCATCAATATTTGGTAATTTTTTTGTCCAAATATCCCTGTCTTGTACATATTCAACTAACAATGGGGGTTTCACTTCTGGAAAGAAATAAAACCATGTCAACATTGCTCCACTATAACCCATGTCAAATATTTTATATTTATCATCAATTGGTGCCAAATCTTTTTGAGCTGTATCATGATGGTCAATCACTAATAGTTTATTTACAATAGTCAATAATTTTAATAAAACATCTTTCCTATATGAGTAATCACATATCAATACATTTTTTCCCTCTAAACCAGTCGGTGGGCTTGATCCGATAGTCATTGGATAATAATCTACATTCTTTTCTGGGAATTTATTTTTAAAGTATTTCCAAGCAATTAATCCCGAAGTTGTTCCATCAGCACATGGATTATGGTAAATTACTACATCTACTTCTTCCGGTTTGAGATCCTTACTGGCTACTATTTCTACCCAATTACTCATATTTATTTATAATATCATTACTAATAAATATAGTTCAACAATAGATTAATATATCAATTTTTTAATGTCCAATGACGTCACTCGGTTCTACAATATCATGGTTTTCTTTTAGTTCTACATTATCAGAATTTCCTTTTGGTTCCACATTATCAGAATTTCCTTTTAGTTCCACATTATCGGTATTTTCTTTTGGTTCCACATTATCAGAGTTTTCTTTTAATTCTACAACAATTGAATCACCTTGTTCTGTTTTGTTTACTTTTTCTAATTCTGCGACTAATGCAACGAATTCTTTGTATTTATTATCCTTAACTTTACCAAAAATTATAGAAGTTTTATCATTCTTATTTTTAGTGTAATAAATTAAATGTTTATCATCAAGTTTTGCTACAAATAAAGGCATATATTTAAGTTCTGGTATTTTTGAGCAATATTTGTTAATACTTTTAATAATTGGAATTGGAACATCATATTTTTTAGACAATGTTTCTAATTTTTTTAAATCATCAACATTTTCACACATTACTTTGGTATCTGTAAATAAATCCTTCATGTAAAGTACGACAAATGGAAATGCTGTACATATTAAAAACATAAATTGTGCACCTGGTATATCTTTTGAAATTATATACAATACAAACATGGATACAATAAAATTACATATCATATTTTTCATACATGCTTGGACTGCATTTTTACACGTTCTATTAATGTAAAATGATATATGATTAACAAAAAACATGACACCAATCAATATTACAAAACTAATAATATCCATTTTATTATATATTATTTTATAAAAAAATACAATATTAATAATCACATTGTTAAAATAATTGATTCCGGTTTTGATATTTTTAGTTTTTCCATCATATTACAATCTTTGAATGTAGTTTTTAATAATTTATTATAACCATTATTAATAAAATCCTTCACTTTATAAATATTATTTTTATCTTGTAAAAATTGTTCAATATTTGGCCAACAATTATAAAATAGTACACTATCAATATGTTCTAAAAATTTAAAAACTTCTTTAAGATGAATTATAATATTGCTTCCCAAAGCAATATTATTTCTGTATACAAACAAATCATTGTTATATATGATACCCAATTTTTTTATTAACATATTTTCAATTCTATGTATTTCTATTTTGTAATAAAAACATACCGCGATTTCTAAGGGGTTCATTACATATACATTTAAAATATAATTATCGATTATTTCTGGATATTTTTTTGTATCTTCTAAATCGACATAACATCCCAGATCAAATTCTTGTACATTAAATAATATCATTGTATTAAAAATGTCACTATCAAAATAATCTCTGATAATTTGTTCATGTGTATTTAGTCCATGTCCAGAAAAATCATGCATAAAAACCAAGTATAATTCTTCAGGATTTTCTTGTTTCGCTTTCCATATTATTTCCAAATATTCTATTAGTTCTTTTGGATAACAATTTTCAAAATTATAATATCCTTGTAACCATGTAAATTCAATATTATCTCCGATCCATTTATAATCACCAACACTTTCTAAATCATATACCTGACAAAATGATGGGGTTGCTTCTAAATTAGTATCATCATTCTCTTCATTTACTTTATCAATCATAAATATTTTTATAGATTGACCAAAATATTGGTGTAAACACGGGGGAAATTGTTGCTGTGTTGATGAACAGTTCATTGTATTATTAGGTTCAGTAGGATTGTATTTTTTATCTCTTGATCCAATTGATATATATGTTATATTTGGTATATTATCTGTAATGAACATTGTTTATTAATAGTTATTAGTATTTATTATGATATACTATTGATTATTAAAATCAATTTTTTATTCTCTGGTAGTAGTCATTATAGTATATGATGTTAACAAACTAAAGAAGAAGATTAATAATATTCCACTAGTCCTATTGGATATGTACTTATTTTTACCAAACATTATTTTGTCCAATACATAATGTGGATCATTATTATCATATTCTACTAATTCATAAACCAATATAATGAATAAAACTAAAGCAACAACCGATAAAAAATTTCTGCTACTAGGGCTATCAAAAATAGTATTTATCGATTCTAGAAAATTATTCTCAATTAATTTTGGTTCACTCGAAAATATTGATAAAGTAATTAATATCATTACAGATAATATTATTACAGTAGCAAATATAATATAATATTGGGATGTTATACCAAATATTCTTTGTGAGAACATGGCAAAAAGTAACAATAAAAATGTTAAAATTAGCATATAACTTGGATGTGTTCTTGATGCTTTACTCCATAAACTTATTAAAGCTGTATTAATATTTGGCATATATATTTATAAGTAATATTATTTATTGTAATTTATTATATTGATCAAGGCGATTTTATTTCCCTAAGATTACACTTAAGTTGTAAATTTATTGAAAACATAGGGATATAACATCGCCTTGGAAGTATTTTTAAATAACATTCTTGTCAAATATATTATAACATAATAATATATATGCCTAAATTTTTCAATAAAAATGAATTAATAATATTAATGCTGATAATTATGTTATTTGATCTTAAAGGATTTTGTGATGTTGCTCTTGAACATGTTGTTAATACTGATGACAAACAATTAATATTATTTTTTTTAACGATGGTTTTTACATGTTTTTCGATATTTGTATATCATACGATATGTGAAATACCTCCACCAATACAAGTTAAATATAAACCTTCTGACAAACATCATATTCCTACATGTGAAGAAGAAGTACAAGAATTTATTCATAGAAAAGAAGAAATAATTGATGAAATGAATAAAAATTGTTCACATAGTGTATCTTATGGAACACATTTATCAGAAAGAATTGCATTAACAGCCATAACAATTCTTTTATTGACATTTGCATATTTTGCAGTTAATGGTGTTAATGAAGGACCTGGTATTAATCCTAAAAGTATTAGAATATTGTATACAACCCCTATAGTTTTAATGGCATGTTGTATTTGTTCATTTGCAAATATATATTTACCATTAAAGAGAAATTTAGTTTAAAATCAAAATATAATAATCTGAATATATATAAATGACAGGTGGAATTATCCAACTTGTGGCATATGGTAATCAGGATATATTTTTAACATCGGATCCACAAATAACATTCTTTAAAATTGTGTACAGGAGACATACAAATTTTTCAATGGAAGTAATACCCAGAACGTTTATAAATAATCCACAATTTGGAAACAAAGTTGCATGTATTTTATCGAGAGATGGTGATTTAATAAGGAAAGTTCATTTAGTTATAGAATTACCAAAAATAGGTCCATTTTTAGATAGCAATCAGGAATTAGATCCCATTACAAAATTCGCATGGGTAAGGAAAATTGGGTTTGCAATAATTAATACAATTCAAATTGAAATTGGTGATGAACTTATAGATGAACAATATGGTGATTGGTTAAATATATGGTATGAATTAACTGTTCCATATAACCAAAATATTGACAAAATGATAGGTAATGTGGAGAAATTATTTAGTTATACAAATGGTAAAGATGCTTATAAATTATTCATTCCATTACAATTTTGGTTTAATAGAATTACAGGGTGTGCATTACCTATTGTAAGTTTACAATATAATCATATTAGATTTAATTTACAGTTAAATGAATTTTCAAAATGTTATACATTAGCACCAACAAATTATATTATCATAGATAATGATTTTGTAAATTTCAAACAATTTGAATATATTTATCAAACTATTGATGGGGTAACATCTTATGCTCAATATATATATTATGATATATTAACAAAACAGTTATATTACACCAGGATATCACCTCAACCTTTCGTGAGCGTTTCGAGCACTGTAAATTTTAATATTCCACAAGCAACAAATACATTATTTAATATTACCGGTTTAACATCACATTTTACAACATTACCGGCTATTGGGGCGGTTGAAAGGGTATATTCTAATCCATTAATTAATTTCGACAGTATTACCATTCCAAATGCATTTTTGTTGATAGAATATATATTTTTGGATGATGAAGAAAGAATTAGATTTGCTCAAGCGCGTCATGAATATTTAGTTGAACAATTGTTTACAACATTCCAAGAAACAATAAATGGTTTACAACAATCATATAAAATTGGATTTACACAACCATGCAAAGAACTAATATGGGTCGCACAAATGACAACAAATATAACAAATAATGATGCATTTAACTATACAAGTAACGTTATAAGAAACTTTGATGGGACTTTGATGAATGGGCCAATAATTTTAAATGAAGCAATTCTTTTTAATGGACACGAAAGAATAACATTTAGGGATAGTGCATATTTTACTCAGTTGCAACCATATCAATATCATAAAAATAATGCGAAAGAAGGAATTAATGTATATTCATTTGGTATTCATCCGGAAAATCATCAGCCATCTGGAACATGTAATTTTAGTAAGGTAGATAATATTTCTTTAAGAATTAATGTAATAACATCAATAACAACAACAAATACAGCAAAATTAAGGATTTATGGAATAATGTATAATATATTGAGGATAGCGAATGGTGTAAGTGGTTTAGTGTTTGCAATCGATTATAAATAAATAATTTAATAATATTTAAATAATATTATTAATTGATGATAATTGGGTAATTAAATAGCTTCATATTCTCCATTATTACATTTAAGGAGAGCGTCTAAGATGGCTTCTTCAAGATTTTGGAATTTACCAGCTAATTTTCCATATCTGTCGTTAATTTTTCTCATGAGATCTGGACTGTCAGCTTCTTCTAAAAAGCATAAAGTTTTTAACAAAGCTTCTTGAACTTGTTTGTGTTGTTCAAGTTTTTGGCTAATAGCCTTTTTAGCATCTTCAGAAAGTGGTTTACCTTTGGCAGCTAATGACGCGACGAGTCCTTTGAACATGTCAATCATGATATTAGAACCTTGATTTTTAATGTTAGCAACGATTTCACATTGGGCTTTGTGAGTAGCAGCTTTTAACATTGGGACTCCAGGAGTAAAAGTTGAAGTTCCAAAAGGAGATAAGATACCTTGTAATAATTGTCCACCATAGATATCTTTTTGAGCTCCACCAAATAATACAGCTGGACCACCAACAGCAGTATTGGCGAAAGTTCTGTATTTCATGTGAACTAAATTAGCGAGAGAAGGGTCAACATAATAAGCTGTTGGCTTTGGACTTGGAACGTCAAGTTTTAATTTTTGTGCATCAGCAGGGACAAGGAATTTCCCCATGGCTTCATCACTTGAACCTGAATAATTTTTGTTCAACATAGCTGGACTGGCATTAACAAATTGGACAATCAAACCGAGATATTGCAACAAATGTGTTGAGTTAGGATTATCAATCATTTCTTGGATAGCTTCGGCTGAATGGTGTTTTACCAAATGATGTTTTTGCCAGTGGTTAACAGTTTCAACTTTCCATAATTGAGTTCCAGAAGTTGAATCAGCAACTAAGTGTTTTCTGAATCCAAATTTTCTCAAAGTTTGAAGAGCAATTAACGGATGCATTCCTTCAAGATTTTTTTTGGCAAGGAGAAAGAAATTATGTCTGTTAAAATTAGCGTGACCTAAACAGTTCATATCTTGACCTTTTTTTGTAAAAATACAATCAAACCATTGAGCTGCAACAGTCTCATCGGCGTTTACGATCGTACCAAATTTATTTGCTCTTAATGCGTCACTTTCTAAATCCCCCAAGTTTTCAATTTTTTCCTTTGTTTCATTACCTGTTAAAGGATCTACCTTAACATAGTAAAAATGTCCGTCAGTTTTGTCATATTTGATATGTTTAACGTCTCCAGTATTCATACTCAAATAGTCTTCTAATCCGAGTGTTGGATCTTCTGACAAAAATGCTTTAGCAGCGGCTTGGAGTCTTTTTTGGTTTTTGTCTTCAGCAATAAATTGTTTTGGGGTGAGAGTAGTCATGTAAAGTATATCTTATTAACAGAAAAAAATATTTCTTATAATATTAAATAAAATATTCTTATTATATATAATGAATTTATTTGGTGAATTTAAATGGTACAATATTCTTATTATAGTATTTTTAGTTGTTATAACAATTGGAATTATATTATTGCCACAACAAAATAAAAAAGATGAACAATTTTGTCAATCATTTATTGATCAACCTATACCTACAAAACCGATAGATTTACACCAACCAGTCGCGTCTACAACAGACACTGAACCTAAACATGAATTAATATTATACTACGCAACATGGTGTGGTAATTGCACACAATTTGTCCCTACATGGACTCAATTTGATACGTGGGCAAAAGATAATTTGACAAATGTTAGGGTTAGTAGTGTAAGATGTGAAGATGGAAATGAAGCAGTATGTGCCCAAAAAGGTATTAAAGGGTATCCAACTGTTATGTTATATTTAAAAAGTGGCGAAGAACATATGTTCGAAGGACCAAGAACAATGGATGGATTGAAAGAATTTATTTACAAATATACAAAATAAAAAAAGAAGCCTTAGAAATGTCTTAATCTGTTTGTAGGAACGTAAATTGAGCCATGAGAGTCTTGTAAAGTTCCATAAAGATCTGAGTCGACAAAAACAGGTGGTCCACGTGGTCTTGGATGAGGAACTGAATGATTTGGAATAGCTACATATATTGGTTGTTGTATGGTTGTATAAACATTTTTTGGTTTTGGATGTGGAGGTTTTAGATCAAATGATGTTGGAATTTTACCATGACCACATCTTGAGCAGAAAGTTCCATGGTTAAAGTTGTTACAATTAGAGCAAGCAGACATATGTGGTATGTGTTTTATTGTGTTGTATATAGCGGGAGCACTTTAAAAATCTTATTAGATGGACTTAGTAATGAGTTTAAATTTCAATTTTTTTAATAAGGTAATAATTTACTTTATTAATATTTACATGTTAGCCTTCTTATGCAATCCTTTACCAATTTTCTCCAATTCACCCTTATATTTAAAATCTTTTAATAAATGCTTTTCAACATCATCACTCCCGTATACCAACCCATACAATCCAGAAGCCAATGATCCAGTGATATTTCCTGCCCCTACATGTAACATAGAATAGTATACCAATTTTTCCCATATCCCGTCACAATCAATCAGACAATCATATGCAATTATTACCGAATCATCCCCATTTGACCCAACATTAATTTTTTGGTGATTATCTTCTGGAGTTATATGTTTATCTACCATCCTGGCCATCCCTCTTGCAAATCCACCATCGTAATTTCTAAATGTTTCATAATAATATTTACTCCTGTAGACTAAATTCTCTTCAGATTTTCTATGGATAACTTTATGTTTATCATCAAATTTATCTTCAATATATCTGTGCCATTTTTCAATGAATATCGGTGAATCTCTCAAATATTCTGTCTCTCCCATGCCAGAAGTTTTAATATATTTATTCACAATACCACTTTCAAATAATTCTAATAAAATATGTGGCCATTCATTTATATTTATACCTTCTACTGCTAATGATGCAAACAGAGCACTAGTCATAGCACCTAAATATGATATCACTGAACAGTTTGTAAATCTGGTACATTCAATTGCAATTTGTATTAATTTATGTCTATCATTTTCATATGGAAATAATAAACCTATACACAAACTTCCACTTGCTATAATACCACCGTTCGGAGATTTTTTTTCATCATAATATTTAATTATTATTTTTTTTAAAGTATCTATACTGTTATCTTTATTATATTCTAATAATGCGTTTGCTGTATTCATATGTGTGATGGTTACATCAGATACATTCCACCCCCTGATATCAATATTTGTTATACCTCCTAAATTTATAAATTCATACACTTTTTCCAACGTATCATTACTGTAACTATGATTACCAATAATATCACCTAATGCATGTAATTTAATACATATAATATATTTCTGGTCCATATAAATTATAATATTATAAAAAATAAAATTTTGTAAATATTATAAGTTTAAAATGTCGCAAAAAAATAGTTATAATATAGTATAATGTCAACAATTGATTGGTATGATGTATTATTAGTTGAACGTGATTGTACAAACAACGATATTAAAAATTCATATAGAGAATTAGTAAAAACTTACCATCCGGATAAAAAGGGAGGTGACCCTGAAATGTTTGAATTAGTAACTCATGCATATAATGTTTTGATAAATCCCCAAACAAGAGCATCATATGATAAGTTATATAGCATTTCAAAACGTTCAGAATCATCACATTTTGATCTAAAATCTAAAAGTGAACAGTATTTTGATAGTCTTAAAAATACATCAGTTAAAAAAACCAAAGAAGAAGTAAGCATTGATTTTGATACAATTTTTGCAGAAATGGATAAAAAATATGGATTAAAAAGGGATGAAAATAATAAATTAGTTCATAAAAATTCAGGTGATATTTATAAAAAAGTTGAAGATTTAGAATCAATAAGAGAGCACGACGATATTGAAAATATACCGGAAAAATTATTTGATAACACCGATAAGATTGATTTACAAAAATTTAATTCAATATTTGATTCAATGCATAGAAAACATACAGATTTAATAAAACATGACGGTAATCCATTAGCCTATAACGTTTCAAATGAATTTGGATCATATAGTTCAATTGATAATTATGAATCATTATTTGTAGAAGATGATAATAATTTGGGAAACAATTTATTTGGATCTGTGAAAATGTGTGACTCTAATATGCCAAATAAAAAATTAACTAAACGTGATTTAGAAAAACATGGAAACAAAGCAGATTATGTTAACTCACATAATTATAAAGGAGAAAATAATACAAAAACATTAGAAGATAAAATTAAAGAAAGAGAATTACAAACTATGCAATATGACCAAAGAACAATAGAAGATTATAATGATAATAATGATTGTGGTGGATATGGCATATTTAAAGATTTGGATATTACTTTCGATGAATTTACCGACGGAAATATGATAGATGAAGGTGGTGATTTTAGATCAAGATATAATAAATTAATAGAAACAAGAAAGTAATAAGTTAATAATATTTATACTTTAACCTTTCCTCTATATTTGCTATAACTTCTGGGGGAATATCATTCTTAATGTAGTCCCTATAATTATTCTTAATATAAATGTTACACTCTTTATAATAATCTTCATAATAATTATCGTAATAATTATTATCTTGATGATAATTATTCCTTCCAAACATTGCCAAGATAGGGTGAGCATTTTGCGAGAAATAATAATTTCTCAATATTTCTAAAAAAGGATCACTTTTTTTTGAAATATTATTATCCTCCCTAAAATAATAACATAACGAGTTAATTATTTTAGTAATATCAGTTGGTATTCCAAACGATCTGAAAACACAGGACAATGTAATGTAAAACTCATTTAGTGACTTTATTAAAATATTGTCGCTATTAATTTTAGTATTTTGAAAACTAGATTTAATACTATCCCTGAAATATGCATCTCTTTCAATAGGTAATAATAATGAATTAATTGGTAATTCAACTTCGTAATTTAATCTCTTCGTTGTAATAGCATCAACAAGCATCTCAACAAAAGTTTGAATTGCATATTCATTGTTTTGTGCTAATTTTGACATTTGTACACATTTAAAAGTATATTTAGATTTAGCAAATGATATGTTAAATAATGCGAATCTGTCACATGTGGAACAATGCACTGCCAAAGTTTCATGTGTTTTATGTTTTTTATTTTGATTAATTAAAGACACGTCAATTTTTAAAAATCCCTTGGTACAAACACATTTTAAGGATGTTGATGGTTTAATTGTACTTATTTGACGATAAGGTTGGGAAGGTTTAGAGTAAGACATTGTAGGTTAAATGGCGCCACTAATAAATAAACATACATAGACCGAATAATGGTTTTATAAATCAATTTTTTTTAGGTTCAATCAATTAACAGATTATGGTCATAATGATGATAATTGTAATAATAATCATCATCATCATCATCATCATCATCATCATCATCATCATCATACAATAATTGATCTGCAAGACAATTTTTGTAATAATCGTCAAATTCATTTCCTTCGCTCTTTTGTTTTTGCATAGCTTCCATAGCTTCCAAATATGGATATTCCTCCCTAAAATAATAACATAACAAACTTATTACTTTGGTTAAGTCACTTGGAACCCCGAAAAGGTTGTAAATACAAAATAATGTTATGTAGAAATCTTTTGATGAATGTATTAAAATATTAGTATTATTTATTTTAATATTATTAAAATGATGTTTTAAGTTTATATTAAACCACTCATCCCTTTGTGCAACAATCAAATGCGAATTCATCAATAATTCTACTGGATAGTCAAAGTTTGAAAATGTGATTGCACTAATAATTTGGTATATATATTTTTTAATCATATATTCATTATTTTTAGCCAATGTTGACATTTCGACACATTTAAAAACGTATTTTGTTCTTTCAAATGTAATATTGAATATCGCAAATCTATCACATTTTGGACAAGAAATAGTCAACACTTCATGGGTCTTGTGTTTCCTATGGATGTTTGCAAAAGAAATTTCCGTCTTTAAACCTGGAGATTTTTGTAGAAAATCTTTCCAATGTTTATTTTTGTTCTTTTCTTCCTTAGTTAAAATTTCAAACCATCCATCTTCGTTTCCCTTTTGATGTCTCTTTTTAGGATAATTTACAATTCGGGATTGTTTCTTTTCTATTTTGCCACAATTGCAATGTTCATACTCTTGGATAAATGCAAATGCTTCTAAATCAATAAATGGGTAGGTGTAACAATTATTATTGTCTCCAATGAAACCAGTGTGATCAGCAGAACAAACCTTGTTATGGACGTAATAATCTTTATCATTACTAAAGTGTAATGTATAACATCCCTTATTGTAGGACATTCCGATAATAAAGCGCTAAGAAATAAACATAAATGGTCGCAGCAATGGTTTAAAAAATCAATTTTTTTAGGTTTTTGGTTATTTATAATTATATTGAATAAAAAAATTTATTGAATAAGGGTATTAGTTTCAATATCTCCTAAATCAATAATAATATCATCTTTTATTACAACACCATATTCATCATCACAATATTTTTCTTCTGCATCATAAAACATACATTCACCAATTTTATATAATATCCATCCTATAAATATTATTGCGATTATTATAATATAAATTATATATCCCGCCAAACTGGTTCTCCATGTATAAAAATCATCTTTATGAAAATAATATTTAATTATTGGATAGCCTATAAAGTGAGAAAACATAATTAGTAAGTTGGAAACAAACAACATAATTGTCATTGTTAAATATGATTTGTATTTTAATGTTCTTCTCAAATCACCATAACAAAAAATATCATATATGCAACATTTACTACCAGAAATACAACATTTCCATAAATGACCTTGCCAAAACAAAAACAAAAATGGTATCGTTAATGCTATTACACCTAACATTCCACTATCGCATGGCTTAAATGCATTATCACACATATTGAGTTTTGCAACTGATGTTTTACCTAATGCATTTAAAAATGTTAAAATTGTTCCACCTAAAAGTAATAATATAGTATAAATTACTTTTAAATATTGTATACTGCATTTTAGAATATTAAAGTTCCCCTTTTTAATAATAATTGGCTGTCTGCAATTACCACAAATTTTGTTATCTGCATTGACTTGTTCTTTGATACATTGCTTACAAACTCTGGCACTACAATTGTTATTATTGCATGGTCTGACCATTTCATTCTGTACCCCTAAACATATGTAACATGAATAGTTATTGGTATTGGTAACAGTTATAATGGTATCAGTATCCGACATTGGAAGTTTAATAATAAAATAATATATATTTGATATACAAAAGTTTAATAAATCAATTTTTTTATACGAGCCTGGTGTTCTCATCCATAACTTTTACTCCATAGTCGCTATATCCATACCTATTTTTAATATCCTGGATCATAAATCTCATCGTACACATCATTATTGAAAAAATCAAATAAAACCCCAAAAATATACCATACATCATATATCCATTTATGCTGGTTCTACATGTATAAATTTCGGAATTTCCATCATTAACTAAAATTACGATTGATCCTATAAAATGGGCAAGCATAACTAAAAAATTTGAAAAGAAAAACACAACTATACAAGTCCATGTAGTTCCAATATCAAGTTTATATCTTAACATGTCTCCGCAAAAAATATTGTAATTGCAACATTTTATCCATGTTCGGTCCATACAACAATTCCATAACCTTCCTTGCCAAAACATCATCATAAAAGGCACTGTAAAACATCCAGCTAGAAAGCGATTAGATGTAACTTTATCATCCATAATACATGTCCCTAAACCATGTATCATCGTTAAAGCAGATCCAACAGTTAACATGAAAAATACATAAATTAATTTCATATACGATCCGCAACATTTTTTATAATTGATACCAGTTATATGTACAATAGGTCCTCTACAAATACCACAATTATTATTATTTTCTTGCATTTGTTTATTTAGACAACACTGGCAAATTCTTGCATTACATAATTCATTATTACAAGGTCTTACCATATTAGGTATTGTTTCATAACATGCATAACATGAAGGCACTGTGATAGGTATAACAGTATCAGACATTGTCTAAAGTTAATAATGAGTAATAATATTTTACAATACAAGTATTTAAGGAATCAATTTTTTTATTAATAAGTGATATAATGAATAACAAAACTAATTTGGTCCTTAGTGGTGGTGGTATAAAAGGTGTAACACATATTGGGGCATTATATGCGTTAGAAAAGTTAGATATATTACAACATATCACACACTTTGCAGGGACATCTGTTGGTTCTTTAATTATAGGATTATATGCGGTTGGGTATACTCCATTAGAATTATTTGAATTTAGCAAAGCTTTTGATTTTAAAGAAATGAAATGTATAGATATAAATAATATACAAAATTATGGTTTAGATGATTGTTCCAAAATACAGTATGTGATTAAAAGGTTAATAATGAATAAAAAAATCGCTGAAAATATTACATTACAAGTTTTATATGATATTACCAAAAAACATTTAACATTTACAACAGTTTGTGTTAATACAATGAAATCGTGTTATATTTCACATGAAACACATCCACAATTAGAATTAGTTACAGCAATACAAATGTCATTGGCAATTCCATTAATATTTTGTCCAGTAATTTACGAAAATAATATGTATATCGATGGTGGGTGTTTGGATAATTTTCCAATATCAGTATTCAAAGATAATATGGAAAATACGATAGGCCTAATAATTATTGATTCTAACGAAAGAATAGATATTAATGATTTAGAAACATATTTTATTAGGGTCTTTAAATGTATTGCAAATGGTGTTTCTGGTGCATACTCACATAAGTTACACGAAAAATGCGAAAAATGTACAATTGAAATTGATGCGAGTATTATAAACAGTATTGATTTTGATATAAATGATACAACTAAAGATGAATTATTTTTAATTGGTTATGATACTGTTTTGAATAATTTGGACAAATTAGTTTGAGTTATTAAAATATATATCCTTATAATATATAAGGATGGTTGATTCCGGACCAGTATATAATACTATTTTAGTTTACATAATTTTCATAACTATAATTTTATTCATAAAACCAAAAGCTATATATTGTCATAAAACTAAAAAATTTAAACCTTTCGGATGTTCAAAAAAACAAACATTAATATCCTTTCCAATAATTTGCATATTATCAGTAATAATATTTTATTTTATATTTTTAACAATACATATAATATGTCATTATTTAGATGATAAATAATTTATTTAATTATAAGATTATAACAAAATAAATTTAATCTCATGGGTTTTTATATATGTCATCTAATAAATACATTCCTGTTCAAGACAACAATAATCCATTTTCAAATGTTACTGGTTCAAATAATATTATGTTAGAACCAAGATTACAAGAATACATGAAAAAGAGAAAGTATTATAAAGACAATAACATAAATCCGACAATACCATTAGAAAAAGAATTCTCAATTTCAAATACTGATAAAAAATTGTTAAAATTATTTTTAAATGGTAACACAAATGTATATAAACAATCAGAATATGAAAAAATTATATCCCAAAAGAAAAAACAACAAAGTTTTCCATCAACACATTTTAAAGAGGATTCAAGAGTATTAAAAATGAATAAACCAGATAATAGCACCCCAATTAATAGAGGTATGTTTGTTCCAGAAAATAAAAGTAGATATTATGAGGATCCGATTGTTGAACAGCCACACAAAATTACAGATTCAAGAGATTTTACTGAAAATAACTTTAAAAAATTCAGGGGTGATATTAATGAATTAAAATTTAACCCAAGAGTTGACCCAAAAATTAACCCAGGATTTGAAGAATATGATAAATGTGAATCACCATACAGAGTTAAGGATGGGTCATGTTATGATAGTTGTGCACCAAAAAATAAAAAACCTTATAATAAAAATCTAAAAAATAATTACAATGATTACAACAATGATCCACACCAATCATTCTTTAATTATGATTTAGTCGATAATTATTCACAACATAAAAAATCACACGATCAAGACAAATTTAAAAAGTCTGAAAATGGTTCATTATCAATTTATGATAGAAATATGGATCCTATTAGTAGAAAACATCATGTATTTAAAGATCAAAAAATAGCACCACATCCGGATTCAATTGCATATAATAGTAGAAATTTTGATGCAGATTTAGAATCTGAATTAATAAGAGGTATGCCAGCAACAAGACCCCATAATAAGTCTTATGGGTATAGAGACACATTTGAGAATCATTTCGATTATATAGATGATGACTTTCAAAATCCTGATAATACTGATATATGGATAAGAGGAGGTGAAGCTACAAGGCTTGATAACAAGTTTGAAGCTAAAAATAGAACTTATGTAAGAGAAATTATGTAAGAAATATTAAAATATAAATGTAATTGTATAATATATATGACTACATTTAGAGATTTTCCAATTGATTTGTTTGAATATTGTATAGTAAATTTTATTGATCCAAATGACACAATTAATATAAGTATGGTTTGTTCAAAATGGAAATCCATGTTAGAAAACATGTTTGTAAAGAATATCTATTATAGTAATTTTAAAAATGTACAAAACGATTCATTTGCTTTAAATTTATATTTATCAAAATTTGATGTTAAAAAAACATTAAATATGATCCATTTACCAGATATTTATAGTATACATACCTTGAATTGTATAACTTATCATATGCATATTATTAATAAATTTTCTTGTAATTATGTATTGAGAGAATTATTAATTCAATATTGCATTTTGGATAACATGTTGAAACCAGATTATATAAAGTCACTAATATACTCATTATGTGAAGTCCATAATAGTATGGATTTGTTAAATGATATGTTAGATATATGTTTATGTACAGAATCATTTAAAGTTGCAAATTACCTATTATTGTTTGGTGCATCATGTGAAAGATGGCTAACAAGTATCCCACGGGATTGTAATAATAAGAATGAATACCTTAAAATAATTAATTCATTGAAATATTTATTATCAAATCATGCCATATGCCTACCATATTTTTATTATTGGATTGTGGCAACTAATGAATTCCCATATAAGAATGATATTTTGAATTTTATGAAAGAGTATATGAATGATGATATTTTAAGATTGGTTGATTATTTGTAAGATTAAATAATATTTTTTGTTATTTAAATTGATATATCTAATTATGGTAATAATAAAGGAATTTATAAATTTTTACCCTAAAAATAAAATTTTTAGTTTATTGTGAAATTTTACTATAGTTTACACAAACTTTGTGTGGAATATTTTTAGTAGTCTTAATTATAAAATTTTTTTATTTTTGTGGGGTTTTTGATACAATTATATTATATATTTTTGTTTTGAGGCAATTTACAAGGGTATTTTGTTAAAATATATACCAATAATGGAATTTAGTTGTATAAGTTCCCGATATATTGTTACCTAAAATGATTCCATTGTAGGAATCATTTTAGGTTCATATATTTCTAATTATTCAATTGTAAACTATTATTAATATGTGATTCAAAAATTAACCCTTATATTATAGTCATAATTCATAAATTACAATTCGATGAAAACTGTTATGAATTATGACATAATTTGATGTTTTATAACATAATTTATATTACAATTCGAAAATTAGTGGAACCGTTTTAGGTTTTTATAATACAAAATAAACCAAAAATTACTAATATTTATTAATTATTACCAATATTTGCAGGGTTAATAATATATAAAAAGAACATATAATATATATATATATTATTATGTCAAAACATATATGTACGACTTGCCAAAAAAGTTTTGCACAAATATCTCATTTAAAATCTCACATGAGTAGGAAAAACCCATGTACACCTACTAATAAATCTAATACATGTAGTAATTGTAATATAACATTCTCTAATATAGGGAATTTAAATAAACATATTAAAAAAGTATGTACTAATGTTAATATAGATGATGATAACATAAACTATAAGGAGCTTTATCAAAAACAATTAGAAAATGAGAAAACTGATAATGACAACATAAATTATAAGGAACTTTATTACAGACAGTTAGAAAGTGAAAAAAGAACATTTGAAAATGAAAAAAGGACACAAGAATGTATAGATACATTACTAAAATTTTTAAATAATAATAATAATAATAATAATAATAATAATAATAATAATAATAATAATAATAATATTAACAATATTGGTCAAGTCGCCAATGCTATTAATAATAATAGCAACAATAATAATAATAATTTAACATTAAATATATCACCTCTACAATATGTTAAAAAGTATTACAATTCTAAAGATGGCCCATATCTTACATCATTAGAAGATTACAATATTATCAAAAATTCAAATATTATAATAGATAAAAAGGTTCCAATTGATGTAGGTTTTATAAAAACTCTTGCTCAAAATTTTGAATTAAATAAAATAGTTTATTACATTGGCGATATTATTATATTTTTTTATAAAAAGGAAAAACAAGAAGAGCAAACATTTTTCTCAAGTGATATAAGTAGATTAACATTCTTATCAAAGATATTACCGACTGGTGCAAAAAAAGCCGAATGGATATTAGACAAAAGTGGGGAACAAGTAAAAATACACGTTATAATTCCACTATTAAAATATATTGAAGAATCAATTTTAAAATATCAATCAAAATATAAACGGTCAATTGCAACAAACCCTGAACTTCATGCCAATTTAATTGGAATATGTACATCAATTTCGGATAAGTCATTGGAAAATAACATTATACGGTATATCGCACCAAAATTCCTTTTAAATCAACAATGTGCAATTACTAACTAAATATCAACTAAATATTTTACATAAAATATTTAATAAATCACAACCTAATACCATACCTTCTTTTCATTCATATCATTAAATATAGTCCTTGTCCCGGTAATATTTGAAAAATCATACATATTAGGTAAAGTCTTATGAAAGTCCCTTCCTTCTTCATCTAACAAACCATTCCTCAATCCAACTTCCTTTGATCTAATGGCATATTGGTCCATTAATACTTTTTGGACATATTTTGGATCTGTCATATTGTTTTTTTCCATTTTATTGTAATCATAAAATATTTGTTTACCAACATCTTGATCCAATTGTTGTTGTTTTGATTTTAATCCTTCATTACTTAAATAACCAACAATAAATAAATCTTCAATTAGAACTTTCATATCAACCTTAGCATTAATGAAAAAATTATTTTCATCATTTAATGGTCTCTTATCTTGGACATAACTTCCTTTAATTATCATTTGGTCGTCAACATTTCTCTTTTGAATTACAAATTCAATAACATATCTAATTTCATCTTCGGTTTCATATTTTTGAATTTTATTAACTTTAATAATATCAACCAAACTATTTTTTGCAGGTTTTTCGTATATGGATGGTGGTAACCCCAATGCTTTTTGTGCTTTATCCCATCCGGATTCTACATTTGGATCAACAACTGCCTCGTCCCAACCAGAATTGGCATTTCTAAATAATGGAACTTCTGATTGTAAATTCTCATTTAAGACAGCAATGAAATCTTTTAATAATAATCTAACTTCAGATACTTCAGGTTCGGAGTAGTCCAAAGGAATGTTTGAAATGTTAAATAATTGTTTTTTATCTGGAACTATATTTTTTAAAGCAGTAAACACATCTCTATAATCATTATGAAATTGTATATCTATAAAATTAGGATTAACTTTCTTTTTAACAATATTCAAGGATGAATTTAATGAATGGTTAGATACCATATCATTGCTAAAATAACTGGCCACATCATCAATAATAGAATTTTTAATTGAATTTTGTTTCATTATTTGTTTACCTTTTATTGTTGGATTATCATAAGATTTGTCATCATAAAATTGTTCATTGGTGTTAGTTCCATAGAACATGATGAATATTAATAGTCCTATTATAATAAATAAAGCAATTGTTGAATTTGACAACATTATAATATATATTTATATGTTATTTTAATTTGTTGGGGAATTTTTATAAATATTCTATTAAAATACTTATATATTTTTAAACATCAGAATCAAAATCTTGGTTGATATCTTCCATGTCCAACGCATCACGTTCCTCTGTAAAGTCTCTATCTAATTCTTTCATTTCTTTGGTGATAGTTTCAGCAGGATCATTATATTCGCCATAAAATCCAACAATATCATCACTAATTTCTGAATAATCTTTTAACTTTAATATAAATGAAAATCTCTTTACATTATTATTTTCTAACAATCTTTCCACATTAAAATCATCATAAAATGTAATAATCATATTTAATAATAAATGAGCTAAATTAACACTATTAAATTTGTCGTCATTTGCATCTAGTAATTTACCCATTTCTGTTATTAAATAAAACAAAATTAAATTACCATTGTAATCATAGTTACTAATGTCATTTGCATTTACGGTTTTGCTAATACTCATGTGATCTAATTTATTATGAATACTTTCAAAAAATAGTGAATTTTTAATAACTTTCCATTTATATAAAAATTTGTTTATTTTTTTGGCATCATTAGATAAAACAATTTTATTTACCTTATCTTTGTATTCATTAATAAAATCATAATTTACCTCTTCAGTATCTGGTTGGGTAGCATAATAATTGTATGCAAATCTGTAAATATATTTTTGGAAATCAGTTAACAACTTCTTTAATATAACAATTCTATTTCTACATATATCAGATACAATATATTCAAACCCAGCTCTTTTAATATCACTTTTATCTTTATTTTCATTCTCATATTCTTCTAATTTCTCATCTATTTTTATAACTTTACTTGGATAACCCGCTAATTTTATTAAAGTTAAAATTGAATAATTGATTTTTATGTAAATATTATTCTTTTTGGTAAGTTGTGGTTCTTTGTTTTTCTCTTTATATCCTAACAACAATTTGGTATGTGCATCATAATAAACATCAATATCCAATTTATTATTTGTATAATAAAATACATCGGTATCAAAGAATGGATCATTGTTTTTAAATGTTATTTTATTATTTGTATCAATAATAATTATTGGTTTGTCAATAGCATGTCCATTATGATCATGATCAATAATATATGCATCATATCTTAAAAATATATTTTGGTTACTCACATTATAATCCTTGCCTACAATTGATTCAATTTTTGTGATAAAATCTCCAATAAAATTAAAATAATCTTCTTTATGTTTTTTTGTTTCTCCATATGATCTTTTCAATTCATTAATAAAGTTAGTGTTTGAATCTTCATCTTTCTTAATGATATTTTTATTTACAGTTTGTGTATCAGCTCTATCCTTTTTAATATCTAAATATACTTTTTGTAATTTATTTCTGTCTACTTTTTTATCAAAATCTAAATCACATTTAACACCTGATAAACAATATTTTTTTACAACTTTTTCTAATGTTGTGTAATAATTGTTTTCTTTTATGATATTTATTGGAATAGATCCTTCTTTGGTTAATGCTGTCCTATTACATAAAGCACACATTAATTGTCCATCTTTGTAAGTCCACTTATGGAATGCACCACTTTCACAATTGGTAACATCATTAATATGGTAGTAATCAGCAGTATATTTAATATATTTATCAATAAATACTCTTTGGGATCTACACATAGGCGTTGTGAGCCAGAAGGCATTCTCAAAATAGTTACCAACAGTATATTCATGTTGTAAAAGTATTTGGTCATTTTGAACTATTGAAAATTTTGTTTTTTTATCTGAAATTTTCTTTTCTTCTAATGTTTTTATTTTTTCCAATAATTCATCATTTATAAATGTATTATTTAATTTTTGGAAAAATTTATTAACAATTACATCATAGACATATTTATGACTCTTGTTACTATAAACTTCAATAACACTATTTAAGAAATCAACGAAAGTATGAACAATGAGTTTTTGAACTATCGGATTAAATTTCTTTTTTTCCTCTTCTTTATAATACCATAAATTATATCTGGTCATGAGACAAGACATATAAAATAACACATAACATAGTACTTTATAATTACGTAAAGGGACAACAGTATTTCCATTACCTTTCTTAATATTTAAACCGTCAAATAAATTACTTCCATATTTTGTAAACAAATAATAGTTACATATTTTGTCTCCCATCATATAGATCACTTGTGTTTCGCTTAATTCTAATAATATGAAAAATATGAGGTAAATATAAATATTATTCTTTTTAATGGATTTATAGTAATCTTTGTCTTGACTGGAGTATACAAACAAATTATTTTCCAATTCAAATGTAAATAAATTTGTATAATCTTTATTAATTCCATATAAATGTAAATTTTCAGATCTTTGTTTAAATGTTTGTTTTAAATTTATATTATGGACTAATAACAAATCTATGGTATCTTTTATAATTTGTCTAATTCTAATTTTAATAGCATTAGATGCACCTACTAATGAATTTATCTTAAATATATTTGCAAACCTTTCCACAATTTTTTCCATATTTCTAATTGATGATTTATATTTTTCATATTCAGGTATATCTTCTAATGGAACACTGATAACAACATTAAAACTTAAAAAATGCCCATCTTCATCATATGATCCTTCTTGGACAAAATTTCCAATATTTACCAATGAATTACAACTTTTACAAATATATTGATTATCATATGTTTTATCAACATATTGTAAGAAAAATGCAAATAATCGATCATTAAATTTATTTGGTTCTCTTTTCTTGATAGCCATCAAATTGTCCCATGTAATATTATGTTGACATATTGAATTTACTAATTGTTGATCTTTTGTTTCTACTTTAAAAGCATACTCATAAGTTTTTGGTAATTTTATGATTTCAATTTTTGATGTTTTAACAAATTTGTATGTTGGTAATTTTATTACTTCTCCTGTTAAACCTGTAAATATATCACTCTTTGTATCATATTTATCTTCATATTCTACCAAATTATTTAAATATATTGTTTTAATGAAATCATCATATATTTCAGTATTAACTGACAAATCAATGAGATTACCATTAATCTTATTTAAGTATTTTGTAAAATGTTGCATGGATATTTTGTTGTTTTTTAAGGCATTTAATATATTTTGAATTATTAATGTTACAATATCATTGTATAATTGTACAACAATCATTTTTGTTTGTTCAGATGTATTTAATTTTGAAGTCACATCATAATTTTTAAAACTTACCTTATCTTTCTCTAGATTGAATTTCCAATATAAATGTGGATAATTATTACCTTGCATAGTTCTGTTAATAATCTCGAGTGATGCATTATATCCATTTTTTATTGTTTTATCTTTGTTTTTATATTTTATAGTTCGCAAATTAACAATGTTGCCAAGTTTTGCACACTTTATATCATAAATTTTATTTGGTATGATAAATCCTGTAATGTGTAATGGATTATTTGGATTACTTGATCTGAATTGAACACTTTTACCTTTACTATTATTACTAATATAATCAAAACTAATTGACCGTATTGTATCAATGCTTCTTGGTGTTACAATACTGAAACCCTCTTTTTTAAAATCTTTAAAATTTATATATGGAAATTTCATATAATTTTTCAAATCATTGTAATACTCATTTGTTCTTCCTCCTGATGAATCTAATTTTGACATAATTTTGCTATTTTCAACATGATTAATTACAGCCCCTTGGACATCCGTAAGTAATGGGTCAAATAATTTTCCTATAGATTCTAATTTTTCTTTATCATTTGATGGTGAATAATACTCAGATAATGTTTCTATTTTGTTTATAACATATTTAATTCTTGGTTCATCCTTTTTTTTAGATGTTGCTGATAATTTGCCAATATATTTATCATAATTTTCACTATCCTTATGATATAGTAAAAAATCTTCAGAAACTGGAACAACCAAACCACTATTTAATAGGTTAATAATTTTAGTATCATGGTCAATTGTTTGGGTTTTGTATACATCATATTCTGTCAATAATTCATAAATTTCTGAGGCTAATCCCATATCTCTGTCTTTTGGAGATAAGACTGATTCAATCATATTGTAATCGATAATATCTGAAGATTGAACTACAACATCGATATATATAAATTCCCCAGTAATGTTTTCACTCTGTTCTAAAAATAAATAAACATTTTGTTTATCTTGTTTCATATAAATTTCACTAACAATAATTGTTTTAATAATATTATGCGCCTGTTCTTCAACTTTTCCATGTAAACTTTTTAATTTGAAATTTTCATCAACATATTCTTGTCCACACATATTTAAAAATTCAATTGTTTCTTTGTAATTTTTATTTTTAATAATTTGTGCCATTTTTGTTGAATCAGCACTTAATATAGTTAACATGTTTTTGATTATGGTGTAATATTTTATAATTGTCGCATTACTTTCACTATTGAAAAAATTATCAATCTTTAGACTATAACCGTATTGATTTTTTGAAAATTCTATAACATTATTCATAAATGTTTCATATTTATGTTTATAAAAAAAACCAATTGTTAAGATTAAATAATACCCTATATACTTTTTAATATATTCAATTAATTTATCAGTATTTTCTTCATTATTAAGAATATCATTAATAATTTTCCTATCTATGTTATTAAAATATTCTGTTAACGATTTGTTAATATCTTTTTGAAATTTCACAAAATTTGCTTCATCATAATATTTGCTTACCTCTGGAATAACAACTTTATTATAAAAATCATCAATAAATATATCTACGGTTTCATCTATCTTGTTAACATACATATTGAATTAATATTATACTATAAGTTAAGAATTAAATTTCAGAGAAAATCTTAGCAATATGATTGGATTATAGATAGAAAAAATTGATTTTTTAAATGAATAATTAGTAATAGTATAAAATATAGGTATTAATATTAATATGAGTGCTGGACAAGAATTTATGTTTGTTTGTATTGGATTAGGGTTTTTGGTAATGGCTTCTGGGTTTGCTGCTGCATGTAGTAATATGACAAAATCAAAAAACGATAAATATAACTCGTAATAATTTATTTATAAAAAATTGATATTAAATACTCATACTGTATTAATATATTTATATGGCACTATAAAATGAGCAATACTAATTCTATGACGCCATGGACAGTATCTGGACCAGTAGATTATTTGGCTCAAATCACCCATTTTGGTACAAATCCTATTGATGGAGAATTGTTAAAAAGATGGGAACATGTGACACGAACCACAGCTCACACCTGGTTAAGGCGAGGTATAATATTTTCACATCAAGATTTAAACAAAATATTGGATTGTGTTGAAAAAAGTATACCAATTTACATTTATACTGGCAGAGGTCCAAGTTCAGAATCTATGCATTTAGGACATATGATTCCTTTCAAATTTGCCAAATATTTGCAAGATGCATTAAATTGTATAATAATAATTCAAATATCTGATGATGAGAAATTTATTTTTAAAGATGGAAGTAAAAGTAAAGACCTCAAAAAATATAATGACTTATGCTATAAAAATGCGAAGGATATCATTGCATGTGGTTTTGACAAAAATAAAACATATATGTTTTCAAATTTAGAATCAAATTGTGGGGATTTGTACTTTAATAATATTTTAATATCAAAAGCTACCAACATGAATACTATTAAGGCCACATATGGTATTGGGGAAACTGTTGACGAACCAGTATTATCGCTTGTTAAAGAAGCATTGGATAAAGAAATTAAAAGTGAAAATCCAAACCTCGAAAATATTAGATGTTTTGAAAAATTAATAAAAAATAATAGTAATAAACAATCGAATAGTGTTGGTCAATGTATGTGGCCAATATTTCAATGTGGACCAGCATTTGCCACAAGTTTTAGACAAATTTTTATTAAGGCAATTGCCCACGGTTTACAAAATAAAGATTTTACACAAAACAAAAATGCATGTAACAATTTATATAAGGCATTACATGAATTGAAGACAATTGGTAAAACACAAAGTATTCATTGTTTAGTTCCAATGGCAATTGACCAATCACCCTATTTTAGGATGGCAAGGGATGTTGCACACATATTAGAACATCCAAAGCCTTCTGTTATTCATTCTGAATTCATACCAAGTTTACAACAAGCAAATAGTAAAATGAATTCAAGTTCAAATAATAATGCAACAATATTTTTAGATATGAACCAGAAAAGTATTAGTAATGTCATTAAAAAATATGCATTTTCTGGTGGACAGACAACCTTAGAAGAACATCGAAAATTTGGTGGTAATGTTAGTATTGATACATGTTATCAATATTTAACGTACTTTTTAGAAGATGACGCAGAATTAGAACAAATTGCTAAAAAATATAGTTCCGGTGAAATGACAAGTTCTGAACTTAAAGATATAACGATTTCAATAATTTCAAAAATAATATTGGATCATCAAGTAATCAAAGGATGTATATCTGATGATATAGTAATGGAATATTTTGATCCAAATAGAGTGTTGGATATTGGATTGGATAATAATAAAAATATTATTGATACCAATTTAACTGACTATTCTAAATATGGTATTAATTTTGACAGAACATTTGGAAATGTTAAACCATATTTAAAATAATATTTATTTATAAAAAAATTGATATTTTAAGTAAATATTTAATATATATTACTTTATAAATATATTATGGAAGACATATTAGTTAACGTTTATTCATTCTTACCAACATACGATATTATAAAATGTACTTATATTAATAAAATTTTTAATAAATGCTGTTATTGTCAAGAAATATGGAAAAATTTAATTATTGTAGATTTTAAAGATAATAGTTTATTTAGGGGAAATTATTATGAAACGTATAAATACTATGTTAAATTAAATGAAATTAAAGAAAGAATATATTATAATGAAAAAGCTACATGTCTACCATATGTAAAATCATTATATATTAAATCTTGGCATGAAGTAAATTTACGTAGTATTGACGAGTTACAAAAATTAGAAAGTATTAAAATAGAACATTATTTTAATAAAATAATAATTCCAGCAGAAATAAAAAAGCTTACTAATTTAAAAAATATTGAATTCGAAGGTGATTGTTCAATAGAAATACCTAAAGAAATAGGAGATATATTAAGTTTAGAAACATTTAAGTGTCGTTACAATATAAAATCATTGCCAACCGAATTTGGAAAATTATATAATTTGAAAACATTATCTTTAAGTGCGGGTTATATTAAAGTATTACCTACAGAAATAGGACAATTATACAATCTAAAAGAACTGTATTTATTCAAAAATGATCTTGATTCATTGCCGACAGAAATTGGTAAATTATATAATTTAGAACGATTATGGGCAGGTAATAATAGATTATCATTACCTACTGAATTAGGACAATTACATAACTTAAAAGAATTACAATTGCATACAAATAATTTAAAAGTATTACCGACTGAATTTGGACAATTAAACAATTTAGAAATTTTAATATTACATAATAATAAATTAACTTCATTACCTATAGAATTAGGTTTATTATCAAATTTACAAATATTAAATTTAACCAATAATAAGATTAAATTTATACCAGAAAACATATCGATGTTACCTAATTTGAGATTAATAAGATAACTAAAATATATTATTTTATTTATAGAAATATTGAATTTACACATGATAAAATGGCGATATACATTAAAATGGTTTTATCAGGATTTATATTTGCAATATACAATTTACACTATCAAAACACATCCTGAAAATACACTTTTATAAAACATCGCCATTAAAGTAAATAAAATTGATATACAAAACAAATACAATACATTTATAATTATAAAATACAATACTATTATGGAAGATATATTATATAACATTTATTTGTTTTTGCCAACAGTACATATCATAAAATGTTCATATATAAATAAAATTTTTAATAAGTGTTGTTATTATCAAGATATATGGAAAAATTTAATTATTATAGATTTTAAAGATAACATACTATACAAAGGAAATTATTATGAAACTTATAAATATAACTTCAAATTAAATAAAATAAAAATCGGAATCTCTTATGGAGGTGATGCAAAAAATCTACCTTTTATGGAATCATTTTATCCAGCATATGGTGCAGGAGTTAATCCATTAAATTTGGATGGAATTAACGAGTTAAAAGAATTAAAAACAATCAAGGTAAGATACAGAACACACGATATAATAATACCAACTGAAATTGGTGAGTTAACAAAATTAACAGATATTAGTTTTGAGGATAATTATCATGTGCTAGTACCAACACATATTGGAAATATTAAATCACTAACTGATTTTAGCATCATTAGATGTAATTGCACGATAATGGCCACAGAAATTGGACAATTAAGTAATTTAAAAACATTAAATTGGGATAAAAATAAATTAGTGTCGTTACCTTTGGAAATTGGAAAATTATCTAATTTACAAACATTATTTTTATATTCAAATAATTTGACGACAATACCATCAGAAATTGGCCAACTGTATCACTTACAATTTTTATCTTTAAATAACAATATAATAACATCAATACCAACAGAAATTGGGAAATTATGTAATTTATTGACATTTGAAATCGGCAATAATTTCATAAAAATATTACCCACAGAAATGGGTAATTTATATAATTTATGCCAATTATTTGGAACACATAATAAAATAAAAACAATACCCACAGAATTAGGTAAATTGAATTGTTTAAACTATGTTAATTTAGTATATAATGATATAAATCAAATACCAACAGAATTGAAAAAAGCGACCCTTGCCATCTATATCTAATAGCCAAAAAAATTGATATTTAATCTATATAATAACTTAAAGGTTAGATACTATAATATTAACTATTATGAATACTCATCCCCTTACCATTTTAATTAATTCTTTGGAAGAAGCAAAAGGATCAAAAATTACCTACGAAGAATTTAAGGATGAGGTCATAAAATTACACGCTTCATCATTAGGATTAAAAGATAATGATGATTTATTTGTTGTTTTTAGCAATAATACAACATCTGTTCAAAATGAAGCTGATATATCTTTCCATTGCAAGAGTATCATTTACGACAAAAATACAATGACTCCAATTGTATCACAATATAATAATGTACTTTACAATGAAAATTCTGTAAAATTTATGGAAACTGCTAACTGGGCAAATGTAACTGTACAGAAATGTTATGAAGGAACATTACTTATTGTTTTTAATCATAATAATAAATGGCACGTTACTACCAGAAGATGTTTGGACGCCGATGCATCAGTGTGGGTTAAAAATAACTCATATGGGCAATTGTTCGCAGAAGCAATTGGTGATAAATTTACATTTGATAATTTAGATGTAAACAATTGTTATCATTTTGTGTTAGTCCATCATAAAAATAAGAACATTGTATCATATTCTGATTTAGGTGATGATTATAAAAATATCTATCACGTTTTGACTACAGAAAAATACACAATGAAAGAAGTTAACTATGTTATTCCAAATGTGGATATAATTCCGGAAGAACAATTTGACAATATTAATGATGTGTTGATAAAATTAAATGATCACAACTGTAGTGACGTTAATTTACAAACTATTACATTAGAAGGTTATGTTTTAAAGTATTACACAGGCGAAGTTCATAACAGTCCTTTTGTAACATTAAAATTACAAACAAAATTGTATGAAACTTTAACAAGATATAAACCAAATAATAGTAATATCTACCAATGCTTTTTGGAATTATACCAAATGGATAAATTAAACAGTTTTATCCCATTTTTCATCCAACGGTTAGAAGATAACATAACTATGGAAAATTGTGGAATTATTGTTAATTGTGTTCATAATGCATTTAGAAATATGGCAAAAGAACTTTCATCATTATATTTCATGACAAGAAAGAAAAATAATACCGAAATGTATAATGCATTACCTACATCATATAAAAAATTATTATTTGGTGTCCATGGAATATATATCAATAATAATAGTATTCCAATCAGTGCATATGCAGTGTATAATTATATCAAGTTCATGCCAAGTAGGGAACTAAGACAATTATTTTCTGACAGACAACAAATAATGAGTGATGACAAATTTACATTCGTCAATCGTAGTTGTGTTCATACTAATGTTTTTACAACTAAAATGTTTGGCCAAAATAATATCCAATAAATACACTAATATTTAATTTTTTTATAATTTTTAATAAATTATAAAAATACACTTTAAAATACAATATTGAATTGTTTACACATCATATCTTTTGTAATATTATTTTTATCAACAAACTGTCTAAACAATTTACAATTATAACGATACTTTACTCTATCATATATTTTTTGACATAATGACAATTTATACATTGTTGCGATGCATGGATAACAGTTATTATTTTTTGTTAAAACCATGAAAAGTCTATTATTTAAACTCATAATTCGATCAAGAACATACATGTCAAATGTAACATTAATAGTTTTAAATAAATTGGTTATTGTATTTATACTTTCATTATATGTATGTCTTCTCATTTTTAGGATATTTTTATCCATTATAAATTTCTCCATATACTCTTTTGGATAATGATCATTAACATAACATATAAAATATAACCCTTCATCATATTCAATATTAAATCTTTCCAAGTTCAACAAGTCCTCACTTACAGATAATAGTAGACTAACACAGTCCAAATCTATATTTAGTCCATATGTAATTAATAATTCAACAATATTTATTATATTTGATTGTTTTTGTATTTTAATATTATTTATTTTACTATTTTTATTTCTTCTGTATTTATTACTAATCAATCGTCGTCTTCTTCGTATTTTATAACGGTTATGCAATTTATCATTATATATTACATTTTTATTGTCAGGTATTGTTATTAAATTATATAAATTATCTTTTGTCGGTACTATACCATGTTGCAATATATAAGTAATTAAATCAATATTTTTACTTTTCATAGCTTCATTTAAAGTGGTACTATTTATAATAAATTTATGATTATTTATTAATTTTATCACTGTATCAGTATATCCTTTGTTAAGGGCAATTTTAAATGTATCATCATTTGGAATTACATCGAATAAATCAACAACATATATTTTATCACTATTAATTTTCGAATTATTAGTAATTTGTATGAGGTCTCCGCTGTCAATATTAAATTGAATGTTGATATTACATGATTTGGTATTGATTAAACCTTTACAAATTTCAGTCTTTAATAATAATTTATTTACAAAGTCAATAGTTACAATATAATTATATTTTATAACACAATCAAATAAAAGGTTAATGTTATTTTTAAAAATATTTTTGTTTAATAGTATTTCTACAAATTCTTCTTTATAAATATTATCAATTACAAGTTTTGATAAATACGTATAATTTAAATATTTTTTACAAATTATATCATAAATTTTACAATTATTTGATGGTTCTTGTATAATATTATTGAAAATTGTAATTATTAATAATTCATAACACATGTAATTGATTTTAGGACAGTGTTTAATACAGGATACAACAAGGTCAAAATAATATAGATCCAATGGAGGGATCGTTTTTATATAATTAATAATTTTATTAAACAATATTTCCTGTATTTTTTCAGAAGAATTTAACTTCCAAACCAAATATGTAATCGCAGAATTGTTTAACTCATCAGTTTTTTCAATTTTATCATTTATATATAATTTAATATCACAATTATGCCTACGTCTGTTAGATATTTTTAGTATATAATTCATAGTTTTTGTTGTAAATATGTAATTTCTGGCTAATAATGAATCTAACCATCCATAATTATTATGTGCGGAAATAGATAATAAATAATATATACTGTAATCCCTCAAAATTATATTATCAAAAACTATTTTAATGAGTTTTTTATGATCGGGATGTTCAGAATTAAATAAAAAGTTAGCCCCAGTTACATCACGTTCATTATATGTAAATTGATTATTTAATAAATGATAATCGTTTTGTGTAAATGTATATTTTAGTTCATATAATTCTAATACCAAAGTTGTTAATCTATTATCATTTGGAACATTATTTTTATTATCTTTGTATTCTTCATATAATTGTGAATAATCATTCAATAATAGTTTCATTTCTTTCACTTTCTGTCGTAATATTTTATCCATATATGTGTTATAAAAATGTTATATATTTATATAATTTATATGTCTATAAATTTAAATAATTTACCAATTGAAATAATAAATGTAATTATTAATTTTATAAATTTAAATGATTCATTTATTGCAAGTTTAGTATGTAAAGGTTGGTTAAATATGATCCAAAATAGAAATATTACTGATAAAATTATATTGTATAACGACTCTTTTTATATATCACATAATATAAATAAAATAAATGAAACAATCCTATACCAAATTATAAACAATATTATAACTCCAAATTGTTTAAATATAATTGCATATAATATAATTAATAGCAATATATTTTTTTTAGGTAAAAGCGTAGTTCAATATTTTAAATTGGCTTTAATAAAACAATTTTGTATAATAAACAGTACAAATATACATAAATATTCAGATTTAATCTTTATAAGCCAAATAAATGCGAAAATTATTATAAATAAAATGTTAAAATGGTGTTTGTTAAATGATTCATATGATGTTGCAAACTTTGTGTTGGGATTCGGGCCTAAAGTTAATAGATGGGCAATGTATATTATTAAACATTTTGTATGTATAAATGATAATATTAAAAAATCTTTGGATTACCTTATTAAGAATAACAGTATAAATTTACCAGAATTTTACAGGGAAATGTTATTATTAAAACAAAAGTCACAATTGTGCCATGATATTGGTAAGTATGTAAAATATAACATTAATGAAGATGTTAGAAAACACATCAAAAATAATTTGCATAATTATACTTCATTTGTTATATTTTATGTTTATTGAAAAAATTGATATTTTAATAATATGTGTATTTTATTTATAACTATTACTAATATATTTAACAATGAAACGAAAATTAGAAGTAACCCTCGCAAAACAATTTACTCCTACTTTTAATACGATAAATATGATTCTTTGTGAAGACATATTAAATATTATATTTCAGTACTCTAGAAATATTTGCTGTTCTATTGTTTGTAAACAATGGTACAACATAATTATTAAATCTTCAGAAATATGTAAAACATGTAATAAAATAACAAAAATGTATAATTCTACTATATGGTCAACTGATAAAGATGATGATAAATGTCATGAATTTGACGGAACACAAAATGAATATGAAACTGTCAAAACTATGTTAAAAGAGTATCCATCCTTCTTTTACAGAATTGAAAGACAAACAAAATCATTATGTAAAATAGCAGTTGAGGGATTGGATTCAAATTTAAAATATGTACAAAAACAAACTGAAGATTTATGTATGATAGCTATAAAACATTGTTCGAGTTGTTTGAGATATGTACGTGATGAACATAAAACAAAAAAATTATGTATGCAGGCATTCAAAAGTAGTAGATATAGTTTTGAGTATATACCAGATCAGTATAAAACCGAAAAAATGTGTTTTGAATCATTAAAAGACCATAAAAATTTATATTCAATTCCTGAACATTGTAGATCAGAAAGAGTATGTTTAAAAGCAATTGTAAATGATGTATGGAATTTAGAATATGTTCCTAAAGATAAACAAACAGAACAAATATGTTTGATGGCAATTAAAAAAGCCCCTCGTACATTGCAATATGTCAAAAAACAAACCACAGAAATGTGTATTCTTGCACTTAAACAAGAGGTGGATACATTCCAATATATTAAAAAACAAACTACAAAACTATGTATGTTCGCTGTTAAGTTAAATGGTATGATGTTAAAACTTGTGCATAAACAAACAGATAAAATATGTTTAGAAGCAATTAAAACAAATCCTTTTGCAATAGTTCACGTTAATAATCAAACTGACGAGTTATGTTTTATGGCATTACAAGGAAATATTCGTGCAATTGAATATATTAATAATCCAACAGATAAAATGATTGAATATGTTTTGAACAAAGGTATTGAATATTGGAAGTATATTGAAAATATACCAATATTTAATACTAATATAAAGAAAAATATTGAATATTGGAAGTATATTAAATACATTCCATTAGAGAGATATATTAAATTATTTAAAAATGATAAAAAATCATTCGAAAAATTAGTTTATGGTTAAAGGTAACAATAAAAAATTGATATTTTAAAAATATGTATATTTTATTTATAACTATTACTAATATATTTAACAATGAAACGAAAATTAGAGTTAAATCCAACAAAACAGTTTACTCCTATTATTAATACAATAAATACAATCCTATATGAAGATATATTTAATTTAATATTTTCATATTTAAACGACATTAATTGTATCCTTGTTTGTAAACAATGGTACAATAATATTTTAAAGAATTCACAAGTATGTGAAACTTGTAATAAAATTACTAATATGTATGGAACTGAATTATGGTCAACCCATAATGATGATACTTATTGTCATGGTTATTATGGTTCATTGCAAGATTATGAAATCTTAAGAACTATGTTGACACAAGAACCAAAATTTTTCCAAAAAATCAAAAGACAAACAAATGCTATCTGTACTTTAGCAGTTAAATTAGATGGCAATAATTTCAAATATATTCAAGATAAATATAAAACTGAAACGTTATGTATAATGGCAATTAAATACAAAACTTGGTTTTTAATGTATATTCCTGACAATATGAGAAATGAAAATTTATATATCGCATTAGTAAATGAATCAGGAACAGAATTGGCAAATGTTCCTGAAAAATTCAGGACTTCACATATTGTGATGGATGCTGTATTGAATAATGGTATTGCATTGCAATATGTTAACAAACAAAATAAAGAAATTTGTTTACAAGCTGTAAGGAATAATGGGTTTGCATTGAAATATGTGAAAAAACAAACTAATGCAATCTGTTTAGAGGCTATTAAACATGATGGATGTGCATTACAATTTGTCAAAAACAAAACCAAAGAAATCTGTTTGGAAGCTGTTAAAAAATCATGTTATGCAATTCAACATGTAGGTGAAGAAACAGAGGAATTATGTTTAATTGCCGTTAAAAAAAGCGGAAGTATGCTTCGGTATATTAAAAATAAAACTAAAAATGTATGTATGGAAGCAATAAAAACAGATAGTAGCGCTGTATCATATGTACCTGAACATTTTTTAGATGAGAATATATATTTATCATTAGTTAAACAAAATGGTTCAACCTTACAGTATATTAAACTACATAACCAAACAGAACAAATATGTTTGGAAGCTATAAGAAATGATTTTAATGCTATAAAATATGTACATAATCAAACTGACAAAGTATGTGATGAAATGATAAAACTGTTTAGGGAGAAAAATAATTATGATAATTATAATTGGTATTTGTTCCAATATATTAAAAACCAACCTGAAGATTTATGTTTAAGGGCGATCAATATAAATCCAAGTAACATAACATATATACACAACCAAACTGAAGAATTATGTTTAAAGGCTATAGAAACTAGTGACCGAGATGATTTAATAAGATATATTAAAAATCCTTCTGATAAGGTATGTTTTGAGGCATTACAAAAAAATTCAAGTGCATTATATTATATTATCAATCTTACAGAAGAAATGGTCAAATACACGTTAAAAGATAATCCAGACAATATAAAATATATTAAAAACCCTTCATTACAACACCATATTAATGCATATAAACATGATAAACAATATATAACATATCTTGATTATGTAAGATAAAATTGATAATTTAATAATATATTTATTTATACTATAATATATTAATAATTATATGCTTTAATGAAGAGACAATTAGATACACTTATGACAACAACAATCAATGATATCTTATGTGAAGATATCATTAATATTATAATTTCACTATCTGGTAATAATAATTGTATTTTGGTATGTAAACAATGGTATAATTATATTTTAAAAAATTCTCAAACATGTACAACATGTAATAAAATTGTTAAAATATATGATATTGAATTATACTCAAGTGACGATGGTGATATATTTTGTCATAGTTATTATGGTCCATTGGAAGATTATAAGATATTGAAATATATACTCGCATATAAACCATATTTTTTCAAAAATATTAAAAGACAAACTAAAAGTATATGTCTAGAAGCTGTTAAATATTCTTGTAATAATTTTGAATATGTAAGGCCCGAATATATAACCGAGGAATTATGTTTAAAATTTATAAAAAATAAAGATTATTTACATGAAGATGAAATTTCTAAACTTTTACAAACTGAAAAGGTATGCATAGCTATAGTTAGAAAAAGTCCTTATTATTTACCACTTATTAAAAATAAAACTACAAATGTATATATGGAAGCAGTCATAAAGGATTCTAGTTTATTAAAGTATGTTAAAGAACAAACCAAAGAACTATGTTTAATTGCTGTTAAACAAAATGGAAATGCATTAGAACACGTTATAAATCAAACTGATGAAATATGTTTGGAAGCAGTTAAAAATAATGGCAATGCATTACAATATGTTAAAAAACAAACTGATGAAATATGTTTAGAAGCAATTAAACAAAATGGAAATGCATTACAATATGTTAAAAAACAAACAAAAGAAATGTGTACTATAGCAGTTATTCAAAATGGTTGTTATATATATCATGTTCGCGAACAAGATGAAGATTTATGTATGATAGCAGTTGAAAAGAACGGTTATAATTTACAAAATATATATAACCAAACAGAAAAAGTATGTTTAAAGGCAATATCAAAACATCATTATAATTTAGAATATGTCAAAGAACAAACTGATATAATTTGTATTGAAGCATTGAAAAAAAATATAGATGCATTAAGATATATAAAAATTAAAAGCGATGCAATAAATGAGTATATTGCAATTAATTATCCAAAATATTTAATTTGTGTTAAAAATCCATCACTGAAAGAAGTTATCAATGCGTTCAGAAATAACAAATATGTAATAGACTATGTTGATGGACTTGTATAGGTTGTGGCTAATTTAAAATACAATATCATGTGTTTTTAACATCACATCTTTTGTGAAATTATTATCATCAATATATTTTTTTAACATATTATTATTTAAATAGTTCTTATACATACTTATTAATGATGGTACACAATTATTATCATTAAATATACAACTATATAATTTCCCATTATTATGATAATCCATAAAATGTTCAAGCATATAATTATCCAATTTAATATTGTTTGTCTTAATAAAATCTATAATTTTTGTGTCAGTATTTAGATCATGATCTGTAAATTGTCTCATTGTTAAAATATGTTTATCAATAGTAAATTTTTCAATGTATTTTATTGGAAAATAATCATTAATATGGCATATAAAATATAAATCTTCATCATATGCAATACCATAATCTTCCAAATTATCCAAAGATTCATATATTGATAATAACATACTAATACAATTTAAGTTTATTTTTAATCCATTTGCAATTAATAATCTTACGATTGTTATTATATATGATTCTGGAACTGGTTCCCCTCTCTTTCGTTTAAATTTCCTTGAATATTTTTTATTAAGTTTTCTTCTAATTTTTGTACTTGTTTCTGATACCAAACATTGTAATGTTAATTCAGTTGGATCAATTTTATATGATAATATAATTTTAATTAAATCAATATTTTTACTTTTAGCTGCCTCATTTAACGTATCATTATTTGGCATAAAATTATATTTTGTAATTAATTGTTTTACAGTATAAATATATCCATTATTTAAAGCAATTTTTAATGTTTTTTCTGAGGGTATAACATTAAATAAATCCAAACAATCTATTATTTTAACCATTTTCATGCATTTAAATTTACAATCACCAATATATTTTTTACAATCATCTTGGAATATTAAATGATTACATTTACATGTTTCTGATATTTCTAATAAATTATTAATTAAATCTAATGTAGGTACATAATTATAGGTCATCGCATAAAATAGTAACAACATGTTCTTGTGTAATATTTTATTACTACATAGTAAATTAATAAATTGAGTATTTAATACATTATTTTGTAATATTATTTTTAGTATGAAATCATTTTTTAAATTATGTTTGATTACAAGTTTTAATACCGTATTAATATCAGAATTATTTGTATTTGATGAAAATTTATTTAACAATGCAGTTACAAAATATATTTTATCATCATTATTAATTGCATTAGTTAAAAAGTTTACAGATTGTAACATTATAGTTACATAATTTAATTGGATTTCACTGGTGTTAATTAGATTTAAAACATTATTAATAAATATTTGATCAATTTTTACACTATTACTTAATGATAGTATACAATAAACTATTAAATTATAATTTAAATAAGTTTGTTCTTCTATTTGTTGGTTTTTATATTGATTATCTGATGAACAGAATGATGTAACAAAATGGGGGGTAAATTTATATTTTGATTCAAATAAAATTTGCAAACAATAATGTAGTGCTGGATTTTTACCAAAGTCACTATTAGAGAACCTTTTTATACGCCATCCATAAAAATGGAAATTATAATTGGTAAACATAATTTGTATAGTTTTTTTAAAATCTTCCGAAATAGGATACAAATTATTACCACTTGCCTTTAAATATTTCAAGAACTGGTCAATATAATAGTCAGATTGCGATGGGCTAAATTTATAATTTAAATTATGTAAAATTAATATAACTTTTACTGCTGTATCATCTTCACTTTCAGACGTGTCATCATGTATGTAAAATTTATCAAGTTTAAATAACCTCTTCAAAACTTTCTCATATTCCAAACACAATAATCTTGATGATTTAATATTGATCATTTTTAATATATATACGATAACGGAATAATCTTTATATTTATTATGATGAAAATAATTATAACATCTGTCATTTTAGTGTAATTTGAAATATATGAGTTTTTACAAGAATTACGCCACATTTTATTGCATTTTAGTGTATTTAAAATCATAATTTTTATCCAAAAAAAATTGAATTATGAATAATATATTTAAAGGTTTATGATATATTATTAATATTATTTATGAGTAAGCAAGTAAAGACCCAGAAGAATGTAGTTAACAAACCACATATTAGTCCTAAAAATAAGGGACTGTCTCCAAAGCTGAAAAACAATAAAAAAGAAGAAAATGTGACCGATACCCAAGGGCTTACAGTAGAAGAAGAATTTCAATCAAAAAAAATCCATGAACATGTTTTATTGGTTCCTGGTATGTATGTCGGTGGAATGGCGCCAGATCAAACAAATATGGATATATATGATAAAGAAACAAAAAGAATAGTTAATAAATTAATTGAATATATCCCAGGTTTATATAAAATTTTTGATGAGGCAATTGTTAATGCAAGAGATCACTCTGTTAAAGATCCAACTATGAAAGAATTAAGAGTTATTATTAACCAAGAGGAAGGATCAATAAGTGTTTATAATGATGGTAACAAAGGTATGCCAGTCAAAGAACATGCAGAATGGGGATGTTATGTTCCAGAAGGATTATTTACAAATTTTATGACATCTGGTAATTTCCATAGAACTAACAAAACAATTGGAGCTAAAAACGGTTATGGTATTAAATTAACATCGGTAATGAGTTCCAGATCAGATATCGAGGTTGTCGATGCAACTAATAAAAAGAAATTTACAATGACAACATCCAATAATATGTATGACATATCAGAACCTGTAATTGAAGATTTAAAAGGTAAAATTCATTCATATGTTAAATTTAAATTTATACCAGATTATAAACGTTTTGGAGTGAATGGATTATCCGATGATATGATGGGTTTATTTGTTAAAAGAGTTTATGATATTGCAGCAGTTACCAAAATTAATGTATATCTTAATGATGAAAAAATATTAATAAAAGGTTTTGATGAATATATTAAAATGTTTTATGATGATAATTCATATCCATTCATATATGATGATTCAAATGATAGATGGAAGATTGGTGTTGTGTTTGATCCAGATGCAGGTTATAGACAAATATCATATGTAAATGGTATTTGTACATTTCAAGGTGGTACTCATGTACAACATGTAGTTGATGGTGTTGTATCAAAATTAAACACTTTAATTTCAGAGAAAAATAAAGGAACTAAAATCAAATCATCAATCATAAAAGATAACATAACATTTTTCATTGATGCAGTTATTGATGATCCTGATTTTCCATCTCAGACAAAAGAATACTTAGGATCTAAATTATCAACATTTGGGTCAAGATGTACAATTTCAGATGATTTTATAAAATTATTGGCTAAAACTGGTATTGTTAATGAAGTTGTCAGAATGTCAAAAGCAAAAGAGCAATCAGAATTAAAATCTAACAATGGTAAGAAGAAGGCAAATTTGACAGGTTATACAAAATTAAATGATGCAAAAAATGCAGGGACCAGATATTCAAAAGATTGCACATTAATATTAACAGAAGGAGATTCTGCAAAACCATTTGGAGTAGCCGGAGCTGAAGTTTTGGGAGTTGAAAATGTTGGTGTATTCCCTTTAAAAGGAAAATTATTAAATGTCAGAGAAGCAACAATTAAACAATTAAAAGAAAATGAAGAAATTAAAGCAATTATTGCAATTATGGGACTTAAATATGATATGCAATATGAAGATGTTAGTTCTTTGAGATATGGAAATATTTTGGTTTTAACAGACCAAGATTTGGATGGATATCATATCAAAGGACTAGTAATGAATTTTATAGAATATCATTGGCCATCATTAGCAAATATTGATGGATTCATTACAAGTATGAATACCCCATTGAAAAAAGTTTGGAAACTTACAGACACTAAGAAGAAAGATCCAGTGATATTTTATTCAGAACAAGAATATGATACATGGAAAGAACTTCCAACAACAAATATAAAATTGTATACTAAAGCTAAGTATTATAAAGGATTGGGAACATCCACAGAAAAAGAAGCAAAAGAAGCATTTAAAAATTATCAATCTAAAAGAACTTGTTATGGAGATAAAAAAATAGAAAGTGATTCACATATATTGAGGAAAATGTTTTCAAGAGATAAGGATGGTATTGCATTTAAAAAAGATCTGTTAATGTCATATGATAGAGATTTGACAATATCTCCAGATGAACAACATATATCATATACAGATTTTGTCCATAAAGAGTTGGCACATTTTGCAAATTATGCTATGGAAAGAGCAATCCCATCTGGACGTGATGGATTTAAACCATCTATTAAAAAAATTCTGTATACAGCATTTAAAGAAGGATTATTAAATAAAGAAGTAAGAGTTTCTGAATTGGCTGGGTTTGTAATTGGTGCTGCAGATTATCACCATGGTGAAGCGAGTTTACAGCAAGCAATTGTAGGTATGGCCCAAAATTTTGTTGGTGCAAACAATATTAATTGGTTATTACCTATTGGACAATTTGGGAATAGATCTGGAAATGACGCATCAAGTCCGAGATATATTAATACACAATTAAACCCTTTAGCACCATTAGTATTTAGAAAGGAAGATTCATATATTCTTGAATATGCAAAAGATGATAACGGTAAATCAATTGAACCAGTATCATATGCTCCTATCATTTGTAATGTTTTAGTTAATGGAACAAGAGGTATTGGAGTAGGATTTAGTTCAACAGTGCCATCATACAATCCGACAGATATTATTTCTAATTTGAGATTATTAATTAATGATAAACAAACTTTTGAAATGGATCCATGGTATAAAGGCTTCAAAGGCAGAGTTGTCAAGAATGTCGATAAACATGGACAAGTGAGTTATGAAGTTTTTGGAATATATGAAATAATAGATGAAAATAAAGTTGTTATTGAAGAATTGCCAGTCGGCGTATGGACTGATAATTATAAAGAATTTTTGGGAAAAATAACATGTGACGATGCTGACAAATTGCAGCCAAAACATTTATTAAAATCATGGGATTCAGTTTGTGGTAATAATAGTGTCAATTTTACATTAATATTCCATGATGGGAAACTACAAGAACTTGTTAAAAATAATAGTATTGAAACAAAATTAGAACTTGTGGAGAAAATACATATCACAAACATGCATTTATATGATTCACAACAAAAATTAAAGAAATATGATTCGGTCGATGAAATTTTGAAAGATTTCTATAATTATAGATTGGATATGTATATCAAGAGAAAAGAATACTATACCAAAGTCCTTGAAAATAAACTTAATCTTATTAAATGGAGAATTAAATTTTTGGAATATTATGCCGATGGTAAGATTATTATGATGAATGGCAGAGAATCATTACCTAAGGGAGAAGTCATCCAACAATTAATAGATTATAAATTTCCAAAATTATCTTCTAACTTTGAAGATCCCGATAAAACATACTCTTATTTGACAGATATTAAATTATTTGATTTGACTAAAGAAGAAAAACTTAAATTGCAAGAACAATTAAAAGAAAAGGAAAATGAATATAATATTTATATTAATACACCTGTTAAAGACATATGGTTAAGTGAACTTGATGAATTTGAAAAGAGATATAACATATGGTTGGAAGATGAGGAAGATAATGATGATGATAATTCAACTGTTAAAGGTAAAGGTAAAGGTAAAGGTAAGGGTAAGAAAAATGCAAAGCCTTTAAAGAAAAAACTTGTAAAATAAACATATTTAATAATTTATTTATAAAAAAATATTAAATATTAAAATATAATGTGATATTTATTAAATGGTGACATAACATATGGAAATAATAGTAATCATTTTCATTTAATGTAGATGACATTGTCATATACATTAATAATACACTTATTGGGTAAAATAATTGTTCTACTTTTATAGTTGATATTTGAAAGAGTCCAAAAGCTAAAACTACTGCAGATAATAGAAAATCAGTATCACGAACGAGTTGTTTCTTGCTAAATGATGTCATTTCATTTTTATTATCGTCTTTTTTTACCACCTGGACTAATGTGGCTGAAATTGTTGAAGCTAAAATTATAAAAACTCCTAAATAATTGTTGTTTCTATAAAGAGTATATACTGAAAAAACGGCAGTAAGTCCAAATGAACAGAAATAATATAAGAGTTGTAACATTGTTAATATCCTTCACAATATATGCTAATAACAAAGGTTGAGCAATGGGTTAAAAAATCAATTTTTTTATATTGAGTGATAATTATAAATTAAATATATTGGTTTATAGATGATATATACCATTTAATTAATAATATATAAAAATATATTATTTGTATATACTATGAGCAAACAAATAGAATGTGATGTATGTGAAAAAAGTTTTGATAAGCCATGTTTATTAAAAAGACACAAAAAAAAGAAGATACCATGTGTCAAGAGTAAAACTTGTATATATTGTAATATTCCGTTTACAAGAGTAAGTAATTTAAGGAAACATTTAAAATATGTTTGTAAGAAGGAAAATTCAGAGTATTATAAGAATAACAATATTACAAATAATGACAATAAACAAGTTAACAATAATAATATTACAAACAATAAACAAGTTAACAATAATAATATTACAAATAATAATAATGAACAAGTTAACAATAACATGGCAATCAATATTTTAACTGAAGAATATATAATACAAAATTTTTCAGAAGAGCATTGTTTAATGACATTACCTGATTACAATATTATTAAAGATATCAACATTTATAATGAAGTATTTTTAAACTGAATATTGATAACAAATATCGTTAGATTATAAAAATTACAGAACTTTAATTTATAGATTAATATTACTGATAAATATAACAATATTTATCACTTAATAATATTATTTAAGTGATAAATATTATTAGTTTAATACAAATCGTGAAACTTAACAAAATATGCAATAAAATACAATATTGAAGAGCATATTTTAATATCTTAACTATAATTGTAAACACTATAATTTTAATATTTTAACTGTCCTCATAAAAACAATTTAAATATGTTATATGGAGAGTTTGAATTTTTCACACAATTTTTGTGTTGGATTTTGAGAAATCTTCATTTAAAGGATTTTTTTGGAATTTTTTGTCCCTCGAAAGTTATCAAAAGTATTCCATATAGATACCTTTTTTATAAATTTTCTAATTATGTGAGATTTTTTATAAAATATTTTTATATGATTTATCCATGTAAACCGACAATATTGCACCGTAAACCGACAATATTGCGTCAGAGACCGACAATATTGCATTGGAGACCGACAATATTGCATCAAGGAACTGATGGTTTATAACAGATATTCATTAATAAAATATACAATTATAGACTAAATATTTTTATTTTACATATAATTATGAACTTTACAAATTATAGCATTTAAAACTAGTTTTAATAAGCAAAACTTTACAGCTTTAACATAATTATAAAAATTATAGATAAATATTATTATTAAATATCACAATATTTACCTCTTAAATGACAAGTTTAATTCATGATTATTATTAACTTAATATGAATTATGGAACTTAATAAATTATGCTATAAATACATCATTATAACTGTATATTTTAATAGATTTACCACATTCGTTAACATTATAATTTTAATATTTAAATTATCCTTGTAAAAATAATTTAAATCTGTTATGAGGAGATTTTAAATTTTCCAACACAATTTTTGTGTTGGATTTTGAAAAATCCCTCTTTTAAGGATTTTTTTGTAATTTTTTGTCCCTCTGATGTTCTCAAAAGTATTCCATATTGATACCTTTTTTATAAATTTCCAAATTATGAGAGATTTTTTATAAAATATTTTTATATGACTTATCCATGTAAACCGACAATATTGCATCACAACCCTACAATATTGCATCGTAACCCTACAATATTGCATCGTAACCCGACAATATTGCATTGGAGACCGACAATATTGCATCAAGGAACTGATGGTTTATAACAGATATTCATTAATAAAATATACAATTATAGACTAAATATCTTTATTTTACATATAATTATGAACTTTACAAATTATATCACTTTAAACTGGTTTTAATAAGCAAAACTTTACAGCTTTAACATAATTATAAAAATTATAAAAATTAAAGTTTATAAAAATTATAGATAAATATTATTATTAAATATTACAATATTTACCTATTAAATGACAAGTTTAAGTCATAATTATTCTTAACTTAATATGATTTTTGAAACTTAATAAATTATACTGTAAATACATCATTAGAACGGTATATTTTAATAGATTTACCACATTCGTTAACATTATAATTTTAATATTTAAATTATCCTTGTAAAGATAATTTAAATCTGTTATGAGGAGATTTTAAATTTTCCAACACAATTTTTGTGTTGGATTTTGAAAAATCTTCCTTTAAAGGATTTTTTTATAATTTTTTGTCCATCTGATGTTCTCAAAAGTATTCCATATAGATACCTTTTTTATAAATTCCCGAATTATGGGAGATTTTTTATAAAATATTTTTATATGATTTATCTATGTAAACCGACAATATTGCATCACAAACCTACAATATTGCATCGTAACCCGACAATATTGCATTGGTGACCGACAATATTGCATCAAGGAACTGATGGTTTATAACAGATATTCATTAATAAAATATACAATTATAGACTAAATATCTTTATTTTACATATAATTATGAACTATACAAATTATACCACTCTAAACTAGTTTTAATAAGCAAAATTTTACAGCTTTAACATAATTACAAATATTATAATTTACTTTAATAAAAAATATGTGACAACTAATTAATAACATATAAAAATATATTATTTGTATATATATATTATGAGCACACAAATATCATGTGATGTGTGTGATAAAAGTTTTACTATGCCATATTTGTTAAAAAGGCACAAAAATAAGAAGATACCATGTGTCAAGAGTAAAACTTGTATATATTGTAATACTCCATTTACAAGAGTTAGTAGTTTAAATAAGCATTTAAAAGATGTTTGTAAGAAAGAAAATGAGGAGTATTATAAAAATATAACAAATATTACAAATAATAATAATAACATTACAAACAATAATAATAATCAATTTAACAATAATATGGCAGTCAATGTATTAACTAAAGAATATATAATGCAGAATTTTCTTGGTAATCCTTGTTTAATGCCATTACCTGATTATAATATCATTAAAAATGGAAACATTATAATTGATCCATATTATGAGGATGATAATATTATGTTTATAAATACTTTAGTATCACAATATGAAAGAGGTAAATTAATTGAATATTTTGGTAGTATATTAGTGGCTTACTATAAACAAGCAAACCAAATATCAGGTCAATCATTATGGTGTTCAGATTTGTCAAGATTAAAATTTTTAGTGAGAATATTACCATACCCAGATTCCCCAACTAACATGTGGGTTACTGATTCATCTGGTATTATGGTTAAAAAAGAAGTAATCAGACCATTATTAGAATATGTTGTTAAATGTATTGATAGTTATGGTATCAAGTATCCTTTGAAAATGATAACAGAAACTGACAAGTTTTTATTATTAGGTAAAATTGTTACAGCTATTAGGAATAATTCATTAACAAATGATATTGCCAAATATATGGCCCCACATTTTACTTTAGGAAAACAATTGATGGTAGAAAATAAAAAATAAATATTTAATATCCTTTATTTATAAAAAATATTAAATAGTTAAATAAAATGTGATGTTTAACAAATGATGCAATATCTCATGTAAATAATAATAACATTTATCTTTATTCGGACTTGTTATCATTGTTAAAAATGTTAATAATATTATTGTTGGCATGATCAATTGGACAAATAATATTATTGGTGATGAAATTGTATTTACTACAATAACAAATGAAATACCAAATATTGATATCATGTCAATATCATTAATAATTTGTTCCTTGGGATTTGATACAAATTTTTCATATTTATTATTATCTCTGATAACTTGTACCAATATTGAAGTAATCAATGAAATAATAATCACATTAACTTTAAAAATATCATACAATACTACTGTATTACAAATACTATTATAAAGAGCATACAATGGAAATCCCGATGAAATACCAAATGAAATTAAATATATCAATATGTTTTTAAAAGTATTATTCATTATTGGTATTGTATAATAAATTGTTGTTAAAATAAAATATATTCAATGATTACTAAAATCAATTTTTTTACAATTTATTTTCAATACTTTTCTCATAAAACTTACCATTCTTTTTATCATCACTTCTTTTTACATATTGTCCTACAGTATGATATAAACAACACACATCTTTATCTTTTCCATATAAAGGATTAAATTCAAATCCATTACAATTATTATTATTTGCACATGCATCCATACAAGAATTTTTATCATAATTTTTAATACATTTATAATCCATTAAATATTCACCCAAATTTGCATCATCCTTTTCCAAAAAGGTCACATTTTTTCCATTAGTTTTTTTTGTACCAACATGATGTATTAATATTGGTGCTTTATATGAATCAATACTTTCGGCATTTGTTACATTACTTGGTAAAATATTTTGTTTTGATAACATTTGTAATAATAAATCATTTTGGTTATAATCAAATTTATCATGTGGCCAAGTATATGGTAATACTTTATAATCTTCAACATCAATTATTTTATCTATCATTTTTCCATTTCCAATATCATTTAATGTTCCTTTATTATGATAATAATATTTTGGATTATCTGTAGGTGTTTCCCTGCAAATATAAATTGCATTCATTCTTCTATCTGAAAATGTTGGTGCATCATTTGCATTTTGAATAACTTTAAATTTATTGCAAACAACATTATTTTCTGAGTATTCCTTTTTAAAAATAGAATCTTTAGGATATCCCCCTAAAGAAGTTTCTGATGGATAACAAATTTTATTTACTTTATCATATCCAAACCCATAACAATTGCTATGTGTTTTACAAAAGTCAGCACATGATACCATATTTATATCACTAAATCTTGCATCATATCCTTCTATAATTTTATATTTTTCATTTATTAAATAAACAATTATAAATACAGTTAGTAATGTCAAAATATAGTAGGTAGTATACATACTATATAAGTATAAAATATATATTTTAAATTTAATAGTAAATGGTAAGTATGAATAATAAAACCAAGGCGATTTCACAACGCTATAATATACCATAACATAATTGCCATAATATGTAACAATAGCGATATACCACGCTTTTTTACATAATAATTGTCAATATACATCATAAAAAAATGAAATTCACACTGCATATGCACTATTGAATGTATATAAACAATATACATATACATCAGTCCTATATATGGAGCATTTTGATGAATTAGATATAATGGAATCCCTTTATCAGGGTTTAGATGTGCTTGACTCATTACTAAAATCAAGTAATGATAAAGAATACGCAACTAATTTTGAAAATTTATATTTAACTGAATATGATGTATATGAAAATAACATCCATACTTATTTATCTCACATGGATAATTGTTCAGGGACAAATTTATGGGTTCATCTTACAACTATAATATCAAAAGATGTAATTAAAAGTTTTATGGACAAATTTTTAGAATATTTAGTTGGTATTAAAGACGTTCAAAAAACTGTAAACATTCTTACAAAATTGATTACACCATTAGATATAAATGTTATAACACACGACCAATCAAACACCATATTTAATATGTTAACAAAAAATATCAATTTATCAAATTGGTCCGATGAAGTGACTGTGATATATATGTTCTTAGATATGAATAATTTATTAACAAGTTATATCAATTGGGCAGAACATTTTGAAAACAAATACAGGGTTAAGATGAACATTGATATAAATGATAGATATATTCCAGAATTACCTGATTCTATCATAGCTAATATCACAGGTATATTATTAACTGCATGGTCATTTTGTGAAGATGTGAATATAGATCCATTATACATAATGAATAAATCATGTCAAATTCAATGGTATGACCGAAAATATAATAAAAAGGAGTATAACAATGCCTCAAAATTATTCTACTCTATTTTAAATTGTTTTAGAGTAGGTATTATTCCAATATGTTATAGGTATAAACAATTTAAAACAGAGATTGATAAAATGAACAATTTATTGGGTAATGGTCAAATAGGTTTCATGACTCGTTTAATTTCTCAGCAAAAACTGCAATATGAAAAATATTTTGATGAGGCAAAAAAAATTGTTCAAATATATGAATTACCAAATTTAATAAACAATTTTTATGTGCAAACTTTTCATATTTTTAAAACAATGAAGATTGACTATGATATTGTAATTGATGATATATTTAATGATATGTCATACTACATGATATGTTATAACAAACTACAAAAGAAAAGTTTTTTGACTAAAGATTATTGTCATTTTATACTTGATGTTATAATATCAAAAACATACACAAATAATGTATCAATTAAATATGATTTTTTGAGTATAATCGCAAAAACAATTAATAAATTAAACATGGGATTACATGTAGATCTTTTGGTTAAGTATGCGGAATGTAGTATCATTTTACATAATGAAATTCAACAATCCAACATATCTCAACAACATCAAATCGAACAACAATTACAAATTTATAAATTTATAAATAAAACATTAAATTTGAAAGAAGTAAAATTTGATAATGTTATGTTAAGTACATTAGTTAAAAATTGTAATATAACAAAAAAAATGTTACATAACATGCTAACAAATTTGAGTGATATTGATGATGCTAACAATAAATTATACAAAGATATTGTTAACATGCAAGGTAGAAGTATGACCGCGCCATTTATTCAAAAATTAGAAGAGCAAATTGGCGTAAGATTTAAAGTATACACTAATATCTTTTCATTTTTTACCAAATTTATAATTTTGATGATTGGGGATCAAACATTAATCCAAATATTATTATCTGATGAAATTTTAAGTTCACTTACTACAAATATAAATCAAAATGTTAACAGATTATGTGATATAAACTTTAAAGTTAATATGAATTTTAGATATTATAAAGGATTCAGTTTAGATATTAATGAATATGTAACAAACATAATGAATATCCTTAATATTCTCAATAATAACTGTGATATGTCAACATTTACATGTGATCATATATTTCACGTAGAAAACTATGATAAATTACAAAAATATGTTAAAAATATTCAATATGATAATATATTTGAAAAATTACATAATGAAAACATGAATGATGATGATTGTGAATATCCAGATGAGTATTTAGATCCAATAACATTTTCTAAAATAAAGGAACCACAATTAATCCCTAACATGAATGGTTTCGAAGATTTATATTTTGACAAATCAACAATAATGAAACAGTTGTTAGTAAAAGAAGAGAATCCATATACAAGAGCCCCTTTAACTTTAAAGGAATTTGAAGATTATAATAATTTAGAAGAAATTAAATTAAAATGTCAAAAATTCAAAGATCAAATTATTAATTATAAAAATAAAATGTAATAGTATATAAATGGTTCTTAAATGTATTGAAACAGATAAAATAAAAAACCCTAACCTGTTGAGCAATATAATATATAACAATTTTGTTTATTTAACTGAATTTCCTCATTTATCGCATAATAAAAAGGCCATAAATGATATTTTAAAATTAGAAAATAATTTATGTTTTTTAGTTTATGATAATGATAATTTAGTAGGTTACTTAGTTGGTGATTTTAAAACGTTGGATGACCAAAGGTATGTGTACTATATATCATATTTCTATGTTATGGAATCATATAGAAGTCAAGGTCTAGGTGGGCAAATTATAAAAACAGTTATAAATAAATGTAAAAAATTGGGTGTAACATTTATTGTATTAACATGTGATTCATATGATCCAAAAGTTGTGAAATTTTATAAAAGGCATGGATTTATTTTAGATCCAATTTTGGGTACAAGTGCGAGTGACAGGCATATTGTGATGTGCCTATATTTATAATTATTTTATTTGGTATAAATTAAAATATAACATTATAATATAATACAATAATGAGCTCATGTGTCAGTTTAAACTCAAGTGAAATTTATGATAATAGTATCCTCCAAATGGGTGGATTCTTTGAAACCCTCCCAAAGTGGATTAAATGGTTAGTTGTTTTAATTGTTGCCCTCATTGTTGGTAGATATGCATACAGATACTACTATCCAGCTCAACCACAAGCTGAAGAACAACAAGTAATTGTTTAATTTTAATGATTTATACATATAGTAATAAAAATTCATATGTTTTTTAACATATTAATCTCCTCCCTATATCCATGATTTGGTGTTTCCAAAATAATTGGTATGTTTTTTTTCTTAAAAAATTTATAAAAATGTTTCAATGCATTTTCATTAATATATCCACTTTCAATATTTGCATGAACATCTCTATGGCTATTAAATTTATACACACAATTATTTAAATGTACAACTTTAATATTATTAATACCAATTTTTTTGTCCCATAATTTTAGAAATTCTTTAACATCATTTTTGTTTTCTAATTTAGTAAAACCTGATTGATATATGTGACATGTATCCAAACATATTTTTATTCTATTCTTAATTTCTTGATGTTGATTATTTGAAAATTTGGAATAAAAGTATGCAAGGTCATTGATAGTTGTCATGCATTCGGTACCGGCTCCAGATGATGTTTCCAATGCTATTACAACATCGCTATATAATTTTGTGTTATTATGTATGTATAATAAAGATGTATACATATTATTATATGCCTCTTGTAATGGTAATTCTAATTTTTTTCCAAAATGTAATACTAAACATAATGCTGAAATAATATGGCAATATTCAAGTTCCAACATAATATTTATTATCCAAAAGCTGTGTTTTGTCCAATTTCTAGCAATATTATGTGTATATGATGAATGGACAACGACTTTCATATTATTTTCAATTAAATAATTTTTAAATTCAATTAAATTATCCATATTTTTTTTATGTGCTTCTTTATTTGATGGACATGTTAAAAATATTTGTATTAGATTGCCTCCCGCTAACTTTATTTTTTTTGCTGCTTCAATAAAACTATCACATGATGAATCATAATGTGCGCCAAAGTAGTGGGTCATTTACTATAATAATACATATTAAAAAATTGATATTAAAATATTATAAACAGATAAATATTAATTATAGTATAGTAATAAATGAATCTCTTTATAGACAAGTATGGGGCAGATAATAATTCCGTTCCAATTTTTCATAAGGAAGAATTACAATTATTGAAGAAGATGGCATCAGATTCATCAATTCCCCACATTATATTTTATGGACCTACTGGTTCAGGGAAAAAGGCACTAGTCAAACAATTTTTGGAAACATTGTATAAGGATAAAAGTGTACATAAATTGATTGATACACCATATAAAGTATATAGTGGCAATAATAAAGCAAATGATGTAGTGATAAAACAAAGTAATTACCATATAATAATTGAACCAAATAACAATAATTTTGATAAATATTTAATTCAATATGTTGTAAAGGAATATGCTAAAAAATTACCATTATGTATGTTTACAAATGAGAAACCTTTTAAAATAGTGTTGATAAATAATATTGATAATTTGTCATATTATGCACAAACATCCTTGAGACGAACAATTGAAAAGTATTCATCAACATGTAGATTTATAATGTTATGTAAATCACTGTCGAGTGTAATTGATCCTATAAGAAGTAGATGTTTTTGTTTCAAAATAAATAGTCCTACAAATGGTGAATTAACAAATTTAATATTTGATGTTGCATATAAAGAACAAATAAATTTAGAATTAGATATTTTTAAAAAAATATTGTATTTTTCAGAAGGTAACATTAAAAGAATATTATGGGGTCTCCAAATGGTAAAATTGGGGATGAAACAAACAACATTATATGATATATCAATAAAATCAATATTTGACAAATTAATTTCCAATGATTTAGAGGAAATATTATCAATAAGAATATTAATATATAACATAATGATAACCAATATTACAGGGATACAAATAATGAGGGATATTTTAAAAAAGATCTTGAAGAGTAAAAAAGTAAATGAAACATGTAAATTAAATGTTGCAGAAATAGCAGCTAAATATTCAAATAATTTAACAAGATGTAGAAGGGAAATTATACATTTAGAAGCATTTATTGTTGGTGTTATGAATGTTTTTAATAAATATGGTAAGCTTGTAGATAATAATAATAGCATTTAATAAATAAAATTGATTTTTGAATTGTTTATTAACTTATTATAATAATCATACATTATAATCAAATAATGTATGATATAGTAATTATTTGTGTTTTGCTAACAATGATGTTTATTATTTCCGAAAAGTCCCCAGAGAATATGATATTGGTGAATACCATATTATTGTATATTTGGTTAGCCTTAGGAATTTATATCATATGCATGATATTTATTGATGGTATATTCGGGATGATGTTATTATTATTGTATAGCATGTGTATGTTCAATTTGATAAATGATATTATAGATATGTAAAAAATTGATATTTTAATACATTGTTAAGTATTATTTATTGATAACTATAATTTCCAAAATGAATGTTTCTACATTATTTACTGGAATATTCGTTGCAGGATTTGTAAATTATTGTTATAACAATAAAAATGTATTATTAACAAGTCCTGATTTATTTGTCTTGGTTGGATTAAATGCATGTTTTTCCGGACTTTGGTGGGGTCTTGGTGTATGCTTGGTAGGAGCCGGCATTGGTATAATATAATTATAACTATTTTATTTATAAAAAATTGATATTTAAATATGTTAATTATCTTACAATTATACTAAATATATAACTATTAGTAATGTTAAAATTGTTTTTAAACTATATTAAACCATCATTTTTACAACTTATTCAAATTATTAATTCTAAAAAATGCATTGCATTAACAGGTTACATTTTTGGGGTTCTCACTACATTAAGTGCAAAAAAAATTAAAGAACAACCATTGATTACAGGATTACAACAAAATTTAAATGGTATCCTTTATGCGTTTACTACAATAGCAATATCAAATAATATTCCAGAAAAATTTAGATTCATAGTTCCATTAATAATATTTTCGGCATGTTATTACGATACATTTATTTGGAAAAATAGAGAAATTAAATATATTGCGCCTGAAAATAATTATGATACGGATGGTATTGAATTGGATATTTAATTTCATCAAAAAAAATGAAATTTCAACTTGTTGTTCATGTTTTTAAATATATATCAATAGTAAAGTCTATCTCATATTCATCAACATGCTACAATCATTTTTATCCAAAGTAAAACCATCCTTAATAAGAACAAGGGATAATTTAAATACTGATGAAGCAATTTCTGTTTCTGGTTTTGCATTAGGATTTATTACTCAAAGTAATCAAAAAGATTTATTGGAAAAACCATTAACAACTATATTTTTTGGAACTATATTTGGCATTATAACATCTTTTGGTGCTTCCTGTGTGGGTGCAATAATCCATCCTAAATTTAGATGTGTAATACCAGTAGCAGTTACTGCATCATGTGCTTACCATATAATGAATCCTGATAAAGTTCCAAGAGTTAGTAATTTTGAAATCTCAGTTGATAAGAAAATTGAATAATTTTATTTATCGAAAAAATTGATATTTGAATACATTATATACTATTTTATTTATAATAATAACAAATCCAATGTCACACCAAACTTCATTAGTCTTTTCAGTAATTCCAAAATCAGATATTAACACTAATATTATTGTATGCACCGGATCAAGAATATTTGCACAATTATTACAATTTGTCAACAGTCCGAATGCTGCATCTAAAGCGGGTTTTGCGTTAGGGTTTACATACACATTCAAAGATAAAAATATAATTTCACATCCATTGTCAACAATTTATAATTCATGTATTGCAGGAATCATATATGCATATTGTGCTCTATATGTTCATGCTTTTGTGCCAAAACAATTTAAGTTTATTGTTCCATTGGCATCGTTAGTATCATCCTATTATTATGCAAATAAAGATAGAAGTATTAAAAAACGTCAATAAAAATTGAAATTATAAATAAATAATAACTATACAATTTAATATTTATTTATAATTTACAATGTCACAAATTTTAGAGTATTTGAGTCCAATGTTAACACAATTGTTAGAATATATTACTCCAGCACTATTACAAGTACAACAATTTACAAGTACACATACAGCAGCAGTATATGCAAGTTTTGCATTAGGATTTACTCTTACATTTAAAGAAAAGAAAATGATTACACATCCATTATCAACATTTTATAATTCAACAATTATGGGTATAATATTTGTTGCTTGCATATCTACATTTTATAATTCTATTCCTGATCATTTAAAGTTTGTAATTCCACTAGCATCATTGATAATATGCCATTATCGTGCAAATAAATATAATAATGACAATAGGAAAAAATGGAATGATAGAAAAAAGACATGGGTATTTGATGTTTAATATTTATTTATTTACATAATTGTTCAAATTTTTTTAATACTTCCATCTTTGTGCTATTTTTACCGAATCCTGCTTGAATTCTTTTTCCTTTTACATAATTAAGGGCATCAATAGCAGTATATCCTAAATATTTAACAAAATAAGATACAACAATTAAGAAAGACCTACTTTTACCGGATTTGCAATGAACATATATTGATCTTGAATTTTTAATATTCCAATTTATGAATTCAACACCTTTTTGCAAAGTTTCGAGGTGCATTGTACAAAAATCAGATGATGGTATTTGATAATGTTTAAAATTTGCATTTTTCCAGTCTGAAGGTGTAACAGGTGAATACATATATCCTAAAGAATTATTTTCAAATATTTCTATTACCGATAACACAGAATTAATACCTAATCGTTGCAATTCTTGCAAATCATTCCTTCCAAAATTTTGAACGATTGGCAATCCACCCAAATATATTTTACAATTATTTTCAAAACATATAATTTCGTCCCACCAATTATATCCATTAAATATGTTCAATGTTAGCACAGATGAATAATTTATATAATATTTATACACATCAACATATTCTTTTTCTAATGAAGGAATAATATTCATAACCTTGTGCCAATCATCGTCTGTAAAATGTATTTCTGGGCACTTCACTAAAGTAGCTTTATCAAGTTCTTCTAATTTTAACTTTGCCAATGTTAATTGAACATGGTCAATTGATTCTTTTGCAAAACTAATGGTGTTTTTTAATTGTAATATTAATTTATCATTTTTATATGTTTCTGTCAATCCAAATATGCCACCATCTTTTACATCTGGTAATCCATTATATGCCAACTTAAATTCCCTACAAATAATTGATATTTTTTTAATTGATTCTAAATTATTATTTTTACCATTTCCTAATTCTGTATTTAATATGCATATAATTAATTTGAAAAAATTATTTAAATCCTGAACCAATTTTTTTGTATTGTGAGATTTACATATATTGGCGATTGTCTGGGCTCCATATATATTGGCCATATATTTTGATGTTACAATGAAATGATTATTCCTATCTAAATGTATTGATAAATTTGGTCCTAATCGAGAGAACATATCCAAATCTATAAGAATATGAAGGATTACATTTTCCATATTTGTAATAGACATTAGTATATATTAATGTAATAATACATTTTATATTTCAATATTTTTTAATTTATAAAAATATTAATTAAATCTAAAATGTAACATGTGTTATTTGAACATTTGCACTCCATTTTATCAAATTAGATGTAGTTGGTGTTATTGTTACAATTAATGATTTATTACCATTATCTGCAAGAATAGTTGGAACCCCTGCGCCGGAACTTACTAATGTTGTAATTACATCATTTGGTAAACTAACAGTTCCATCATTATTAATAATAATACCTGTTAATGCGCAAGATGTAATATTAGAAAAAGTTGCATTAGAACCAATAATAGTAATTACAAAAGTCCATGCAGTATTGAATGGTACAACTAAAGTTTGTCCATCTAATGTTGTAAAAACCTGGTTATTCATTTGCGAACTAGTCTCCAAAGTTAATTTATATAATCCATTATTTATATCAGACTGTTTTATTAAAGGTTTGAATGTGCTAATATCTAATGAAGTAAATCCACATCTTAAGTTACAATTTGTTGTCCACTGCATTCCATCAAAAGTATAAATATTACCACTGCAACAATCAATAATTTTATCATCGATTCTCATCATAAATATTTCATATGTACCTGTGCCTACAAATGTTTCAACATTAATTATTAAATTTAGACCAGTATCAACATCAACTCCATAATATAAAAATGGAAATGTTAATTGGTCTCCGGAACAGCATCCAGTAAAACCATCCAATAATGTAACAATATCCCAAGTTGTTCCATTGTATACAAACAATTTAACTCCGGCATCGTATTGTAAATAATAATCACCGTTTGTCCCAGTTAATGCAATAACATTTGGATCATTTACGCCTAATCTTCCTGTGACAGAAATACAAACACAATCCAATATAGTTCCTTGTGGACCAGTTGGTCCTCTTAACAAACATGTTTGTGGTGGAAATTGTTCACCATCATATGTATATAATGCACCACTACAACAATCCATTATCATATCACCAACATTAACTGTCAATATATTACATTGGTCATCTGCCAAACTAATCACATTAATTATATTGTATAATCCACTATTAACATCTAAACCATAAAAGTAAAATGGCTCTGTGATTGGATCTCCCAATGGATTTACCAAACCTGCTAAATTAGATATATCAACCCATACGCCACTTTGATATTGGTATAAATCACATGATAATCCATATTGTAAATATAAATCTCCTTCATTGCCAGATAATGGACCTAACACGCTTGGTTCTTGCAATCCCATCCTTCCAGTTAATCCAATACATATTGTTTGAATAATTGTCCCAGTATTTCCTTTTTCTCCAGTGGGACCAGTATATCCAGTTTCACCCATTTGACCAGTTGGCCCAGTTGGTCCAAACGCCCCGGTTTCTCCAGTATCACCAGTAGGTCCTGTAATTCCTGTTTCACCAGTAGGTCCTCTAAAATCACATGACAAGACCCATTCAATTCCATCATAAATAAATAATTGTCCAGAACAACAATCTAAAAATTTGTCTCCAGTTCGCATTACAAAATTCGTAGCAATATCTGAAGCAAAATCAATAATATTAATGATTTGATATAATCCAGTGACAATATTTAAACCATAATACAAACATGGTGTTGTAACGGGATTACCTAATGAATCAAATAATCCTGACAATGAAGAACTATCAATCCAATTTCCGGATTGATATTGATATAAATTACATGCATTACCAAATTGTAAATATAAATCACCATCATTACCAGTCAATGGGGTGTTACTAGGTCCTGCTAAACTTGGTTCAATCGGTCCTATTCTCCCTGTCAAAGCGAGACATCCACAGTCTATCATAGTTCCAGTAGGTCCAGTTTCACCAGTAGAACCTGTAGGTCCAGTATAACCAGTATCACCGGTTGGTCCTATTAAATTACAATTTGTTGTCCATTCTAGTCCAGTGTAAATATATAAATTCCCACTACAACAATCCAAAATTTTATCGCCTTCTCTTAGAATATATTCCAAACAAATATCTTGACTCAAGTTAATAACATTGATAATTTGGTTAAATCCAGTAACTATATTAAGACCATAAAAATAAAATGGTAATGTTACTGCATTACCTAATGGATCTTTAACATTTATCAAATTAGATTTGTCAATCCAAAACCCTGACCAGTATTGATATAAATCACATACATTACCATATTGTAAATAATAATCGCCATCATTAGCAGTCAATCCAATTACGGTACTTGGTTCAGCTGGGCCAATTCTACCAGTTAGTGATAAACATACACATTCGATAACTGTTCCATCAGTTCCATCCTGTCCGGTAGCACCACTTGGCCCTTGTAGATCACAACAAGCTTCCCAAATTAATCCATCATAACAATATAATGTGCATTTAGGATGATCAATTGCTAGATCACCTGGACATGCACATAATTTTTTGGCATGTTCCCCTATTTCGCTGATAACATATATTTGTTGTTCTACATTGTCATAGTAATAAAAAGGTGTGTCTGGTTGTGGGTTATAGAGTTGCCAATTGGTTCCATTAAATTGGAATAATTCCGAGTCAGAAAGGGCTAAACATAATAGGCCAACTGGTAATTCTGGGATAACACTAGGACTTGTTTCTACAGTGATTCCAACAAGTAAATTATCTAAACAAATAATTGTTGATCCCCGATGACCGGTAGGTCCAGTGCTACCTACTGATCCAGTCGCACCGGTCGCGCCATTACAACCTTTAGGACCAGTAGGTCCTTTAACGCAAGTTGGATATAACAAATTGTTACCCAAATATAATTTATTATGTTTCGAAACCCACAATGTATCACAATCTCCAGGATTACATGATTGTTTTGTAAAGTCAACACATTTTGTATCGATTCCATTTTTAACTGATAATTTATTGGTATGTAAAACTGAACAATCACTATTATAGTATAAATTTTTATCGAGTGTTAATTGTCCATTATTGCAAAAAAAAATACCACCTTCTTTTTTGTTACAATTAAAACTTGATGATTCTTCACATGATCCAGAACTTGATGATTCTTCACATGATCCAGAACTTGATTTTGAGCTACATGCTTCATGGTTATAACTCGGTGGGTCACATTTTGGAGAACGTGTTTTATTATGTGATTTTTTATGTTTTTTTTGGTTATTAACTGGTTTATCATCTGACGAGCTATGTGTTTTCCTTCTTTGTTTGTGAACTACAGGATTAGGCATCTAATATACTATAAAAATATATTATAATTATAATAATTTATAAAATTATTATAAAACAAAGCAATTATACATATTATTTTTAACCTCTAACTCTATATCGCAAATCATCATAAAATTTAACACATTTACTCATATCTTCATCTTTACACATGGTACCTTCTGGCCTTTTGTATAACCACTTTGCAAATTCTATTTGCATGTTTGGTATTGCAGTATTTGGCATGGTATAAAATTGTCTTTGGGAATTTTTCTTATCCCACAATTCATCAACATCCCTAAATAATTCATGGTTGTAATTAACTCGTATTTGATCATTGATATCATCATCATCAGCATTACAAGCAGTCGGTTGGTCATCTGATCCATAATCGACCGTTGGTAAATTCATTAATGGGTTATCTGAAGTTGGTTTTCTACATGTATTTTTTTCATAATCATTCATTTCATCTATTGTAAAATCTTTGTTTGGATTATCTTCTAATATTGTCCCTTGAGTTGATGGAAATTCTTGACTCCCCATGATTAATTCTCCATTAGAATCATAATATCCCGTTTTAATAACATAATTTTTTTTAGAATTTTCTTCATTTGTTATTTCTTGGTATGTCTTATATTTTTTATCAACATCCGAAGAGTAATCCTCTTTTATTTCTTCATGAATATTTGAATCATATTCATGTCTTATTCCTAGTATTTTACTTAAATCTTTAACTCCGTTAAATTTATCTAAAATATCTATTTTATTTATTATTACAATTACAATTAGAACTGTTATTGGTATGAACATTAAATATTCAGCTCTATTGAAAAGCAATATTAATATTATCATATATATACACAATCTACTTATAGCATTTAATTGATCATTTTGTGTCATTTCATATTTTGGGAAAAACTTTAAATAGTTATTATTTTTATATAATTCTGTAGGATCATCTAACCAAAACTTGTCTTTTTTAGATGTAGAACATAGTGCCAATGGTTCTTGACATGTATTGTAATATTTATAATTTGGATCCATTATATATATTATTAATATTATAAATTATTTTGATTTTTTTCTGTTTGTTCCTTCATTTGTTGTAGTTTTTTTAATTGCATTAATTTTTGATAACTGATCATTTGCATTTTTTGTTCTAAATTACTTAATCCTTTTATTTGATTGATTTTTTGTTGTTTTTGTATTAATTCTTGTTCTTCAGGAGATAATTGTTGATATACATTTGTTAAAGATTGTGAATCATTAGTAGAATCACGTAACGTTTGGGGAATAATTGGATCTTGTTGTGGTGGTGGCGGAATTGGAATTTGTTGTTGCGGTATAGCAGTTGTGTCTTGTTGTGGTGGTAAACTTATAGGTTCTTGTGTTGCTAACATTTGTTGTTGTCTTTCAATAATATGTTGTCTAAATTCAGGATCAACTTGATATCTATATTCAAATACCAAATCTTCATACGCGGAATCCAAATTATATGTTCCTGTTAATTTTACTCCTTTATTATGTAATTCTGTTAATTTATTAAACATAAATATTTTTTTCTGCATAATTTCAGTATCAGGATTTTTGTATTTTTGTCTTTCCAACTCTTGTTTTTCCATTTCTTGTTTTTCAAGTTGTATTTGATTTTTTCTTGCTTCAATCTTTGTTTCAATGTTTTTTAATTGTTCAATTATCGAGCTTTCATCAGCACCTTTAACATAAGCAACTAATGTATTACTAAAATAATATAAAAATGTTGGGAATGATGTACATTCATTAAAGTATTTATCTTTTGTTACAGAATATTTTGTATTATCAATATAAATAAATAATGTATCAGTGTGAATTTTTGATAAATTTACAAATTTAGGCTTAAATAATTTGCACGGTTTACATGTTGGTGTGGAATACATTATTAATATCAATTTTTGCATATTATCTTTCATTATCTTATCTAAATGATTTTCACTAATTACTTGAAATATATTTTGTGCCATATTATAATTGTTGATATTAAAATTTATTATATTATATTTACGCATGAATGTTAAATCTATAAATAAATCATGACCATCCATGTGACTTACAGACAGACAAAAACGATGTCTTAGCATCTTCCAAATTGTATTCAACATTCCACTTTTTCATATCAAGCCGTCCTTCTCCTTGGGCTATTTCGCTAAATATTAATGTTATCAACGATTCAATTGAACATGTTGAACTCCATCCTTGTTTTGTTAATATTTCATGACATATAGCACCATGCAAAGTTACATGTCCGGTTAATCTTTCAAACCTTGGTTTAACAACTCTTATAAATGGTGGTGCAAATGGATAATTTGGTGGGAATTTAAGTTCCAATTCAATTTCTGAAATATTTAATTTTTTCATATCTTGATATAATGGTAATTGTGCATCAAACCCGAATATAAATATTTTCCATTGAAATGGGTATTCTGAGTCAACATCTATCTTGAAATTTGGATTTTTATTTTTCTTAATAATTTTATATTCTCTAATAATTTTTGCTATGCATTTATTATTATAAAATGTTTGAGTATCTTTTTTTTCTATATGAATGACTCTATTAAATGCACTATTAATTTTTACACAATAATTAGATGAAGGAATTATTAATAGATATTTTTGCATCAATACAAGTTCATTATCAACAACATAAATTTTATCTGTTTTTTTATATTTTTCTCCATTTATAACTTCAAATACCCCAATAACACTTTTTGTTCCACTATGTCCATAATTGAATGATAAGTTTGCATCATCAGAAAGATATATGCCATTACCATATGCGGCGCCAGCTGTCATTAATTTTGTTTTACTACAATTTTTTAATCCATTTCTAAATATAGAATACCAATTTGCCCAATTAGAGCCATGAAATAAGAACTGTGTCGGTTCTTTATTCACATTGAATTTATCTTCATCAAATTTATTAAATAATGTATATACCTTTACATTTTTATCAATTCCCATAAAATCTTCTGATTGGTCTCTTTTAATTGATTGTGTACACGATAATAATATGAATCTTAATAACACATATAAATCATTCCCTAATAATAACATTAATGCATAATCTGTGGTAACTTGATCAACAAATTTAACAATATTATTAAGATCAAAATTATTTATAATAATTAATAATTTATCAAAATCCTTCAAATGGTCATAATTTTGTTTTGTTAATTTTGATAATGTGCCCCTAATAACATCAACATTATCATTTTTCAAAAAGTATCTTGGGAATGGTTCAAAAATATCCATCTTTCTTCCGCTTTTAATCGCTTCAAAAGCACTTTGTATTAAAAATACACTAATTTCGGGATCATTTTTAACTTTTTCAATAACAATATTACCAAAATATGATTCTTCATATTTATATAAACATGATTGTTCTCCACAACAGATATAAGTATCACTTTGGAAATCCAATGTCTTTTGGCATATTACACAAAAATTTGTTAAAATTGCTGTTTTTGAAAAAATATCGGATACAAATTCTACAATATCAAAAATATCATTCACATTATTAAATTTAGAATTAACAATATTAACTAATTGTGTTGTATTCTGTTTTGATATATCTTTATTTATTAAATGTATATTGTCATTCTTAACTTGAATATCCACAGTATGTTCTATATTGTTCGATGTAAATGTTAATTGGTTTGGTATATTTGTTGGATATATTTGGATGTGTTCCCCACTGAATGATGTAAATAATTCAACCACATTTAACATTATAATACTTAATATATTAACCCTTTAGTATTTATATTAATCAAATATCAATTTTTTAATAAAATAAGTTATGATCTATTTTCTAAAGCTTGCATTAATTTTATGGAATCACTTTGAATATTATGATCAACAAAAATAGTTTTGGTTCCTGGAGAATTCCCGATGATTTCCAACATGTCTAAATGTTGTGTTTTCAAAACAAAATCAATAATTTCTCTTTGACTCACTCCAAATTTTGTTGACATATCATCAACACTTTCTTTGTATCCATCTAATATAGCTTTTCTTTGTGCACTAATGCCTTCACCTTGTAATCTTTTGCGATCTCTGTCTGCTTCTGCTTCTCTAACTTTTTTAATGTATTCTGCTTCTGCCTCTTCACTTGCCGCAAACTTTAATCTCTTAGAAGAATTAATTTTGTTCATTGATGCTTTTACAAGTTTATCGGGATCAATATTCTTTACTAATGTATTTTCAATACTTAATCCATATTGTTCCATTTTTGGTGCTACATTAGTCATGACATTTTGTGAAATTTCATTTTGTGATTCATATAATTCATCCAATGTCATTGTTGGGGCAGTTACCCTGATAATATTTTCAATGTATGAACTCATTTGTTCAACTGGTGATTCCATTTGATAAAAAGCTTTTTCTGAATTCTCATCTTTAATTTTGTATTGGACTGAAATAATTAAATTAGCAAATACATCATCTTTTGTTTTAATTTCAAAATTAAATGTGTTTTCTCTTAATTTATTTGAAATAACATGTATTTGTTGTATGAATGGAACATAAAATTTTAAACCAGGGTTTAAAGTTCCAGAGAATTTACCAAAAGTTGTCTTAATACCAGTTGTTGAAATGTTAATGAATTTGAACATGTTATTGGTAACATATAAGTAATGGCATGATCATTATAATGTTCAAATTTCATTTTTTTTAATATATTTTGTATGATATACAAAATATAATTGTTTATTTTATTTCTTTATTTTCTTTTCTTCCCTTTATTCATTTTTTTACCTTGCCCTCTTCCAGCGCCTGAAACCATGCCCATCATTTGTTGCATACTCATGCCTTGCATATCTGCAGGATTTATATGCCCCATACCAATTTGTTTTAACATATCATTACAGTCTTTCATTGCTTGTTTTTCATCAACAGGTCCGCCATTACCAGTTAATTTTTCAATCATTGCAAATGGATCAATGCCGCCAAATAATGGTTGCCCTCCTGCTTCTCTATGTTGTTTTGCAAAATTTTTGGCAGAATTTAATAATTGTGTGTTATCCAAATTATTTTCTTCCATTGATGCTTGAACCATTGGTCCCATAGTTTGTAACATTTTTGGTAATGATAATTCGTCATCTTTTTTAACTTCTTTTATTCCTTCCATCATATCTACTACAAAATTGGATACATTTGGATTATTTTCTGCTCCGAATGCGATTTTTAGTTCTTCAGTATATTTGTCAAGATCTTCATCAGTCATATTTTTTAATTTACTGGTAATTTCTTGCATATTTAACATTTTATCTAAACCTGTCATTTTCATCATCATATCGAGTCTTCCCAAATCCATTGGTTCATCTTCTTCAACTGTTGGTATTGAACATAAAATATCATTTACACAATAATTTTGATTTGAATTACCAATACCTACATATGGATTGAATTCTGTAGTTTTTTCTTCAACAGTTACAATTGGTTCTTTCTTTTCTTCTTGTACATCATAAAATATATCTGTTTGTAATAATAACATACTTAAATATGTCCATACTTTTTTTTGTTGATTTGGATTCATTTTACGCCATAATGACGATAAATTGATAGCTGGCAGAATATAAAAATCTTGATTAAATAAAGCAGTATTGGAGTTTTGTATATATTGTTCATTATTTTTTAATAATTTATGAACTCTGTATAAAACTTTAACCATATCTAAGTCTTTATATTTTGGTAATAATTGGTTAATTTCAGAAGTTGGGACATATCTATTAATATCATATAAGAATTTATAAAATGTTGCGACAAAGTTTTTATAGTGATGTTCCATAATATATGATGTATACACATATTTTTATATTGATTTAATAGACACAATCCAAAATAAAATTGATTATTATACATTATATTACATTCACGATTAATTAATACATATTATTATTAATTATAGATTAATTATGATATTATATGAGTACCTTTTAAAATTATATGGCCTTAGAGAGCTTATAATTAAAAAGAAGAAAAATGTTGATCATGATGGCTCTGAGTTAGAGAAAATAGTAGTTAAGGTTGATGATAACACTGGCGAAGTTAAAGAAGACGCCATTAAAAAACAAAAAAAATTTTATGAACAAAAAGTAATAAGATTATCAATAAATTATGCATACAGGATTTTAATTTTTTGTGTATTATTATTTGAATGTATATTACCGATTATATCATCTGGTATGATAAAAGATGTTCATTATTTTTTAGGGAGCGCTTTTTCATATATGTTTCTTTCACAATTTATATTTGGGATAATATTATATGATAATGATGAGTATGAAATAATTTTGGATAAGATGGAAGAATATAATATTTATATTCACATTGCATATGGAATTACCTTTATAATTTCATTAATATTATCAACAGTTCCGGTTTTTGCGAATAACTATTTACCGATATTATATAATTTAACTGATAGTAATATACCAGGACAAGTATCGTTTACAATATATGTTATTATTAATAGATTTTATTCTTATAACATATTTTTCTCAAATACAATAATATTTGCATTATTAATGTATTTTCATACGATGCAAATTAAAACTTATAAAAAATCATTAGAATCAATGGTCGATGATAATTTGATGGATATGAAAATTAGTAGTACAATAATAGAATATACTGACATTAAAGGTAATTATGGTGATTCTGTAAAGCATACAAACCATATTTTTGCGAGTATAGTTGTTTTTGGAATAATTGGTTGTTATTTTACATTAATATTCGTAAAAACTGGATACAATAGTATTTATACATATATTGATACAGTATGTTCATTATCAATTTTATTGATATATATATTAACAATTTGTATAATTTCATCAACAGTTGATAAAATAAAATCTCTAATAGATTCTCCAAAATTTATTGCAGTATTTTTAAATAAAAGTAATTTTGCATTTGTTCATGGTGATGTGTATAATGACTATGAGGAAAATAATTTAGGGGTGAGTCCTTTATCTTCGCCATTAAGGAGGTTTGACATTTTAAAGGACAGTGTTGCATCTGTAAAACCCTCAATACTAAATATTCCTAAAAAAAATAAGCATATTGTAATGGATAATGTTGAACAAACAGGAAATAATAGTGATAAAGATAAGAAGTTGGATTTTATAAAAAATATTACCCTAAGGGGTATGGTAATAACAACGGAAAATGGTATAAGTTTAGATTGGATAATTTTATATAGTAAATTATCCGATCCATGGGAAAGATTCATGGTTTGTGGTTTTGAAATAAATGATTCACAATTATTCCAACAATTGATATCCATGGCAATAAGCTTTTTAGGTTTAATGGAGATTAGTAAATTAATTCAATAATTATTTGCCATAAACAATATCAAAATAATTTTGTGCAAGTTCACACAACATTTGCATACTTGTAATAACAATTTGTTTATTATCATGTTTTAAATCTTTCCAAATAGATTTAAAAGAAAGTACATGTGTAAGTGCGGATGATTCTTCATCTTTAAGATCACTTTTAAAATCTTTTTCTAAGAAATAATCTTCATCGCCTTCATCAATTCTACTTTTGTAAATTAAAACTCTTGTACAAAACAAGTCAATAAACTTTTTGAAGTTTTCTTTCTTATTGAGTAACTTCTCAATATCTGTGATATGTACTCCAATTATTGAAGTTGGACATACATCAGCAACATTTAAAGCTAATGATAATAGAACACCATTAAAATCAGTGATTATTGCATTTATTTGTTGTGACATTATATTATATTATTTGTTTTATTTTTAAATATGTTTAATCAAACACACCAATTTTTAATGTTTTATTAATGTGATTCCTTTTTTTGGTTTGTTTGGATTAATATTATTTTGGTTTGATTGCGCATATCTACCAATTTGTTCTTGTCTATCATGTTCATCTTGTGTTAATAATTCGAGTTGGACTTGTTTTGAATATTGGATAAATTCATTATTTTGTTGTGTCCTCTTTGCCTCAGTTTCACTTAACATTTTTTTCTGATCTATTTTACCAATCTTAAAATTGTCTGGATCTTTTGGTGTATATATTGCATTGTTTTCTTCTTGATTTATTCCAAAATATGATTGTGGAAGTGCATCATTAATATTTGGATCAGCGAATGCAAAACTGTCAGAAGTTTTTGACATTATATCAGCATCATAACAATAAGGTCCAGTTTGTTTTTGTGGTTTTGTAATAGATGGGATCATTCCTGGTGTGACAGTATTTGATGCAGATTTTCGCATGAATTTTATTTGAGAAATCCAATTATATATATTTTGTGCATACAACGGTTCTGGAACATTTACCAATCTCATTAGTGGTACTTGCATATCAGGTGGTAATCTATCTAAAATATTATCAACACAAATCACTTTAAAATTTCCCAATAAATTATCATTTTTTAATATTGACATTATATTTCTGCATGTATTACAATGTTCACTATAAAAAATCATGTTTATATTTTTATCCATGTTATATTAAAATGTAATAATAAAAAAATTATATTTTAAACCCTTACAAATATTGTTGATGTGTCAAACTCATAATCATACCAACTTTTTGTTGATATACCATTATATATTTTATATGGAAATTCATTAATTGTAATATTTAATTCTTTACAACATAACTCTAAATCAAAATCATGTGTGGCAAATTTAGTAATTAATATACATTGTGGATTAAGAATTTTAATAATTTTTCCAAAATTTATTGAACATTTTTCAGAACATATATCTAAAATTATCATACAATCACTTACATCTGGTAATTTTTCTTTTAATACATATGGAATAATTTTTGTTGTTTCATAATTGTTTATAAAGTTGTATCTATATCTGTAGTTATAAATATCATGCATTTTTAATAAAAATTTATCGATTGAAGGATCTGATATATATTCTGCAGGTTTTTCGATAAAGGCAACTGTTGTATATCTATATAAATCTTTATAAAATTTAACAATTTCTTTTGCAATATCCAAAACTCCCGTAAAATTTTTTAATACAAATAATAGACACATAGAATTATATTTATATTTGTTATCAATATAGCTCATATGTTTTTCCATTGCTAATTTTGTAATATTATTAAATATAAATTTGTCTTTACCATAGATTATTTGTGAATTAAAATATTTATCACAATTGTCATAGTAGTGGTCCAAACGGGGGTAATATATTGCATTATCCATATTATTGTTTTGATTATTATAAAAGGAAGAATTAAAAATGTTATAATTTCATTTTTTTCCAAATAAAATTGATATTAAAACATTATAAAACTATAATAATATATACAATATATACATATGTCAAAAAAGAATAATGTTGATATTGATATTAAACAACTTCAAAAACAAGAATTTAAGGATTTACAATCAAGCCAATTGGTGTTGGAATTTTCTGGGTCAACCGTTAATTGTTGTATGGTAAATACTTTAAGAAGATTATGTATTGATCACATCCCAACATATGCGGCATCATTTGATTCAATCACCATAGATAAAAATACAAGTGTATTTGACAATGATTACATGAAATTGAGATTATCACAATTAACAATTCCAAATATTAAAATTAATATTCCATATTTAGAGGATAAATATTGGAAAGATATTAATTTTAGTGATCCTAACAGAACTAAACATCCAAAAGATGATAATATTATTGAGTTGTATGTTAATATTACAAATGAAGGAACCACCAATTTAAATGTAACAACTAATCATGCTAAAGTATATATGAATGGAGATGAAGTTGAAAAATTTGATGAGAAATATCCATTATTATTGATTCAATTAAAACCAAATGAATCATTTAGTTGTAGATGTGTTCATGTTTTAGCGATTGGTAAATTAAGTAATTTATGGACTGGGGGAAATATTTATTATAATGAAATAAATGATAATAATTATATTTTGACTTTGGAAAGTCAAGGACAAATGGATGAATATGAATTATTACATAAAGCATGTATTGTTTTGAAAGAGAAAAATGATGTAATTAGAAGTAAAATACAAAATATGTCAACAACCGAAAAATATTTAACAATAGAATTATGGGATGAGGATTCTACAATGGGTGAATTAATAAATACATATTTGCAAAACCATAAGGATGTAACATTTGCTGGCGGTAGTTTGCCAAATATGCAAATAGATATGTATAAAATAACATATGTTACTTCGGCGAGTGATCCATTGAAACCATTCCATGAAATATTAGATTTGATTGATATAATTGCAAGTAATTTACTTGAAAAATTTGAAAAATTAGGTCATAAACATATATCATACAATAAAAAATAATTTTTTTATATACTTATAAGTATATATGTATAGAAATATTTTTTCTGATACATGGAAAATAAATGTAACAGTAACTAATACATTAGATTTAGTTCATAGGTTATTTTATAAATTGGATAAAAATATATCACTATTATCAAAATTATCAGAAATTCAAAATATAATTGTTGATGATTATCAACTAATTACTATGAACCAATTTCCGAATAAACAAAACTTCATGGTAGAAAATAATAAAATAATTCCCGTCCCTAAATATGATCTTAATACAGATTATGATGGTAGTTATTTTACATTTTTTGAGATTAAAAACCGTCTTCCTCGTGATACAATTACTGCGACTATCAATAATACATCTTTAAATAATTTCTTAAAAAATGTAAATATGTGTGATTCTAAAATAATAGATATTAAATCAAAAAACAAAACAAAATATGATAATGTATTACTGAATACATATGTTACTAATAACAATTGTATTGGTGAACTCCAATACTTACCTCAAATAATTCATGATTATCATAAATCTATCAAAATATTAAATAAAGGTGGTAATTTATATGTCAATCTTAGTTATTATTATCATGAACCAAGTTTAATATTCTTACAATATATTTTATCCTTATTTGAAAGCATCGAATATATACATAATCCATTGGTATCAAATAAAATTGGATATAATATTGTTAAATTTAATAATTATTCAGGTATTGGGACAAAAGAATTAAAACTTATTTTGAAAGAATATAAAATACAAAATAAAGATGAAAATGTCACAATAATTAATAGTTTTTATTGCAATAAACAAGATGCGAGTGGATTAATTATAAAAACATTATTTGACAACAAATTAGATAATAATTTTATGTCATACTTAGGCAAAATATACAAACAACAAAATGAATATTTTAAAATATTAATAAAAAGAGTTAATTTTATTGATTATAAAAAAGTATTTAGGCATATTAATAATCAAATTGATATTGCCATTACATATTGTGAAAAACATAAAATAGAAATGAATGATATTTATAAAGAAAGTAAAATTATTGTTAAACCATATGTTATTAAAAAGTATTTTAGATTTGAAAGGGGTGTAGATTTATTAAAAATTAAAATGACAAGTGATTCATTATATTCAGTAAGTTCTCCAGATGTTGCCAACGAAATGAGCAGATTAATAAAAAATGCATTACCAAATATCAAAACAATAATTGATGGAACTGCAAATATAGGTGGTAATACATTAAGTTTCTCATCATATTTTGATAATGTTATTTCTATTGAAATTAATCCAAAAACATTTGAAGTTTTGAAAAATAATGTTGATACATTTAAAAGGAAAAATATTAAATTAATTAACGATGATTTTTTAAATTTAACCGAATCACTAACCGGGGACGTAATTTTTATGGATCCACCTTGGACAGGAACATTCTATAAAATGTATGAAAATATGGATTTATTTTTGTCAGATGTAAATATTATTGATATTATCCCAAAATTAAAATGTAAAATGGTAGCCCTAAAATTACCTTTAAATTATAATATTAAAGGATTGTTAGAAAAAGTTGGAAATTTACAAATATTTAAAATTTATGGTGTAATGCTTGTTTTAATAAAAAAATAATAATACATCTTTTATCATAAAGAACATCATAGTTTCCAAATAAATAGTTGTCAAAACAAATACAGGCATTCCGACGTATTTATTTCCACCGTTATTTAAATATACGCATGAAATAATGTAAGCGTATACCGGAAAAAAGAATATAAGGAAAATTGTGATCATAGAAATTAAAAACAGTATTACAACACTAATTATGTAAAGAACATACAATGGAACAGTATAATATGTGTGCGTCTCAAGTATTTTATCGGCAATATAAAATACATTGGTGCTAATATTTTGTTGTAATTTATTTATGTAAGACAATTTTTGTTTTACTTTGTTGTATTTATTACATACCGGACATTCAAATTTATTATTAATAAATATTTCATAACATTCTGGATGAAATGTCAAAGAACATTTACAATATGGTAATTTTTTAAAATCACCATCTTCAATTTTACTATAACATAATGGGCATTTATTTAAATCTCCCATTTTTATTTCAATAAGTATGTAACAAGTAGAGTAATCTATTAATAATTCAATTTTATTTATAAATTAAAAATTGAAATTGTAATGATATAGTTACAATTTCAATTAAATATGGATATTATAATTAAATATGACACAATCGAACGACAAACAATGGAACAAGAGAGATATGTTATTAAAAGATGAAGAAATTATAAGGGATAATTGGAGAAAAAATAAATCTTTTACCTCAATACCAGATACAAATAAAGAAAAATTTTTCGGAACATTTCCAATACCATATCAAAATGGTGCTCTTCATTTAGGACATTTATATACATTATCAAAAGTAGAATTTTATGCGAGATTTCAAATGTTAAAAAATAAAAATGTGTTATTACCTTTTGGATTTCATGGTACTGGAATGCCAATTGTTTCAAGTGCTAACAAGTTGAAAGAATCATTATTAAAGTACGATATTAAAAATATTGACATGAATATATTAGATGATAGTGATCAAATCAAAATTTTATACAATATGGCTATTCCATTAAATGAAATTCCGAACTTTACAGATCCATACTATTGGTTAGAATATTTTCCGAAAAGAGCAATTGAAGATTTAAATTTGTTTGGGATATGCGCCGATTTTTCAAGATCATTTGTAACGACAGACATAAATCCATATTTTGATTCATTCATCAAATGGCAATTTGATAAATTAAATAAAGGCGGACATTTAATATTTGGTAAAAAAACCATGATATATTCACCTAAAAATAATCAAGCATGTTCAGACGATGATAGGAGTAAAGGTGAAGGGATTGGTATAAAGGAATTTTTTGTATATTATGTACAACTTGATGATGAAATTACGAATTTAATAGTTACAAATGATACAGAAATTAAATCAACAAAAATCAAATGTATTCTGGTAAATACAAATCACAATTTTACATTGTTTACTATAAATGGAAAACAATTTATAGCAAGATCTGAATATGTTAGGAATTTACAATACCAAACAGAAGCTGAAATAATAATAAAATCAAATATAAATATAGATAATTTAAATGTAAACATCCAAAAAACAACACATAAAATAAATGGGAGTGGATTAAAATTTATGTTTGAAAAAGGAGAATTATCTGACGAAAATATGAATAGTCATTATAAGTATTATGAACCAGAAGAAGAAGTTATTTCGAGAGCAGGCGATATATGTGTTGTTGCAATTAGGGATCAATGGTTTATAAATTACAATAATACTATTTTGAAACAAAAAATTGAAGAATATATTAATCACGAGTTAATTATTAATGATTCGGCCAAAAATATGTTATTGTCAGGTTTAGAATGGATAAAAGAATATCCATGTTCTAGATCTCAAGGATTAGGGACCAAATTGTTAGATACTGAATACTTTATAGATTCGTTATCTGATTCAACAATTTATATGGCTTTTTATACTGTATGTCACAAGATACACAATATTCCAAAAGAAATTATAAATTTTGATATATGGGAGTATATATTATGTGATGGTGATATATCAAATGTTGATTTAAAATATCATGAATTATTATTAGAATTACGAAATGAATTCAAATATTGGTATGCACTTGATTTAAGGGTTTCTGCAAAAGATTTGTCAATGAACCACCTGATTATGACTCTATACAATCATCTGATGATTTGGGACATAAATATGTTACCAAAGAGGTATTTTATAAATGGTTATGTATTATTAAATGGGGAAAAAATGAGTAAAAGTAAAGGTATTTTCATGACGCTAAAAGATGCAATGACTAAATTTGGAGCAGATCCAACAAGAATAGCATTAGCATGTGCAGGTTCTGAAATGAATGATGCAAACTTTTTGGAACAAAATGCTAATTCAGCAATATTACGTTTGGATACTGAAAAGGACTGGTGTTTACAAATGATAGATTTTATCAAAAATTCTACATATGCTAAAGAAAATACATTTTGGGATGATATATTTGAAACCGACATGTTAATGTGTGTTAAAAATACTGAACATATGTTTAATATGATGGATTACCAGAAAGTATTAACATCTGGATTTTATGATATGTTGTCAATCAGAGATAATTATAGAAATAAATATAATTCAAAACTTATTGATATTAATCCAAATTCCATTAAAAAATATTTAAATAACTTTTTATTGGCAATATATCCAATTATTCCACATTTCGTAGAATATTTATGGAACTATGCAAATGATAATGGTATAATTTTTGATAAATTATGGCCAAATAATATTTGTATTCCAAGTAAATTATTGTTTCATAAAAATATATTTAATAATGTTGTTAAAACAATAAATAGTAATATTGACAGATTAATAAAAAGGAACAAAACAAAAGAACAAAATAAATTTAATGTAACTATTACAATGTTTAATACTTTCTCAAATGAAGAAACTAATATTTTAAATTCTGTTAAAAAATTTATGGAATCAAATATTAATTGGAATATCATACATTCTACAATAATGAATAATATTGAAGATAAGAAACAGATAGGAGTGTATGGTAAAATGTTAACATATATTAATTCTTCAATTGAAATTTACGGCAATGAATGGTTAAATTATATTACTGATGTTGATCAAACAATTGAATTATATCACATTGTGAGTTATTGGCTACCAAAAATTATACTAAATAAAACAATTGGTGATATTAGTGTAATATGTGAAGATAATGATCCATCATTTAAATTTAACCCAGCAAATCCTTGTATCAAGTTTAATATGTAATTTATTTATAAAGTAATAATAAATAAATGTATTTAAAGATAATTTTCAATAATTATATATTCCCGTTTAAAAGTTGCTAATTTTGGTAATTCAGAATTGGTAGGGATATAATTTGGTGACAATTTTTCATCAAAAGGAACATCACATTCAATATGATATGAATCTCTAAAATCGGAATCAATACTAATATTATTTGAAGTTTCATTAGTATCGATACTCTCATCATCACTACAACGACTATTATTAGGATTTTTATATTGTACATCATCAATAATTATTTCATCACAAGGACACCCATCAATATTGTTATTTTCAATATAATTATCGTCGTGACTCATTTTTAATTTTTCTGCCATTTTCATGTCATTTTGTATAAAATATTCTTCTTCTGTTTCATCAACAAAATTATTGTCATTATTTTGTAATTCATCGTAATTATAATAACAGTCATATTCTCCATAATTTTCTTGTTTATTAATTATATCACATAAATCAGATATTGTGTATTCTAATGTAATATTTTTTTGCCTTAATTCTTCAAGGTTTGTTAATAAATTATATCTCATGTCATTTGCGATGAATAAGTTATGCTCCAAAGATTGAACTCTATCGTTGGTTGTCATATTATTATCAATAAAATCATTGAGTTCATTTAAATAATTTTCCAATTTAAAAATTTTTGCCTTGTTATGTTCATATTCATTTTTCATAACTTTTTTATTAATTTTATTAACATTTTTTAATTTATTAATAGTTTCATCTTTTTGGTTAATTATGTTTTTAAATTCATTAATTTTTTCATCAAAGTTTTTAATAATATTTACATAATTGAAATGCACCATATTTAAATCATTAATTTTACTTTTTAAATCATCAATAGTCAACCTTAAATTATTATTTGTATTTTGTTCCTCTAAAACATTATCTTTTAATACTTCAATACAAGTTAATGAACATTCACTTTCTTCAGTTTTGAATAATAATTCTTTTTCTAAATCTATAATTTTTTCATTGAGGTTATCAAGAAAATTAGTAACATTAGTATTTTTATATTTTAATGAAATAATATTAGATTGTAAATTATCAATTTCATTAGTATATTCAGCTTTAGTTATGTTATGTTTATTGATTTCATCAAATAATTGATTTTTTAAATCAGTAACCTCACTACTTAACATCTCATTATACTCAATATTCTTTTTTAATTCTTTTTTGTTTTGAATATTATCAGCATATTCATTTAAATATAATGCATAATTAGCTTCAATAACTGGATCAGTTTTTTGTTTAATTAAAGAATTATTAATAGCATTATTAGGCCAACATTTTTGGCAATATGCATAGGAATATTGGGTTTTATCATCAGCAATATAAAACACCTTATTTTTTCTAAATGGTATATTATTAGGGGTTGAATTGATTTTTGAATTTAAAAAATATAAATTACCAAGGAATATGTTACATTTTGAACAAGATACTGGATTTGTCATGTATATATATTATTATATATTTTATTATCCTTATATTATTTTTATATCAATTTTTTTGTGATATTAGCTTAAAATATCATAAAATTTACAAATATTGTTTTCTAAGTTGTGCTACCATATCATCAACGCCTTTATTAGATTCTGCAATAATATATTCATCTTTTTTATCAAATAACCTTGATAATGATTGTTCTGATAATGTTTGGTTTAATTTTTTATTTGATTTTATTTTATAATAATCCAATTCTTGTTGTATTATTTTGTTTTTATGTTGTTCAGCTTTTAGTTTAGAACTTATTTCTTTTGTAAGTATTTCAAATGCCTTTGTTTTTTTCTTTTCTTGGATTATATCATCTCTCATACTATTTATACATTGACCTGTTTTTATCACAATTCTTGCACATTCACTTCCTCTAACATATTCACTTTCAGTATTATCCATGTATATAAATTATAGTGTTATATTATTTTATTTACATAGTTCCATTAATTAATTTTGTAATTTCATCTTCATATGATACAATTTTAAATGATTTTGATTTGTCTGGTTTGGTATCTTCATGATGTCTATGTCTTGTAACTTCAAGTTCTTTATGTTTTGGCACTTGGAGTTCCTTATGTCTGTGAACATTAAGTTCTTTATGTTTTGGAACATCAAGTTCTTTATGTTTTGGAACTTCAAATTCTCTATGTTTTGGAACATTAAGTTCTTTATGTTTTGGAACTTCAAATTCTCTATGTTTTGGAACTTCAAATTCTCTATGTTTTGGAACTTCAAATTCTCTATGTTTTGGAACTTCAAATTCTCTATGTTTTGGAACATCAAGTTCTCTATGTTTAAGTTTGGGCTCTGGAAGTTCTTTATATTTTGTGGTTGTGCATTTTTTATTAATAAAATCATCAACTTCTTTTTTTAATTCTGGTTTGACAAATGAGTCCTTTTTATCTTCTTTTTTAACTAGTAATTCTTTTTTTTCTTCAACTTCTTTTACTGCATTGTCAATAGCTTCTTTCATTGCTTTATCTTTAATTGTTGGTCTAATTTTTTTAACTTCATAATCGTTAATATTAGGTTTTGGTATTTCAATGCCTTCTTTTTTGTTTGCCAAATATAAATTATATTCATTTGCATATTTGAGATGTTCTCTTTTAAATGAGCATAAAGTATTATAGTGAATTTTATATTTCATCGCAACTTTTTGCATTGAGTCATTACCTTCTAAATAATCATTTAATGCTAAATGTTTAATATCATCACTTACGAAATTATGTTTCATTATTATATATTATTTAAAGTGTATTTTATTTATATTTTAAACATATATATAAATATATGGATTCTATTACTGATATTTCAATCCAAGATATTTTTACTAAATGTGAACGACACACAGATAATACGATAAATGGGACAGTTAATGAAACTATTAAATTATACAATAAAATTAATTTTGACGATATTTCAAAACAAGATTTATATAATAAACTTGACGAATATAAATATCAAATTGTTGAATTATCAAAAAAAGTAAAAGCGTTTGAAAAAATTATTAATGAACAAAAAAATAAAATAAGGTTGATGGATTCTAACATTCAAAAATTAGAAGATGATTTATCTAATTGTAATAATATTATAACTATTCAAGAGGAAGTTATACAAAAGTCAAGGAATATTAATAATACATTGTATGAAAGATTAAAACAAAAATAATTTTTTAATAAATAATATATAAAAATAACATTTGTATAATATATAATAAATGCCAGAAATTAATGAAGTTAAAAGGTATGCAGATTTTTTAAGAGATAAAATACAAAATAAAAAGTTAGAAGATATTAAAATTTTAAAAGGTAGATACAAGACAAATGGACCGTTTGAGTTATATAATGAAATAATAAAAGAATTACCATTAACAATTCTTGATGTTCAAACAAAAGGAAAATTTATATATATTTCATTGGAGAAAGATTATTTTATATTTAATACATTAGGATTAAAAGGAGGGTGGACATTTTATGATAAAACACATCATTTTGTTGATCAATATTATGAGGATAAACATGATAAATCAGTCCTTAATAATTTAAATGTTGAATTTAAAACGAAAAATGGGTCTGCAATTTTTTATGATCAGTTGTCATTTGGAACATTAAAAATTGTTAAAGGGAAAGCTGCACTAAACAAAAAATTAAACACATTAGGACCGGATATTATGGATGTGAATACAACATTTAATATTTTTAAAAATCAATTAAAAAAGAAACAAAATTTAAATAAAGCCATAGGTAATGTTATAGTTAACCAAAAAATAATTTCTGGAATTGGTAATTATTTAAGATCTGATGTATTATGGATGAGTAAAATTAATCCATTCAGAAAAACGAGTACACTTACTGATGATGAATTATTATCTATCTATAAAAATATTTTAATATTAACATGGGGTGATTATAACAAAGAGGAAGCGATAAAGTTAAAATTAATAACTAAAAATAGTAAATTACCATCAGATTATAACAGGAATTTTTTTGTTTATAAACAAGAAAAGATTGGAGATATCCATAAAAATAAAATAGAGGTTGATGAATTATACGAAGGATCACAAAAGAGGGTCGTTTATTGGTGTCCAGCTATCCAAAAATAAAAAAAATTGATTTGTTGAATCATTGCGATATATAACATAATATACCTAAATATTTATCTTGGTATAACATTAAATATCACCGAAGGGCTTTATCATGACAACTGCGGCAAAAAGACTTCAAACTGAATTAAGAAATATTAAAAAAAAACCGCTTAGTGATGTTACAGCTGAACCTTGTGAAAATGGCGATTTATATACGTGGAATGCTGTTATACATGGACCCTTAAATACCCCATATGAAAATGGCAAATTCAAATTAACGTTAAAATTTCCAGAAAATTATCCATTTAAACCACCAAAAGCTAAATTCGATACAAAAATTTACCATCCAAATATTAGCCAATCTGGAGAAATTTGTTTGGATATATTGAAAGATGAGGCATGGAGTCCAGCATTATCAATTCAACAATTATTATTATCAATAAGTTCATTGGTTGCTACACCAAATGAAAAAGATCCTTTATCAAGAGAGCCCGCAAACCATTACATAAATGATAGAAATAAATATGATGAGATAGTTAAAGAATGGGTAACAAAATATGCACTTTAAAAAATTTATTTATAAAATATATTTTTAAAATTTAATTAAAACTCAATTAAAATAGTACTATGTAGCATTGTACAATCCATATTTGTTTTACTATAAAATGGATACATGCCATACATCAATTCATTTTCCCATATATATAAATTGTTTGTTTGTAGTTTTAAATTAAATGTATTATTATTATTTGTAAAAGATATTTGACCTGAATATAATTTATCAAAATCAGGATCACCATTATTTATACAATACATAACTCTAAGTAACAAATATGGTTTGTTTGATGATATATTAACACGTAAAACGGAATCATGTTGACTTTGATATAAACCATTTTTATATTTTTGTATGTATGAATTTAATATTCTATATGAATAATTACCAGAAAAATTATAAATACAGCTTAAAAATTCATTAACGCCATTGAATATTTCTGTCCTTAATAAATCTAAATATTCATTTTTAATGCTCAAAATATTATCTACAGGTGCCGTAACTGAATCATATGTAATCTTCTTGTTATCTTCCCCTTGTGTGAGACTTCTATTACCATATGCATATAAATCATTATTTGAAATATAAGAAGAAATAACAATTAACTCCTTATTTATTTTATCATTATGTTCAATAGTTGGATTTAAATAAATAGGAACCGGGTTAATATTAATTATATGTTTGGAAACTTGAACTATTTTACTTGGAATTGAATTTTGAACTGATTCCTCCTTTTTGGATTCCTCTTTCTTTGTTTCCGACTGTGTAGATGGAATCTGTGTTTCTAATATCTTATTTAAAAGATCATTTGATGTAGCCCCGTATTGTGTTTCTGTGTTTGACATAATATATGTATTATTATTATAATTATTAATTTCATTCTTACGCACCAAATATTTAATGTATTTCAATAGTATATGGAACAACCTATTATAACTACAAATAAATGGTATTGTTATATTTTAAAAAATAATACATATGAAAATAAAACATATAATGGTTCAACAAATAATATCACAAGGAGATTGAGACAACATAATGGAGAACTTGTCGGAGGTGCCAAATATACAAAGAAATATGGTGATAATAATTGGCATGTATATTTTTTGATGACAGGTTTTATAGATCATAAAAATTGTTTACAAGCAGAATGGAAAATAAAATATCCTGATAATAAAAGACCAAGGCCAAAAAAATATGATGGGTATGATGGCAGAATAAAAGGAGTAAATGATATTTTAAATTTAGAAAGATGGACAGGAAATTCTACAATAGACAATTCGACGGTTAATTATGAAATATGGATAATTAAAAAATATGCTCATTTGTTAGTTGAGTATCCAAATAATGTTGCTATTAATATAATAGATAGTGAATACATAGATCTAACAACAATTAAAAATTGAAATTTGAATATTATAGAGGTATAATCATTAAGTATAAGATATTATGATACATAATGAATAATACCGCATCAAGATTTACCCAAAGTCCTTCACAAACTCTATTACATGGGTTCACTTTAAATGAAGGTCTTATAAATACAATGATTATGGGATTTATGATGACAGGAATTTCAACTTTAACAGCTATTATTGCAAAATTTGTTACATACTTATTTACCAAAATTTCAGAACTTTTAGGTAAATTATGGAAGAAAATAAAATATCATATTCCATATTTTAGGAAATATACAATTTATATTACATACGATAAACATGATATTGTCCAAGGTGAGAATAATAAATTGTTAATTGACTCAATATTATATGATTTTAAACATGGAGATTATTATAAAATGTCAAATAAAGGTGTTGCTAAAGATGAACCTACAGAATTATCACGTGAGAAAAACAGATCCATGATATTATCTGTATTAGATGAATTTGTTGAAGATGATATTACTATTAGATATAACAAAGCTGAAAAATCGGTTCCTGTCGCAAATAGTTCTAATGTAAATAGTGCACCACAACAACCAGCACCACAAACATATCCAGTAGAGAATATTTATTTAGATTCATACAAATCTATCGAACATATAGAAAAATATGTTGAAAGAAAGAGGGATAATTACATCAACAAATTTTGTGTTAATGATAAAAAAATATACATTTACACTGGGAATGTATATGGATATTCATTTGTTGAATTTCAAAAAATTGTATTCGAATCTAATAAAACGTTTAAAACATGGTTTTGTTCTGAAAAACAAAAAATGTTAGAGATTATAGATAATTTTTCCAATAAAAAGGGTAGTTACAGTTTATCATCTAATGTTTATAAATTAGGTATATTATTGCATGGAAAACCTGGGTGTGGAAAAACAAGTTTTATAAAAGCATTAGCTAAGGAAATGAACAGAAATATCGTTACTATTTCATTAGATAAATTTACTTCATGTTCATGTTTTATGAAATTATTCCACTCAGAATACTTGCTATCACCGAATACCCAAAATAATATGATGCAATATGAGTATGTTCCAATGAGTAAAAGAATTCTGGTATTCGAAGATATTGATACTGCTGGTGATATTGTTAAAAAAAGAAATGATGTTATTATTAAAAATGATGAAAATGATAACAAAGAAAGTAATAATGATGATAAAAAAGATGCAAAGAAAACTATTGAAGTTGTTACAAAAAAAGACAAAAATGAACTGGTATTAGGTGATATCTTAAATGTTCTTGATGGTATTTGTGAAACGACCGGATTAGTCTATGTGATGACAACAAATCATATAGACGTTTTGGATCCGGCTTTAATTAGGCCAGGAAGAATAACGTGCTCTATTGAATTAAAAGAAATGAACAAACAAGAATTAAAAGAAATGTTAACTTATTATTATACTGAAAATAGTGTATATGATGAAAAATTATCACATGATGAAAAAATGTTGTTAATAAATAAAATTGCAACCTTTTTAGATGGTAAATGTACACCATCAATTATTGAAAATTATTGTAATAAATATGATCTTATCAATTTTCGAGACAATATGGATAAATTGGTAGCATAGTTTTTTATTAAAAAATTGAAATATATACATTATAATTATTATACTAATAATTATAATTATAAATGGAAGTTAAACTAAATACTAAATTAAATGAGGAGGGTTTATATGCCACAACATCATATAAACGAAATAAAATTGTGTTTACCTTATCAGGTGAAGAATTTGATAAACCTACCAGAGAAACAATTCATGTAGGTAACAATAAACATGTGTATGATAAGCGTGGTATCTATATGAATCATAATTCTAATCCAACAACATTTATTGATGGTTATGATGTTGTTGCATTAGTTGATATTGAATCTGGAATGGAACTAACATTTGATTATAATGAGAGTGAAATAAATATGGCATGTCCATTTGTTGCCGATGGAATTATGGTAAAAGGTAAAAGCTTATAAATAAAATTTATCTTAATGTAACATTTAATTTTTCTTTAACACAAACTCTAAAATGATCTTGTAAATTATTGCATTTTTCAGTAAATTTTGCTGGATCTGTTAATGATGGATCGATTGGCGAAAATATAATCCTGTACATTCTTGATGTAATTTCCTTTTTTGGATGTACAAATTCATCCATTAATTTAATTTGTTCAATCCAATTTCCAATAACTTCTCTTGCTAATTCAAAAAAATTATTTTCATCTGACCATTTATTTATTTTCTCTCCTTTATCTGTCTGTATTTTAGTGATGTTTTCATTATTTATCCAAAATGAAATATCCTTATACATAGTTGGTAATTCAGAATATGGTTTAAATTTTACAATTTCACCAGATGAAAATTGATCAATAAACCTTGGATGATCTGACCATAAATATCTTATATCTGGAATATTAAATTTTATCATAACCAACCTTTCTAATCCAATTCCCCAAGCCCAATAATGACTATCCAAATTATTATTTTTTATAATAGTGGGATGTACAATTCCACACCCTAAAATCTCTAACCATTTACCATTGAAATCTACTTCATACTCAAATGATGGATTGGTGAAAGGAAAATAATCTGGGTTAGTTCTATATTTACAATCTGGAAAAAGATATTTGACTAATCCATCTAAAATTCGTATTAGTTCTTTTTGTGGATCAACACCGAATGGTACTTTACCGACAGCTTCTATTTGATGAAAAACTGGATAATGGCAACAATCGATTTCATCCTTTCTATATACATCACCAACCACCAAAAAGTTATTATAACCTTGAGATAACAAATCATTCTGGTGTGCTGTTGTATGTGTTCTAAGAACTGTTGTTTCGTTAACATAGTAAGTATCGGATTTACTTCTTGCCGGGTGATCGCTCGAAATTAATAATTTATCAAAATTGTCTTCTATTTTAACGAATGGACTTAAATCATCAAAATATTTAAAATCATATCCATCCAACGTTTTGAAATAATCAAATAATTGTCTTTTCATAATTTCAATAGGATGATTTTGTTTATTGTGTAAATTTTTACCAATTAATTTTTCTATAGACAATGGTATATTGTTATATTCAGTTTTAGTATCCATATTTAATATGGATATATATATTTATTTATATATAGTTAGGATGTTCTCATTTCATTTTTTTATTACATTCTTATAAACAAATATCTATACCATAAAAAGTCAATAACTTCTTATATTCATCTGGGTGATTATGTCCTTCAAACACATCTAGATTTGTCACTTCCAATCCAAATTCGGATTTTAATAAATATTCTGTAATATTAATGTTATGTCTAAGTATACTTGTCTCTAACAAATTACATTCTTTTTCTTCAAATCCTATATAATATTTGTATTTTATATTTATATCCATACCACGTTCGATGAAATATTTAATAATATCAATATCAAAAAATATAGTATTATTTAAATCAAAATGTGTAAAATTTGGAATAGGAATGTAATGTTTAATTAATAATTTTAGAATTTCCAAATGATCATTACCATAAGCATAAACATCATTTCTAAATGTTGGATCATTATCGATAATAGTTAAATATGTCTCATCTCCACAGATATTGAAATACCCATCTTTGACAACTGTAAAAAGTTCCATTTCAATATCTTCAAATCTTTGACCCCATTGTAATAATAATAACACAATATCCATATGGCCGCAAAAACATGCCATTATTAAACATTTGATATTTGATAACATTGTACCATTGTCAAAACCCAATAAATATTTGGCTATATCGCATCGCCCGTTCGCGCATGCAATTACAAATAATCTATTTAATTCTGGTTCACATAGATTATAATGATTTTCAGTAAAATATTTTATATATTCCATGTTTCCAACGCTAACTATATATTCTAATGGGGAAGGTATGTTTAAATAATAACTATTAATTTGCATTGTACCAACTTTTCCCACGGTTCCTTTATAACCATTATAAATTGTATCAATATTAAATATATGTTGTGGATCTGCCCCATGGTTAATGAAAAATAACAAATTATCGATTGGTGCACAAATTGAAATTGGTTTTAATAGTTTGTTATTCAATACTGTTTTACCAGGATAGTAACCGATTTGTATCAAAAAATTTATGGTGTCAATACTTGCATTGTATAAAACATTATCGGTAAGTGAATTAATAGATGCACCAACTTTTAATAAATATTTCATTGCATCTATATTATTATGACAACACGCTTGAATAAACCCCCCATTGATATTACATTGAGGATAATTTTCAACTATCATAATTAAGACATCTAAATTTTTCCTGTATATCGAATTGTAAAATACAGTTTCTAAAACTCCAGATATGTCAATATTATATTCCATTATTAATTTTAACATTGGTATATCAAAACATAAATACATGGTTGTTTCAAAATTATAATTTAATGCGGCAGGAATATCATAATTATTTTCTATTAAATATTTAGCAAGTGTGATATTATTATATTCAAATATTCTGGCAATTAAATCTTCATCTATTTTATGTCCCATACTTACAATCATGTCCAAATATTTGATAGCATCTTCATGATCTATAATTTCATAAAGTATATCATCAATGAATTCTTCATAATTTGTATCAGGTAGGATATCTTTTAAATAGTCTACAATTTTATATATTTGTTCGTAGTCATCTTTAAGAAAAATAATCAGAGGAATATATGATAGATAATCGCTATATGATTCATTCTTTTTTACTATAACTAATAAAAATTCAATATCACTATTTAAAACACAGTATTTCGTTAATTCATATAAAATTATGGTATTATCTTGTTTAGAGCCATATAATAATGAACTAATTTCTGTATAGTTTAATTCATCAAATAATTTTTTAATTTTTTCATAATTTGTTGTTACAATTTCATTTAAAATATCGTCGTCCAAATATTCATGTTTTTTGTATTGATTAATATTATAGGTCGTTTGTACAAATTTTGTAGGATATCTTTTTATATATTTATTAATAGGGTCAAATCCTCTTGTTTTTGCATTATATACTAAATCTGTTCCGTTCATCAATGTTATATTATACATACTTATTAAACATCTATATAGTTTATACTTCAATTTTTATTCAAATAATACAAAAAAATTGAAATTTAAAATATTTGAAAGAATTATTTTAATAATAGATTTTATCATATTATTATGTTTAATAACATGAACATACAACAATTTGTCATTCTTAATGCCAAAAAATTACATGGAGGATTAAAAAATTCTACATTAGTAGATGGTGTATCAATTGACGATTTAGAAAGAAATTCAAATACCTTCAATATAACTCTTTCAGAAGATTTTAAACTATTTGTTGATTTAGAATTGGATGAACATCAGGTCACATGTAAGGAAGGCGATTACTGGACAATAATATCATTAACTAAAAATGGCAATCCATATTTTAGTGATAGCGTAGGATATAATGAATATTTCGGATATATTTCTATCTCAAATATATTAGATGAAGTAACACGTATTTCTGAGTTTATTAAACAAAATACAATTTAACAATATTAACTTTATAAAATTAATATTTTTTTATTATTTAATTGGTCATTCTGTAATCATCATATTTATCACAAACTCTCATTGGTGCCAATTGTGCATTTGTATTTTTATTATGGATTGAATCGTATAAAATTTTTTCTTGGGCAGCTAATTCATTATTGATTCTAGTTGGATATTTATGGACACATGGATTTTCCCAACAACTGTTAAACATTTTATTGTATTTCCATTCTTGGTTAGCAATTTCTGAACCATTTAATTGTAAAAATAATCTATATTGGTCGTCACGTGTAATATCATTTATGTATTTAATGTATTCATTTCTTCTTGTTGAAGATCTAAAATCACTTAAATGACGTTGATCTGACATTTTTGGTGGACATGATTGGTAAAAGTTATCCATTATATATTATATAGATATATATAAATTTTTATTTGGTAAATAATATCAATTATATATTCTTAATATTTTTTTTGTATATAGTTGTATAAATCTTCTTTATTATATTGTTTTGTTTTATTTTGGTGTCTATATGTTGTTGGTATCAGTAATTGCTTTGCCATAGCCTTTAATTCGTTTAATGAATATGAATCCATTGTTTTTAGTTGTGGTTTTTCTGGTTCCACAATATTATCCTGTTTAGTATTTTCTGCCTCAACCACATTAATATTTTCTTGAACTTGCATAATAAGTATGGATTCACTACTTAGAGTTTCAACATTATTGTTTTGTTGTTCCTCTTGATTACTTTGGGCATTTTCATATTGAATAATAAATCCATTGTTAAATACATTGTCAAAAGTATTAATTGAATTGTTAAGCTGTGTTTGTAAAGTATCCATAATTTGTTGTTCATTTAATGATACATCAATGAATGACACACTACAAGAATTTTTATTACATTCAACTTGTTGTGATTCATCATTTTTTGATACATTGTAAATACTATCACTACAATCTCCACTTGTAGAATCATTATTAGATTCGTCATAAATTGGTATATTATTACCACTATAGTATCCTTTGGTATTCGGACTTTGTTCAGCGTCATGTGACATATAATTTGCTGTTTTTTTCGTTTCTTCGCTCATATAATAATGACTTTCAGGTTTACCTTCAAATATTTTATCTTTGTGTTCTTTCGCATCAGTTTGTGATTTCATTTCAGATCCATCAGTCTCTGTAAAATGATTTGAAGTTTTTTTTTGAATTATTGGTTGATGATTTAATAAAGTAATTTTTTTCAATTGTTGTAAATTATCAGTTCCTATTGTTTTAATTTGTGACAAATATTTGTCCATATTATGTTGCATTGTTGATTCATGTCTATCATTAAGTTGTTTGGATGCAATCGTTGTTGTCATTATAGTTTTGTCAACTTGATCCTTTAATGTTGTTATCTCTCTATAAACTAAAACTATTATAAATAATACAACTAATAATAGCACAATAATTTTATAATCCATTATATTATATTTTTTTATAATAATTGATAATTTTTAAACATAGTGGTAAAATGAAATAAATAATATAATATTTTATATTATATAATGTTAAATTTGAATATAAATAAAAAGGAGGCGGTAGATATGTTTGAAGATATTATAAAATTTTTAACTGTTATCTTTATCATACATGTATTATTATTCGCGGTTGATGATCAAGGGGATCTATTAAGCGAATTCTCATTGAAAATATTATTATATGTAACAATAGCTTTAATAATTTACCATTTGATAATTAGAAAAATTATTGTAAAATTAACAAGGAAAAATAAAAAATAATCATGTATATGAATTGTCGATCATTTGTTTAATTACGAATGTTGTTTGATTATCATATGTACAGCCCAAATATTTTTGGTTGGAATAAATATATGATAATGATATATTTTTTTTAAGATCCGTATCATTTTTCATTTTTTGACTTGTAATAAAATTGCATCTGTCAATATAATGTTCATTCGGTTCATTTGGCAATGAAGGGATAATACATAATATTTTGTTTTTTTGGTGGAGGGTCATTATGATAATATTATATTCATTATTGTTTTATATTATTATGTATTATTATCAATTTTATTTATAAATAAACTATATATCAAATTTATCACCATATTTGAACAATGCTAATGATAAATTCGCAATTTTATCTTTATATTCTTCAATTATTTTTTCCATCTTTTTTTGTAATTTAACCATTTGCTTAAATTTTTTATAGTCAGCATCAAGAGCAACATTTGAAGCCGAATCATCATTTTCATCAATTTGAAAACTTACTTTAAATAATTTTGCACCTAATATAGATATTTTTTCATCTTCTAATTCTAAATTATTATGTTCATTATTACAAAATGTTAACATATCATTTAATTTACTAAATACATACTTAAATTGTTTATCGTCCTGTATATCTAATATAAGTTCCAGTAATTTATTGTGTTCTTCCATAAAATTATCATAGGTAATGTTAGATAACATGTTGTGTATTAACAAAGTATATTGTAAATATATTATAAATTGTCTATATTTCAATTTTATTGTAACGAAGTATATTTATCAAAATAAAATTGAAATTTAAAACTATTGATATTCCATTCAATACTTTAAATTTATTATAGTCTTTACGACATGTCATATTCCACTATTATGATCAATGCACAATTACCTGGCCTATGCTCTGCATTTGACAAACTGTATACGTCAGATTCATTATACAATGATCATAAAGAAGATATTTCTATCGAGGATATTGAACCTTATAGTTTTAGTGGAACAATTGACCTAATTGAATTAAAAAAAGAAGTTCAAAATATTACATCTTGTAAACAGTATGAATACATGCAATCAAAATTAAATATTATTAATTTGTATTACCAAAATAAAATAAATGATATATCACAAAAAAGAAATATTTTAAGGAAAAATTTTGTTGAAATGGTAAATGTTATTAAAATATCAAAGTCAGATAATAGAACACAAAAGCCCATAAATTTACCTACAGAAGAAGATTGTGATATGGTACATGATAAAATATTAGTTTGTGATGATGAAATAATAAATGTAAACAAAATAATAATCCAAATTGTAACATTAAAAAATATGATGGAAATTAATGATTTTTAATTTATTTTATTTCAAATAAAATTGAATTACGAATTTCTTGTTAAACCCATTGGTATATATAAATATTAACGTTGTCAAAGAGATGTGATTCTACCTTGACATCCTTACGATACATGTTACAAAAGAAGAAAACATTTATTAATATTTCATTCAGAACAAAAAAAAATAATCCTATTAAACAAACTACACCAGACAATAATATTTTAGTATCATCTGATGAAACAAATTCTGAGATGTCTAATATATTTTCATCAGTTGATACTGAACCATTATTGTCTGATATTGATGTGAATAACGATAATAAAATATTTAACGATGAATTTTTATCAGAATATGAAAAAATAAAAGAAAATATAAAAAATATCACAACAATTATACAATTTAAGCATATATATAATGAATTAGAACTCATGTATCTATATTGTGAAAATGAAATTAATTATGTCACACATAAAAAAGTAAAATTGGAGAGAAGATTAATTGGTATGAGAGATATAATAAAAATATTTACTATTTGTAGTAAATATTCCGAAAATATTACTTTACAAGATTTAGCATCTATACCTACAGAAAAAGATTGTGACATAATTCAGAATGAAATTTTAATTTGTTATGAAGAATTACATTCAATTAATAAGATGAAAATTAAAATTTTTCTGTTAATTCGAAATATGGAAATAATTAAGATTAGTTTATAATTTTTTTATGATAATTTATTTATAAAAAAAATTGAAATTTTAATGTATTGTAAATCTTTACTAATAATATTATTAACATTTACAAAATGTCACAACTTAAAACATACAAACTAGAACCTACAGGAATTTATTATGTTTTTGGAATTCCTTATGTATTACCGAGATGTCAAGAGTTTACCGAAAAGGGCATTCAATGCAAGGATAAAGCATGTTCAGGCAAACCATATTGTGGAAAATATTATTCAAAAACTTTTTCTGATTCTGAAACATCATCCGAATCACGTTCTAGTGAGCATGATTTAAGTTGTGATAACAATGGTAACCTTGATGGATTTGTTGAATACGGTAACGAACTATCGGAAACAGATTCTTATGATGAAGAAAATGATGAAATATTCAAAAAATCTTCAGAAAAATTATTTAAATCGGCTAACAGTTTTTTGAAACGTAAGTCAGAAAATATTGATCAATGTTCAAAGAAGAAGACACGTTCAGGAAAAATATTCTAATTTATTTATAAAAAAATTGAAACCCAAACATATTGTAGATCCCTATATTTGACATATATAGTGCCCCCACTAAACCCACAAATATTTAACTGTTTGTGAACCCTACAATAAACCAGTACCATAAGAAATGCGTTCACAAACAGTTAGATATTTTAGTTATTCTGATGATGATATACTCTATATAGAATTAAAAAATAATTTTTCAACAACTTGTGGAAAAATACGTGGTGATATGAAAAAAGTTACAACTAAAGAAGAGTGTGACAGTATCTTTACAACATTGAATATTATGGGGTCTTGTTGTCAGAATGAAATAAAATCTATTAGTAATAGAAGAAGTGAATTAATAAAGAAATGTAATAATATTTCTAAAAAAAATTCATCTTCTGAACAAGTAGCTTCCATTAATAAGCCAATCAACAACGATTATAAAGTGTTAAGTGGTAAAATATTCTGTTGTTATAACCAATTGCAAATTATTGGGACAATAAATAAAGAAATAAATGATTTAATTAATGATATGACTGATATTTGTAATACTTTTGATAATTTTATATTGTAATATATTGTAAAAAAATTGAATTATATACATATTATTACACCCTCTAAATTTTGATATTATTGTTCTATAAACATGGCATACAATGGATTTAATTTTGTAATGTTCAATGATATGCCACGTTATGGATTATTCACATTTGGTAACATATCTTACCAGTCACCATTATGTAAGGGTATAACTTTAGATAATGAACTATGCAAAAATCCAATGACACATGGGTCATCATATTGTAAACATCATAATCCAAATCATTATAATTTATCTAATGATAATAATTTATCAATGTTACAATTTTTGAAAGATAATTTAAATAAAAATGTGTTATAAAAAAATTGAAATGTTAACCTATTATTCGACCCACAAATATATTTTATTTATTGCCCCCCAAACCATGACATACGTCCTAATACTTGATATTAGTAATACATATTCATCTAACCCGAACGAAAACTTTTACAAAGCAATCAAAGCTAACAGGGATAATATTGGCAAAATCAAAAATAATAATGATAGTATTTGTCTTTTGGAACTTCATAATTTATCTCGTAAAAATTTAATTGAAAAATTAAAAATAATATCCAACACATTCAGGTCAGATTCAAATTATAACCAAGTGCAAATTTTTATTTTTGTTTCAGGACACGGATACATTACGAGAAATTGCCATGATCATAGGTTATATACAAATCAAATGGATTTTAGTCAAATTAATAATTCACTTATTAATGATAATAATTCTATTAGTGCATTTGAAATAATAAATATTTTTTCTGATAAATTACATGTAAGTATTATTTGGGAACCATGTAGAGTAATTCGTGATAGTTTACCATATAATGCAAAAATTAATGATAATGCAAATGCAATTTTGATTATGTCATGTAATAAAAAATCAGCTTCAGTTGGTGATATAAAATATGGCGGACATTTGTGTTTTGCATTTAGTTCTGTTATGTCACTTGGACTTGAAAATTGGCATTCACATGTAAAAGTTGGTGTCATTTTAAATTGGATATTGGTATCATTTCAATTTAAAATATTTGATCATTCACAAGATAGTACCAAACCAGAATTATGGGTGATTGGAAAGGATGATGATGGAAATTTAATTGAGGAAACTTATAAGGGTATTATTAAAGAAATAACAGCCTTGACAAGACAATAATGTATATGTTTATTTTATAAATTAATATATTTTGTTTATCTATCAGAATTTAATTTATCATTAATGTATTCTGTACTAATTCCTTGTGGTCCTGTAACTCTTGATGCAACATAAAAATCTTTTAATGATGTGACTGATCCATCTGACCATGAAGGCATTACTTCAGAACGTTGAGAAGTAACACAAACAGGTGCTCTTGGTGCAACAGTCGCCCATGCTTCTGGTGGTATAAATGAATAACCATAATCTTCTTGGAAAGTTTTGTAACCACGTGCTATTGGTAAACTATTATAATCATAATTACTATATTCCATTTCAGTCATAATATGTCCATCATTCAAAAAACTTGTATTGATAGATTTATTAATTTGAGATTTTGAACCTGGTACTTGATAAGGTTCAGCTGGAGCTCCAAAATCGACTGCACTTCTTTCTAATGCTTTCTTCCTTTCATTGTTATAATCCTCATAAATTTTTTCAGTTTTAATATCTGCTTTATTACCTTCTTGTAAATAAAATGGTTGAACATTTATATTCATTCCATCAACTTTCATTCCATCACCGTTAGGTAAAGCAACCATATTAAACATTGGATGCATTTGTATAGGTTTTTTATTTTGTTCTTCCATTGGTATTTGTTTTGGTTCAGGAATACTTTGATAAATTTGTGGAGGTGGTGACAACGTAACTGTTGGTGGTACAGTTGGATTTAGTGCGGAATTTACAGCAGGATTATGTGATGCGATTTCCATTTGTTGGACGGTTTCTTGTTTTGGTCCTGTAACTTGAACTGGAATTATATTATGTTTACCTGTATTTATATTTTCTGTTATTCCAGTTGCAAATCCTTCAACCTTGTCACAAACAACATGACATGTAGTATTTTTTTGTGGAATTGAACATGTATCACACGATGGTTCTTCTGTGCTATATGTCATCACTTTATTATAAACAAATTCTAAACTAACACATAATGTTACTAATATTAGGGAAATAAGTAAAGCTTTTGGAGTGTCAATTTTTATATATGGAATATACTTTAATACTAAATAAATTATTATAAATTGTAATGTATACTTTAATAATTTGGTTATTTTTTCCATAGTTGTATATTATATTATAATATAAGATTTTTATAAGGTGTGGTTAAATAGAAAAATTATAATAAATATACTTAAAGACAAGTGATATACATATATTTATAATACAAATCAAATATCCAATCCTTATTGATTACCTCAATAATTTTGCCATTATTTTATGATGGTAAAATTTATTTTCTAAATATAGATTGTATAATAATAATTTTAAAAGACATCAGAAAAATATATTTTTCTGACGTCTGATAGTTCAATGGTAGAACAATCGGTTGTAGCCCGATTGATGGAAGTTCGATTCTTTCTCAGACGATTATAAATAGCATAATATGTTATTTATAAAAAATTGAAATTTTAAAATAATAATAACCTACTATTATACAATTATCATATTTATCATATGGAAGACAAAAATAAATTTACCTTTATATTTGGTCTGAATAACATTTTTCCAATGAATGATCCTAATATTTTTAATTTAGGCTTACGAGGTTTATTTAGAAATAATAAAAATAAGACAACAATGAATAATGACACGATTTTAAATAAAACAGAAGGAATAGTTACAAACCAAAATGCAGAAATACAAGATAATGAAATCATTGTAACAGATTCTAAAATTAATTTAAATAATACAATATCACAAGATGGTGAAGTAATTATTGTAACAGATCAAAATGTATTATATAAAATTAATCCAGATAATACGTTAACTTATCCAGATGGACATAGTGAAACAATTATACCCGCTGATATGTGTGGTAAAAACCCTTTGTCTTGTTTTACTATGACCCCAGGAACATCAAGAAGTAGAAGTCAGCCTGAAAAAATGCGATTTGGAAAAACAAATAATGCAATAGAATTTTATAAAAAAACTATTATTTACAATGGTGATAAAATTGATGAAGTTTTAACAACGCTCATAGTTCCATCTGGGGTTGATATATTTTTTAGCAGCCCATCACTGTCAAATAGTTGTAATAAAAGAGTATCGAAGGCTATTGTCAGGGATCAATACTTAATCGAAAATAATAAAAATATTACTGAATCATGGTCGATATTCGACAGAAGATTTAAATACAAAACTAACAGCGTGATAGTTCCAGGGTTTGTCTTTGATAATTATGGTGAATGGGTGTATGATGGTTATCCAAGTTCCGGTAATGGTATACATGTATATTCTACCAAAAATAAAGCATTAGATCATGACATAGAATAATTTATATTAAAAAATTATAAAAAATAACGTCCATATTTAACTTTAAAACATCTATCGGATAATAATTTTTTATTTTCTTCACTTATAGACGCACTGTCCCTTATATTTAAACTATGACAATTTTTTAAATATTTAACATTTTTATCTTTAATACACCTCGTTTCAAATAAATCTAATGTATGACAATTTTTCAAATATTTAAGATGTTTATTTTTTATATGATTACATCCAAAACATAAAATTTGAATATTACCTAAATATTTTATACTTTTTGTGTTGATTCTACTATCAAATAAATTTAAGGAATAACAATTTTTAAATTTAACTAAAGTTTTATGTTTAAGATATAAGTGTTCATAAATATGAAATGTATGACAATCTTTAAATTTTTTAACATATTTATATAATAACTTATCATTTCTAATATGTGTTAAATCTAAAATTATTGTATGACATTTTACTAATTCATTCATATATGAAATTACAATATTAGCGTCCGTATGTATCCTTAAATTCCTAAAATTATGATTTATCAAACAATATTTCATGTCATTTTCAGTATTTATAGTAAATTTGTCATGGTACCATTCATAATTTTTAATAATATTTTTATGGTAATTTGATATTAATTCTAATGTTACTATCTGTTTAATTGGTAATTCTTTACATATCGTTACAAATATGTCATATATTTGTAATGATTTCATTGTATATTTATTAATATTATTTATAAATTAATCATCAAGTGTAGATATCAATTTTTTAATCAAAATTTTATTACCTATATAAAGACCAAGGCGATGTATATCCATATGATAATTATTAAATAAATATTATTATGGGCAACAATATGGATGTTCATCGCCTGTACAATTTTATAATGTATTCCTTTTATTTATTTATAATAGTTTAATATCCTAAAATATGACCACCTTGTAACCATGTAACATAAACTCCATCCATCATATGTATTGCAACATCTCCAGGATAAGTATCATTCGTATTTGAAACAACCGCATCTCTTTCTAATGATGCGAACAAAATATATTTGTTATTTGTTGATGGATTACCTGGGATAGTATGTATAGCCATACTTATTGTGTCCCTCAAGTCTTTATTATTTTGGTTTGATCCAACAACTGTTATTTTTGTTGTAGTTATTACGTTTGCGGAACTCGCATCTGCATCTGTTGAATTTAAGAACATATCATTACCATTAGTTGTGTATGTATATCTAATTTTCCATTCTATATTACCAGCATTTACGTTATTGCAAACAAAAGCTAAATTAATTTTTATTGGGAATGATGTATCAATTTCAATTGGCATTTTAAAACGAAATCCAATTCTTGATAAAACGCCTGCAGAAAATACATTATTCTTTGGTGATATATTTATCGTTGGTGTAATATATAAATCTTGATCTTCTAATGTGGTATCTGATAAATATGTAAAATTTATTGGGAATTGTTTTACAGACCTTGCATTACCAAAATACTCAATAAACCCATCTGTATTAATTAGTGTAGCATTTGTATGAATTTTAACATATTCTCCAGTTGGTATACTTGATAATACATTTACAACTCTTAACCGTATCCATTTTTTTGAAATTCCATTTAACGTTTTAAGTGCAAATGGGGCGGTGCTCGTCAAACCAAATCTTATATGAAATTTTGATTCAATACTTACAAATGAATTAATATATGTATTACATGGATAGTCGGGATATGTTTGCATTACATAAAATTCGACCCATGTTGTTCCATTCCAGAATTCCCAAATGATATCATTTAATGGCGTTATTGATAATGTTGGTTCAACTATATTAATTTTAAATCCAAAAATATCTATATTAGATCCAAAATATAAACAATTGTCAACATCTACTGATTGAAATAAATTGAATCCATCACTCACAATATTTAAAGCTGAATTAGTATTGTCGATCCATGTACCAACTTCCAAATTATTGTTACTAAAAATTGCAACTCCATTATTAACATATAATCCTTCACCTATTGCTAACTTACTTGGTTCAGTTGGTGAACCAATTTGTGTATCACCTAATATAGACTGATAATATGATCCATATTTAAAAGAAATATATTTAATTGCCATATTTATTTTATTTGGATTATATACTTTTGCGTCATCCATATGACTCGAATGAATTTCTATACTTGCACTACTTGCGATTACCGATAAATCATATGTAATAGAGTCTTGGAAAGCCAATGAATTTGCGCTCAATCTGGTTAAAATTCCAGTATCACCAATTTGAACACCAATATTATTATATCTCATTGCCAACAATGAAATTTCGGCGCTTGCATTATCATTTAAATATAAAGCGGTGCCACTAAACCATACTGAAGTGGTACATAATGATACTTTTGACCCGGTACCAGTACAATAAACGCCATATGTAAACGGATAATAACCGGGAACGCCTACAATATAACACACAGTGGTAATAAATTGCCCACCCCCATGACAATATACAGCTTTTGATAAGGCATGTGATTGCGCGACTATCACAATTTTATCACAATATAAGGTATCTGACATACCAGCACTATCATTACCATTACATTCTATACTTACATTACAATCTATAAAGAAACATTCTCCCACAATACCAATATCGCCTTGTCCCCCACTCAAACTTCCATCGAAATACATACCAACAGCATCAGGACCATATGCACCATATGATGTTATTCCAAATATTTTACACCTTCTACCCATTACTAATAAATTTTGTGTTGGATTTGCAGCAACGATAATTGTGTTAGATACTGAACCTTCTGATATTAGAGTTGAACCATTTGGTAAAACAATTGGATTATCTTCTACATATGTTCCAGGAAATACAACAAATATATTGTTAGGTGTATTATTTGCAAGTATTGCACTTTTAATTGATGTAAAATCTGCTTGAGATGTTGTGGAAATTGTTATCCTTGCCGGATGGTTACCATAATAATTATATTCATTTCCATTTATTACATTTTTCATTATATTATTTTTAAGGTAAGGCACTGAATATTCTAATATAGTCGGAGTATAATTTGATATAATAGAATCAAGTTCTATTTCATCAGGAAGTTCTGAATCAAAAATTAAATGTACATCATCACCTTCAATATTTATATTTGTAAGGATTGGTGAAGTTATAATATCTATAATCTGTTCGAATAATTCGTTTGGAATAATACCATTTGGAAAATTCGTAGTTTTAGAACGTGTATAGATTGACATTATAATATAGTATTATACTTTTTTTAACGAGATAATTCTACTATGAGGGCGATATTATAAAAAGTTACCGTTCCTGTTCCAGTATTATCTTGCATATATATTTGGAGAATATCATTTGTTGTTATTTGTACCAACTTAGTGAAAGAAATAACTGCTGAATTTGAAGATTGTGTTCTTGTTTGGTATACGGAACCAGGATATAATACACCATTTTTGAACAATGCAAAAAAGTATGTACGATTAGATGGCCCTGCATAACTCAGAGTTGCTGATACTGTCGCAATATTTGTTACACCGGATACAAGATATGTTAACCTACCAGTTGCTCCACTAAATGCATTAGTCGCAAAATTCGCATTATTTGATGTAAAATTCCACGTTATACCAGGTCCTACTGCGACATATGTTCCTGCAGGAGAGAGAGATAATGTTGCTGTCGATGTACCATCTCCGAGTGCTTGTATTTCTGCCATGGGAACTGAAATATTAGCACCAGTGGGACCTGTAGGACCGGTTATTCCAGTAGCTCCTGTAGATCCTGTAGTACCAGTTCTTCCGGTCGATCCAGTAAATCCTGTTGATCCTGTAATTCCAGTGGCTCCTGTAGTTCCAGTAGCACCAGTTCTTCCAGTCGAACCAGTAAATCCAGTAGATCCTGTAACCCCTGTAAACCCGGTAATACCTGTCGCTCCCGTGAAGCCTGTAGAACCTGTATTAGCGGCGGTTCCTGCAGGCCCAGTGGACCCAGTAAATCCAGTTGGTCCAGTAACCCCGGTAGATCCAGTATTGGCAGCAGTCCCTGCAGGACCAGTTGCACCTGTAGATCCGGTTGAACCTGTAACACCAGTAGCTCCTGTCGCGCCCGTAGATCCAGTAGAACCTGTAACACCTGTAAATCCGGTTGAACCTGTAAATCCGGTTTGACCTGTAGCTCCAGTAAAACCAGTAACTCCAGTAGATCCCGTTGTCCCAGTTGATCCCGTTTCTCCAGTTGAACCTGTTGGACCTGTTTCTCCAGTTGAACCTGTTTCTCCAGTTGAACCAGTAACGCCAGTAGATCCCGTTTCTCCAGTCGAACCCGTTTCTCCAGTTGAACCAGTAACGCCAGTAGATCCCGTTGTCCCAGTCGATCCCGTTTCTCCAGTTGACCCACCAGGTGCACTGAGTGTAGTTCCGAGTTGTCCCGCCGAATCAATTACAACTACTAATGCATCATCAATATCAGTGGTAATATCTCTAATACCAGCTTGAAAATTTTTAAGATGACCGGTTACTGCAGTTGTATCACCAATACGTATGATGTTATTATCACCAATTATACCATTATTACCTATAAGTATATTTTTAGATTCGGATCCAGTATACGATTGCCCTCCATATGCTCCTAAAACTATATTATTACTACCGGTTAATAAATTGTATAACACCTGGGATCCTAACACACTATTTTCACTACCAATATTATAATAGAGTGAATTAGAACCAATTACTGTGTTATTTGAACCTGAAGTATTTGATACAGATGTATTAGAACCGACTGCAATATTATATGTTCCGGTTGTGTTTTGACCTAAACTATATTGACCTAAACAGGAATTGTGATTACCAGAAATATTGTATGGGAGTGATCCAACTCCAACTGCTGTATTACATACACCATTTATATTCTCAGATAATGAGAAAGCACCGATTGCAGTATTAGCTTCACCGGTAGTATTTTTTCCTAATGCCATAGAACCAATTGCGGTCATATTGAATCCTTGCCAATTAAGAGCTAAAGTATTATAACCAACCGCCGTATTATCACTTGCATTATAATTATAACTTGATGAATTTGATCCAATTGCAACATTACGATCACCGAAAGAAGTAGCATTATGTAGTGCATTCCAGCCAATACCAACATTATCTACCCCACCAGATAATGTACCTGCTTGATATCCTATATAAACATTTTTACCACCAGTATTTCCAAAACCATCAAAACCTGCATTTTCACCAGCACCCTCGCCGATATGAACACATTCAGCTATATCCAATTGTTCAATTTGTCCTTTAACTGTAAATCTTGTTCCAGCTCCAGTATTTCCATTTGTAACTATTAATAATGGTTGTGCATCCAAAGTTCCTATAAAGTTAGTTCCAGATGTAGTTCCAGCATTTCCGGTTCGTGACCATGCATCTAATGATCCGGCACGACCAGTTGCCCCTGTAAAACCTGTCATTCCAGTTGCTCCTGTAGAACCAGTTCCCCCAGTTGTTCCTGTAGAACCAGTTGCTCCTGTAGAACCAGTTCCCCCAGTTGCTCCTGTAGAACCAGTACAACCGGTTGAACCAGTTGCCCCTGTAAAACCAGTTTGTCCAGTAGAACCAGTAGAACCAGTAAAACCTGTAGAACCAGTTGCAGAAGTTGCACCACTTGTGGCGAATATTGCTTGTCCTTGTGCATTAAATGTTATAGTTGGATTTACATAAGTCCCACCTGTTACACCTGTATCATTTAATTTATGAACATGATCAGAACGTGAAAATGATGATGCAGAACCTTGAGAATTTGACGTTCCAATAGATACTGGAACTCCTGTTGCTAATGCATCAGCACCACCTGGTAAATGTCTTGATGCGTGTGAAGTAATATCAACACCATTAAATAAATTATTTCCATTTCCAAAAATATCATTTCCATCAAGGTCAATATCTCCGTTCATTGATGATGTTCCATCTACTCTGAAATATTGAGGATGTGCATCACCAACTGTTAAATTTAATAAAGAATTATGGTCTGCACTCGCAGAAACTCCTTCTGATTTAAATCCAAGTATAGGACGTATATCACGAAATCTATTTGATGCAAGAGTTGAGGAAGGATCAGTATCTGTTACAATAATTGCAGAAATCGGACACATATTTCCAACAAATGATGGAGGTGGTGTCGGTATCGGTCCTTCTTCTGCTAACAATTGACTTGCAAATACTTCTTGGGCATATACCATAAAATATTGTGATGTTCCAGCAAGTGATGTTAAAATGTATAAAGAATGTTTTGCCCATTCACCGGATCCAAGAGCAGTTAATGTTCCAGAATTATCCCAATATAATGGTATTTCTGTAAATGGAACAGTTTCTACTGTATCATTGTAATAACCAATCATTGATATATTATCATCACCATCAGGAGGGTATTCATCAACCGATAAAAAATATGATCCAGAACTAACCATCACTGCACGTTCCGATGAATTTGACCCTGCAGTTGCAATACAACCAGATTTTACAATCGGTCCAAATGCATCACGCAAAATATTATCAAGTTTAGTGGCCAAATTATTTAATACATGTCCAGTTTCTTGTATATAAGTTATATTTCCTCCATATGTTTTTACAGAGCCAATAATAATGGTTTCAGTTTCACTTGGTTCACTGAGTGATGCCACAACAGTCCCATTTGAATTTACATAAATCCAATTAAGAGCATTATTGGTTAATGCTAAACTTGAAACTGAACTCCATGTTACATATTTAAGGTGATTATCGGATAGTAACCCTATAAAAACATATCCACTGCCACCAGCTACCGAAATATTTAATCCTGAAACGGTTGCAATTGTTGGTTGATCATCTATAATACCTGTTGTTGATGCATGTTGTATTTGTGTGGATAAATTGGTAACATCTTCCCATTCATTACCTTGATGAAGTATTCCACCAATAGCTATATCACCAGTTGGATCTGCCAATATGATACCAATATTTGCACCAGATATAACAGATGTTTTGGCAATTGATGCACTTGCATTAATACTACCAATTGCTGTAACACTTAAAATATTAAAATCCATAGTATTATTAAAAAATGTACATGCAGAACAAATAAGATTTGTTATTTCTGCAGATGAATTTATTTTTACAACATTAGAAAACCCTGCTGCAACACAACCTGATAATAAGGTTAATATGGCACCTTCAAATACAAGAATATCGCCAATTGGGGCCAAGAATTGTTGCCATAGTGTAAGACCTTTGATAGAACAAACAATATTTGGAATTCCAGATGCTGGGGATTTGTAAGAATGGATGTTTATTAATTCCGTAAAATTAGAAACGCCAGTCGCTGAAGGATTCCAACTTAAATCTTGTATGACAAATGAAATTTGGTAATTATTAGGTCCAGAATCTTCAACTAAAAATCCAGATGTAAATGGGGCATCTGATGTGATATAAATTTGATAAAATGAAACTAATGCAGGACCATTGGTTGAACCAATATGAATAATATCACCAGACGTATTTAAATTACATGAATCCATATTGAAACCAGATATAGAAAAATTTCCGAGGTATTCAATAAGGTAAGGTGGTGGGGTAGAAAAGTTGGCAAGTGATATTGTCACTTTTTGTATAGATGAATTTGAAGAACCAATGATAAAAGGAACCGAATCGTCGGTTGCTAATAAAAAACATTGAGATGTATCAACACCTTCAATTTTAACATATGGTTTCATTACTAATTGTGGTTCAGAATATATACCCGGACCTATTGAAATTATAAATGTAATTGTTGAAGAATTTAGAGTAATAGCGTTAAGAGCATCATAAACAGAAGTAAAATCTGCACCTTTTGATGCAACAGTTATAATTTGTTGATTCTTATTGGAAATAAAAAATGGGGCACTTAATGGAACTATTGTTTTTAAATATTCGGTATATCCGGATGCAAATCCCGTTGTTGAAGTATTCAAAATGTTAATGTTTGTTGTATTGTCAAAATATGTAATACCGGCCGTAATTATATTTGGAGTACCTCCGTCATTGTCGACCAAAAATCCATTAGTGTAACCAGTTATAGCCATTCCACGTATATCAACACTTCCACTGTTTTTAATACGAATACAATTTCCGGTAGCCCCGGACATTTCTGATGCATGACTTAATAATGATGTATTTTGGCCATCAATAATAATTGTATCATCATTGTGTCCAAAAACAAAAAAATTTTCAATACTCATGATAGTTCCAAAACCTTCTGCACTATTTGTATCTTGACACAATAATGTATATGTTGTTGAATCGGTTGTGTCTACATATTCTAAAAATACAGAGGAATCTTCAGTAGCATCGTCGTCAGTTATACATGATAAAAAACTTGGGCAGTTTTCTACTGTTATTTTATGTAGCAAAACAAATTGCCCACAATTATCACAATTTACCGCTGGATAATCTGGATCTGTAGATGTTATTCCCGCAAACACAAGACCAGACATTGCTTGAAATGTAAATAATGAATATCCAGTTGAAGATGGAGTGAATGTAACACTTTCCATTGATTGACCAATAATATATACATAACTTGGGACAACAATTGCTGTTTCTTCGTATACTCCTACAAAAACATAAATATTATATTTGTTCGTCGATGTTGGCATATCTATACCTGATGTTGGAATTGATGCAATTGCACTTGTGAGCGTCAAAAATTCATTAGGACCAGGATTTTTACGGACATTAAGTGTATTTTTTGCATGTATTTGGTAAAATACATTCGTTGTTCCATCGGACATTATTAATTCACCACTTGATGGTGCTACACTTGGAAAATTAAAAGTATAAGATTCAGATAATGATGTGTCTGCTTGTAATGTAACTATTTCATTATTTGCAGTTAATTGCAATTGCGAAAATCCAGATGAAGTACCAAGTTGGCCTGCCGAATCAATTACAACTATTGATGCATCGTTATTATCAGGAGTTACATCCCTGATACCCGCCTGAAAATTTTTAAGATGGCCTGTCACTGCAGTTGTATCTCCAATACGGATGGTATTGTTATCACCAATTATACCTTTATTATCTATAAGTATATTTTTAGATTCAGAACCAGTATATGATTGTCCTCCAGATGCTCCTAAAACTGTATTATTATTACCAGTTAATAAATTGTATAATGCATTGGATCCTAACACACTATTCTCGCTACCAACATTAGAAAGAAGTGAATACGAACCAACTGTTGTGTTATTAGAACCGGTAGTATTTAATATAGATGCCGCAGAACCGATAGCAACATTATTAGTTCCAGTTGTATTGTATGCTAAAGTATATTGTCCCAAACATGAATTATGACTACCAGAAATATTGGCTGGAAGTGCTCCCATCCCGACTGCTGTATTATATTCTCCAATTATATTCTCAGATAGCGTGTAAGCACCGATCGCAGTATTAGCTTGGCCAGTAGTATTTTTTTGTAATGCCATAGAACCAATTGCGGTTTGTTCATGTCCTTGCCAATTAAGAGCTAAAGTATTATAACCAACTGCCGTATTATCATGCGCACTAAAATTAAAGCTTGATGAATTTGATCCAATTGCAACATTACGTTCACCAAAGGAAGAATTGTTATGCATCGCCCTCCAACCAATACCAACATTATCAACACCACCATATCCAGTACATCCTGACTTATATCCTATATAAACATTTTTACCGCCAGTATTTCCAAAAGCATCAAATCCAGCATTTTCTCCAGCATTTTCTCCAATATGAACACATTCGCTTATTCTCAATTGTTCAATCTGTCCTTTTACTGAAAACCGAGTTCCGGCACCTGTATTACCATTTGTAACTATTAATAGTGGTTGCGCATCTAAAGTTCCTATAAAGTTAGTTCCAGATGTAGTCCCAGCGTTTCCAGTTCGTGACCATGCATCCAATGATCCAGCACGACCAGTAGCTCCTGTGAAACCTGTCATTCCAGTTGCTCCTGTAGAACCAGTTTGCCCAGTTGCTCCTGTAGAACCAGTTTGTCCAGTTGTTCCTGTAGAACCAGTTTCTCCAGTTTGTCCAGTTGCTCCTGTAGAACCAGTTTCTCCAATTTCTCCGGTTGCTCCTGTTGTTCCTGTGGAACCGGTAGATCCTGTAGATCCGGTAGGTCCCGTCATTCCAATTTGCGGGTAAATTTTTTCCCATACTGCGGAATCTGCAGTATTATTTGTACAAATGTAAATATCATTAGCCATTGTTATTACAATAGAACCTATATTATAACCGCTAATTATGTCTGAATATATGGTAGGAGCATCTATAACCGAATAACTGTTTCTGTTAGTCAAGTTAGGATTAACATAATAAACACCAACCCCAGTTACATAATTATAGAGGATAATATTCGTTAAATTTGACAATATATTTACTTGCGATTCTGATAATGGTGAAGAAAATATAACTTCAACATTTTGTGTAGTCACATTGAATGTAGCAGAAGTGTATAGGGAATTTAATTCAAGATCTATAGATAATTTATTATCTAATGTGATAACTTTGTTATTTATATTTACTATATCATCCATGTAAAAATAATACGTTGGCATTCTATATATTACAATATTAAAATTAAAAAAAATAAATTTTCATAGCGAAATATTTACATAACATATTTAAATAATTTTTTAGTAATAAAATTATTTAATGTATTATTTACAAATTTATTTTTGATATGGAGTTCCCGAGCCTGTACCGCAAAGTTGATAATGGAAACTGATCTCTAATAATCCGACCGGCATTGGATAATTGTCAGTTACTGTTACATCCCTGAAAACTCTGCAAATTAATAAACTTGATATTAATTTGTCAGTGCCACTTATTGGCGATGTTCCTATAGCTTGAACATAATGATTATTTCCCATTCCCGCAGTTATAATAGTTTCACCAGTAGTAATTGTTGTATTGTCGAAATTACTATTTATATTTGCCCATGTATATTCTAATCCCCATCTTATAGTTCCTGTTGAACCCGAATTAGTAATAAAATGAACATTTGGTTCTATATCTGTTCCTTCAGCATAAGAATGAGGTAATTGAGCTGTGAAATATAATTCCTGCTCGGTAACATTAGAAAAAAACCATGTAAAGACCCCTTGAGATCCAAAACCATCTGTTTTTAATCTATCAAATGATGGAGAATTTGAGCCTGATGCGGTTGTTGACATAACTGAGACGCGCAATTCATCCCATAATCCTGGTTGATTTTCCCATTTACTATTTGAAGCATTATATTGTAACACGTCTCCAGTACGCGGATATGGACCAGTTGAACCTGTAGACGCACCATTTTGTCCAATAAGAGTTTCAAGTCCTGCAGGACCAGTTGCACCTGTAGAACCTGTGTCTCCAGTTGAACCTGTAGTTCCAGAAGCTTGTGTAGTTCCAAGTTGTCCAGCAGAGTCAATAACAACGAACAGTGTATCATTATTATCTGGTGTAACATCCCTAATACCCCCTTGGAAATTTTTAAGATGGCCAGATCCTGATGTTGTATCTCCGATACGAATAGTTTGATTATCTCCAACTGTACCAGTGTTACCTATAATAATATTATTTGATTCAGAACCAATATATGCAGTTCCTACTGATGATCCTAATGCAATATTTTGGTTACCGGTTAATAAATAGCGTAACGCATCCGTTCCTAATACAGTATTATTACTACCAACATTCAATGAAAGTGTTAAATTACCAATTCCTATATTATTTGATCCAGTAGTATTTGATATAGATGCACTCGAACCAATCCCAATATTATTACTTCCGGTTGTATTGTTTACCAAACTGGATTGTCCCAAACAGGTATTTTCATTACCAGAAATATTATATGCAAATGCTCCAAACCCAACCGTGGTATTAAAATATCCACTTGTATTGGACCATGATGAAAACGCACCAACCGCCACATTGGCATATCCCAATGTATTATTTTCTAAAGCAAAAGCTCCTATGGCAGTTTGTTCAGATCCGTTCCAATTAGATTTTAAACTATTATATCCTACCGCTGTATTATTACTCATTGAAAAATTAAAACTTGATGAATCTGCACCTATCGCTACATTACCCTCACCAACAGAATTATTGTGCATTGCTCTCCAACCAATAGCCGTATTGTTAGTTCCGTCTGTTCCTGTAAATCCTGCTTTATATCCTATATAAACATTTTTACCTGCAGGATTTGTGAGTGCTTGACCTGCATTTTCACCAATATAAACGCTTTCATTTGTTCCTAATGGTTCAATTTGACCTTTGGTTGAAAACCTTGTACCAGCACCTGTATTACCATTTGTCACTATTAATAATGGTTGCGCATCTAAAGTACCTATGAAATTTGTACCAGATGTAGTTCCAGCATTTCCAGTTCGTGACCATGCATCAAGTGAACCAGGCGCACCAGTAGAACCTGTCATACCAGTTGCTCCGGTTGAACCTGTCATACCAGTTGCTCCGGTTGAACCTGTCATACCAGTTGCTCCGGTAGAACCTGTCTCTCCAGTTGCTCCGGTTGAACCTGTCATACCAGTTGCTCCGGTAGAACCTGTCTCTCCAGTTGCTCCGGTAGAACCTGTCTCTCCAGTTGCTCCGGTTGAACCTGTCATACCAGTTGCTCCGGTTGAACCTGTCATACCAGTTGCTCCTGTAGAACCTGTCTCTCCAGTTGCACCTGTAGAACCTGTCTCTCCAGTTGCTCCTGTAGAACCTGTCTCTCCAGTTGCTCCTGTTGAACCTGTCTCTCCAGTTGCTCCTGTTGAACCTGTCTCTCCAGTTGCTCCTGTTGAACCTGTCTCTCCAGTTGCTCCAGTAGAACCTGTCTCTCCAGTTGCTCCAGTAGAACCTGTCATACCAGTTGCTCCAGTAGAACCTGTCTCTCCAGTTGCTCCAGTAGAACCTGTCATACCAGTTGCCCCTGTAGAACCTGTCTCTCCCGTTGCTCCAGTAGAACCTGTCATACCAGTTGCCCCTATAGAACCTGTCTCTCCAGTTGCTCCAGTAGAACCTGTCATACCAGTTGCTCCGGTTGAACCTGTCTCTCCAGTTGCTCCAGTTGCTCCAGTAGCACCAGTAAAACCAGTTGCTCCGGTTGAACCTGTCTCTCCAGTTGCTCCAGTAACACCAGTAAAACCAGTTGCTCCGGTTGAACCTGTCTCTCCGGTTGCTCCTGTAGCACCAGTAAAACCAGTTGCTCCGGTTGCTCCTGTCTCTCCAGTTGCACCAGTAGAACCTGTCTCTCCAGTTGCTCCAGTAGAACCTGTCATACCAGTAGAACCTGTCTCTCCAGTTGCTCCAGTAGAACCTGTCATACCAGTTGCTCCAGTAGAACCTGTCATACCAGTTGCTCCGGTTGAACCTGTCTCTCCAGTTGCTCCGGTTGAACCTGTCATACCAGTTGCCCCTGTAGAACCTGTCTCTCCAGTTGCTCCAGTAGAACCTGTCATACCAGTTGCCCCTGTAGAACCTGTCTCTCCAGTTGCTCCAGTAGAACCTGTCTCTCCAGTTGCTCCAGTAGAACCTGTCTCTCCAGTTGCTCCAGTAGAACCTGTCTCTCCAGTTGCTCCAGTAGAACCTGTC